ACTTTGTTGAAAAGTCGTGGATCTGTTGAAAAGTTGTTGAAAACTTTGTTGAAAACTATTTAATGGTATTAGGTTTGTTGAAAACTTTCGTTATATCGCACGTGGGACTGATAAAATATTTTATCGCATAGCATAATAATATTTTATCAGCAGGGGGGGGGTCGGTTTTTCGTTAGCATACCCCGCCACGTTTTGCAAGTGCAATATACCTAGTTTTTTTTGCACTGATACCCCACGTATTTTATTGCACATTGTAGGGGTAGCAAACTACACTACAAAACGACAAAACCGCAGGTAGATAGGGGTATGGGGGCGTATTAAAACTTTCAGTTCGTTTTTTTTATTGTTGATCCCAGCTATGTGTTTCATCTAAACACAACCGAAAAAAATATCTGACCCACTATAAATTCATCTATATCACTCTAGAAATATATCTACATACCAACAATATGCAACTACATATATGACAATTTATAAACGGCAAGATATACGGTATGACCAGATGGTGATAGATAGACCGTTAATATGCGTATACACAGGATGACGGTCGAAATACATATACGATCTATATTTGCAGACATATAAACATCCAAATAAACACCAATACAACAAAGCGATCTATATTCAAATAAATATGCTATAAGATAAGCTATTGAATTGGTGGCAATTTAAAAGATAAACTGTCGGGCTATATATAAATATAACTACATATTGACTACATAGATATAGAAGCTATTAATATTTGATTTGATGTGTTATTGAGGACAATATAAATAACAAAAAATATACACTTGATATAAAGCTATTTAGCATTAAGATATAATTGGCGATACCGTTGCCTATGCTTCGTATTTAATTAATATGACATTATAATTAGGTAGTATATCTGTATATAGTCAGCATCGTAGATGCTATGATTCTATGTAACAGATATTGTCCTTTCTATATCTGCAATGTTAATTTTTTTATATCTCTGGTATAACTATTTTTTAAAAAGATGTTTGTTGAATAGATAAAACAAATGGGACAAATTTGTGAGTCTTATATATAAGAAATGCAAATTTGTCCCATTATATTCTCACGCCCATATGATATCGTAGATGTCTGTATCGCTATTGTTTTGTCGTAGACATATTTATCTATTTTGTATATATCTATTTTGTTAGGAATGTATAAATTTCCACAAAAAACGTGGACAAGTAGGGGTATAATGGTATAGTTGTCCACAAAAAACGTGGACAAGTCGATTACTTTTCACACTTGTCCACAAAAAACGTGGACAACTTAAAGATTTATCTCGGTTGTCCACGAAAAGTGTGGTATAATTCAAATGTTTTGAACTTGCTTGGAGGTGTCAAATTGTCTGATAATACCTTATATGAATACGATTCAAAGTCTAAGCTTGATGGTAATGACGGTGTTTACTTTCGTATCCCCAAAGCGATTATCGTCAACAGCGATTCAAATGATATGCTTCTCACGACATTTATGTTCTTTGCCGTGAGAAGGGGTCTGGACGATAAGGTGATGTTCAATATCAACTGGATGGTCAAATGGCACGGTAAGAACTCTGATAGGCACAGTCGCGGAATAAACTCCAAGTTTGCATCTGCCGTGAACGACCTTTGCGATCTTGGCTACCTATCTCTTGATGGCGGTATCGAGAATACCAAGATGTGCATTGCCGAATTCAACAACGGAAAAGTGAAGGACGAATGCGATACGGATTACTTCGCCATCGTATATCTTGATGAGTATGAGAAGATTATGGAATATGACACCAAGAGCAAATATGTGAACAACGATATCCTGCTTCGTGTATACGCATACCTTAAGATGAATATACGAAATAGGCCAAATAGGCTATCCAACGAAGATGCATGTCAGGAAAATCCAGTTGAAAGCAGAAGAACAAAGAAGCCAGAGGTCATGAATATGTTCTATCGTGATGAAGCTGAGGAGATTGGTATTTCAGAAAGAGCAATGTCGCAGGCGGTAAAGGTGCTGTATGAACTTGGGCTTCTCTATTATGAACCGCTGCCGAGAGTCAAGGTTGACGGCAAATGGAGAACCAACCACACTCTCGTGTGCAATATGTACAAACGTGAGAACGGCTATCTGATGACTTGCGGTGAGGGCTACTATATGCGCGAGATTTCAAACAAGAAGAAGCTGCTGATGAAGATTGGGATGATATAGAATGCTTGAAAATAATGTAAAAATCTTCTTTACTTTTAACTGATAATGTTATATGCTATGTATTGAAGTTAGGTTTTTTATTTAAGAAGGTGTATCTGATATGAATCTCATCTGCACTCTCATCGTTTGCGGTATCATCTATGCGATCTGCAACTAGTATGTAACGTGGCTTTTGCATTGATAAAGAATCAGGAGGTGGCAACGTGCTCGATAAGCAGATAGACATCTACTCCCTAGACACTGGGAACTTTTATGACAATAGAGAGTCCTCCCTTCACTGGCTTAATCACAAGCTGAGAAGTGAAAGGAACCAACTGCTGAATGGCGCTGTTATCAAAGGCAATGATGGCAAGACAAAGAAAACAATAGTCGGTGTCCGAAACATTGAGTCTAAGTTTGAGTCTTACGGTGTTGACAAAGATGGTCTTGCATCTATTGCTAAGGACGAATATGATTTTTCTTTGTTTGGAGATGATAGCAAAGAGCTGAGTGAGCTTGGTTGCGAGTATCGCCGATTGAAGAATCTGGTATCTCTTAAAAACACAAAGATCAACGAAACTAAGGAAAGGCTACTTACCCTTCTGTCTAATAAGGTTGAATCGAATATTGCGTCAGACGGTAGACACCACACAAGAATGCTTCGTGATAACCAAGTATCAGAGAAGAACATCATTTCTGTATTCGATTCATATTTCACAAGAACCATCGGTGCCAAGCCAGATGAGCTATGCGAAGACTTCATGGTTATTCAGGTCTATTATTTCGATATGATTAAAGACTTGATTTACAATGGTTTCGAATACAATGGCGAGAAGTATATTTACTTCACTTCTTCTGCTGGGCAGATTCGCACAAAGAAATGTGTATTCGTCAAAGAGTCAACTTGGAAAAAGCATGAGAAGACGATTATGTGCGGGTTGACGATTGACGACATCAATGCACATGGCGGTAACAATCCCAATAAGCATCTTGCTTATATGGCGCTTGCAAATTCTGCAACCGATGTATGGAATGAGTTCGACATTGACAAGACTATCGTTATCGATGATTTTGAGACTGATGTTATTGGTACATATGATTTAATTGACGATGCGGACTACTCCATCAAGAGGATAACTGGCAATGTGCCTATCCCCCATACTGATGGAGCGGGAATGATGTTGCCTTGTCTTGGTAGAAATCGTATGGTTAGGCTACCGTGGGTAAAGGGTCTTCTTGGCGCTTTTGATTTTAAGAAGTTCATCGAAGTGAATGAATGCTCTCCTGTTATCAAGGATATATATGGCAAAGAACATAACATCGTTGATGAGGATATTCAAATTATCTTTACCAAATCTCAGTTTAAGATGAACAAATATTATGAATCTTGGGATCAATATAAGGAGATGTTCAAGAGATATGGGTGTACAGCTGGCGTAACTAATGTCGAGGAAGAGCGCATCAAAGACGCTACTATCAATTATCAGATGCTTCAGACATTGACTGATGTTACCGATGATGAGCTTGCAGATATTGCCTACCAGTCAACAAATAAGCTTGAGAATTTATGCGGTTCCGTTGAGAGTATCAAGGATGTGTTCGGTGCAACGCCGTATAATACAAATAAGACCGCTTTTCAAAAGGCTATCGACCTTTACCCAGCTTTGTTGAATGATGAATATGCAAAGTCTCAGTTGAGAGATATCAAAGATAGCATGGTCAAAAGGTTCAAGGCCGGAAAGCTGAAGGTTCATGGCAAGTATACATTTTTACTTCCAGACTTCTATGCCGCTTGCGAGCATTGGTTTATGGGTAAAGATAATCCTGACGGCCTGCTTGAAGACGGAGAGGTGTTCTGTTGGTTGTTTAGAAAAGATGAAAAGCTTGATTGCCTTCGCTCTCCTCATCTTTTCATGGAACATGCTATTAGAAAAAATGTTGCCTGCTATGCGTATGGAGATAAAAAGAATAGTGTTAGAGAGTGGTTTGGCACAGATGCCGTATACACAAGCTGCAAGGACATGATTAGTAAGATTCTTCAATTTGATGTTGATGGGGACAAATCGTTAGTTGTTGCAGATAAGACTCTTATTGCAGTTGCGGAAAGAAATCTTAAGAAGTTTGACATTGTGCCGCTTTACTACAATATGCGAAAAGCTGAGCCAGTACATCTTGATAACGCTGCAATCTACGGTGGACTTCATGCTGCATTTGTTGGTGGAAATATCGGAATCTACAGCAATAACATCTCTAAGATTTGGAACAGCGAGGTGTTCATATCTGGTACAGACGAAGATAAGAGACGTGCAATTGATGTAATTAGACTTCTTTGCATGGAGAATAATTTTGTAATCGACTATGCTAAAACGTTGTATAAACCAGAAAGACCAGATTACGAAAAGGAGCTGATAACTGGTTTTACTAAAGACCCTCTCCCTCATTTCTTTGTATATGCGAAGGATAAAAAGCTGCATCAGGTATCTGATATCAACAACAGTCTCGTCAATAAGCTTAATGACATTATTCCGAATCCTAGAATCAATTGCAGAAAGCTTGGCCTTGATAAGATTGATTATGCACTTATGATGAGAGATGTTAGAACGGAATGCAGGATATCGTTTACAGACAGAGGTAAGATTATCAAGGAAGAAACCGATCCGTTGATTGTTAAGTATTGTGAACTGAATAAGAAGTATCAGTTTGCATTGAACGATGCGGTTAAGGGTTTTTCTTCTGACGATATGTCAAAATCTAAGATGCGCCGCGATTTAAAGTATAGAAAGATTTCTAAGGAGATATATGAAGAGCTTTCTTCGTTTGGATACGATGATTTTAAGATTGTCGATATTCTCGTGAAGTTTCTTTACGGTATCAAGGGTGGCAAAAATAAGATGGCTCTTTGGCTGTGTTATGGAGATATCGTTTATGATAATCTTTCTCGTAATGTAAAGCGAGAGACGCGAGACGTGCAATGCGTGGACTGTGGAGAATGGTTTGAAGTCAGTATCAAGGATACAAAAACATGTAGATGTTATGAATGTACGCAAGAGCACAAGCGCGAACTTGCCAGATTAAGAAAGAAAAAACAGCGCGAAACTCAAAAGTCACGCGACCAGAATATTTAAACATATAACATACTATTAAGGTTATATGTTTAAATTTACTGATTTTTAAAATACATAGATTTAGTGTCATTTGGAAATTTTGAAATCTCGCTATATGGAGGACATATATATTTCAAGACTTTTTTCAAAATTGCCAACTACACCAATTAAGTATGAAGGAGAAGATTAATGGCTAAGAATGATGACAAAAAGGTTACATATACGAAAGATATGCTAATTAAGGCCGTTGCCAAGGATTGTAGAATCGATAAGAATACGGTTAAGGGTGTATATGAATCTCTTGAAGAGAACGTTTCAGACGCTTTGTCTCTAGCAAATGAAGATAGAAATATTTCTGTTAGGCTGTTTGAGGGTATCGTATTAAACGGAGTATATGTTCCATCTCATGAGAAGGTTAATAATCTTACGGGAGAGACAATTGTGACGAAGAGCAAGATTGTTCCAAAGGCTCACATCACAAGAACATATTGCGATAAGATTAGCTCTCGTAAGTAAATAATCGTTATATACGCAGCTAGTTGGCTGAATATATAAATGCGAAGATTGCTCTTCGCGTATTTTTCTTGCATTCATATTTCTACACCTTTCTTTGTTGTTGCTGTGACTTCCTTTTTGGTTGTCACAGCAACGAATAATTTATGCCGTGTATGTTATGCAAGATAACAATTAAATATTGATATAACTCAGACTGGGTGGCCTTAGCCACCCTTCTTTGTTTTTGTTCTGGGTGAAATTAGTTCAATGCAGAACATCCAATAGTGTATGAAGTAAAAGTTTGGAAGATATTTGTGAAAATCAAATATTTCACCATCATCTTGTTTTGTTACTGCAAGATGAAAAATATGAGGAGGTGCCATACGTGAATTTACATAAAGGCGAATCTGAAAATCTAGAACAATATATTTGGAGACTTGGGCAAGCCAAGGAATCTGGAATTATAGATATGAATTGGGACGAACTGGCCGATATCATTAACAAGGAAATCGGCAATGAAGATATGCCTTATACTTCCTCGGCATTTAGAAAACCATATCAGCAGGCAAAAAAGTTTTATGATGCTGGTGTGTTTAATAAATATGACAATGATGAATATCTAAAAGAATTGCAATCTCAAAAACAAGAACTTGAGAAGCAGCAAGTTAAGGTTCGTGATGAGCGCAATGAACTTCGTAGGATGATTCGTGAACAGGCGCGAAAAGAAAGCTACAAAGAGCAAATCATAAGAAGCATTTCTGAAAGCGACTGTCACCCACTTTTTTATGATGAAGACAAGAAGTTCACTGGCTCTTTAAAGTCGGATAATGATATCGTATGCACTTTCTTTGATGTGCATACTGGTATTGAAGTAGATAATTATTTCAATAAGTTTAATAACGATATTTTGCGAGATAGAATTAATCAATATCTTGATAAGATTTTTGAAGTTCAGTTACGTCACGGTTCAGAGAACATCTATGTCATTCTAAGCGAACTCATCTCTGGCTTCATTCATAATACTATTAGAATTGAAAATAATCAGAACATCATTGAGCAGTTTTTAACTGTTACAGATTATCTGTCTCAGTTCTTAACAGAGTTAAGTTATAGATTTAATACTGTAAATGTGTATGTAAGCATGGGCAATCACTCCCGTCTTTCTCAGAATAAAGATGAGAATTTGCGTGGAGAAAATATGGACTTGCTTGCTATCCCCTATCTCAGTGCAAAGCTACAGAATTTTAAAAATGTAGTATTTCACGAAAACGATATTGAATGCAGCATTGCTATATTCAATGTTCGCGGACAGATGATATATGGGGTGCATGGTGATCGCGATAATCTAAACAACATGGTTCAGAAGCTAACTATGTTTACTGGTAGAAAGCCAGATATTATTTATTGTGGTCATAGACATACGAATGCAATGGTTACATCTTATGATACAAAGGTTCTTCAGGCTGGTACGTTTGCTGGTGGCGGAGATGAATATTGCTTAGATAAAAGGCTTAGAAACAAGCCAGAGCAGTTGATTTCCGTGATAACAGAAGATGGGCTTGATTGTATTTACGATATTAAATTTAAATAGTTTGTTTGAAGAAAGGTGGTGTAGTGTCGTATGGCGGGAAGAACAGCTAGAAAAAATGATGACTCCACTTCGACACTGCATTGTGCTTGTTGTGGTAAGGAGCTTAAGTCAAAAGATTTTTATAAATCAAATAGTGACTTATATGCTTCATATGGAAAGATGCCGTGGTGCAAAGAATGCATTAATAAAATTTATTATAATTATTTAAACGTATATAAAACCAACGGATATGCAAACCCAGAAAAAAAGGCCGTTGAGCGAATATGCATGTTTTTAGATGTATATTTTTGCGATGATGCATATAATGCCACTGTTAAAAGAATGGAAGATGGCGATTTAACATGCTCTCTCATATCTTCTTATATCTCGATTTCACCACTTAGACAGTACAGAGGTGGTTATGATAGAACGTTAGAAGAAAGATATAATGAAGCAAAGTTTAATAATAAGCCCATATCTATATATTCAGATGACGATTCTGATATGAACGAAACCATAGACAAGGCGATAAAATTATTTGGCAATGGTTTCGATAATGATGATTATATCTTTCTTTACAATGAATATTGTGACTGGACTACTAGACACGAGTGCAATACAAAAGCCCAAGAAGAGGTTTTTAAGCAACTGTGTTTTAATCAGCTTGAGTTGTTAAAGGCGACCAGGGCAAAGCAGGATACAAAGGATTTGACGGCTACATTCCAGAAGCTTCTTGACACAGCTAAATTGCAGCCGAAACAAAATTCTGGTGATGCCACATCTGATAGCCAAACATTTGGCACACTTATTGATAAGTGGGAAAACACAAGGCCGATTCCAGAGCCAGAAGGTGATTTGAAAGATGTTGATAAAATAGGTCTTTACATTGACACATTTTTTCGTGGACATCTTGCAAAGATGATGGGTTTAAAGAACGGGCTTTCAAAACTCTATGACAGATTTATGAAAAAGTATACCGTTGAAAAGCCAGAGTATGACGATGATGAAGACAACGAAGCTTTGTTTGATGCCATTTTTGGTGACACCGTTATGGATGATGATTAGGCGGTGTTCATATGACGAATAAAGTTAATAGAAAAAAATCAGAAAAAGAGATTGCTAACGAAAAATCAGAACGCATTATGAATGGCATTGCAGTGTGGGCTGGTTTTTACAGGGCTAATCCCCATCGCTTTGTTGTTGATTATTTAAATATTAAATTAAAACTATTTCAAAAGATATTGCTGTACGCGATGATGCATAACAATTTTTTCATGTACATTGCCGCGCGTGGACAGGGTGAACTGTCTTGCCCTGTATAAATCGGGTAAAATCGGTGAAGTCTAAAATTGTTTTAACCAGAAGATAGATTTGGAAGTCATGAGCCAAATTGATAAGAGCGGATTCGAACACCGCTCTTCTTCTGTTTAATATAAATGTTCGTCCTTTGTTCGGAGGATAAAAATGACAAAAAGACTAGATATTGAACATGTTAGAAATCTTGTACATGAGATAGCTGGATACACGCTGTTAGATAATGTATATACTAATAATAATACGAAGATGACGGCAGTTGATAAAGATGGCTATAAATATTATTTTACACTATCTAATTTAAAATACGCTAAGTCTGCTAGAATGGTAGACAAGTCAAATCCATATTCAATAGATAATATTAAATTGTGGTTGAAAAATCACGGTATACCGTATGAACTTTTGTCAACAGAATATAACGGCAATGGTTCAAAAAATAGAAATAAACAATTGTTGAAGTTACGATGTGATAATGGTCATATTTTTTATAGAACGTGGAATGATATTAGAACAGATGGTGTTAGATGTGAAGATTGTGCGAGAAGATATGTGAACAAAGAACAGTTTTTATCTTTTATTTCCGATAAATATGGAGACGAATACGAAATAATTGGTGAATATGTTAATAGTCAAACTAAAATACAAATAAAGCATAATAAGTGCGGAAATGTTTTCTATGCTACGCCAAATTCATTGGCTAATGGGCATGGTTGTCCAAATTCTTCTTGCTGTAAAAAGCATGGAGAAGATCATTACAGATATAATAAAAATTTATCTGATGAGGAAAGATATTCTGATAGAAAGTCTAAAAAAGAATATCGTGATTGGCGGTCTTCTGTGTATGCCGCTTATAATTTTACATGTGATATTTGTGGGCATAAATCTTCAAAAGACAATAAAATTGTTGCACATCATATAGAATCATATGATGCAAATGAAGATTTAAGATATGATATTTCAAATGGCGTTGCGCTATGTGAATCATGTCACAGAGACTTTCATCATAAGTTTGGATATGGACATAATACAAGAAAACAATATGAACAATATAAAGACAATTATGATAATACCGAGGTAATCCATCAGATTGCGTAAGGCTGGTGGACACCGTAGAGCGTACTAGGTGAATAAATATAATCCTAGCAAGAGTACCCGACAATTTATTTATAAATTGAAAATGTACGCCAAACTGGATTGGAATAAACCAATCGATGTAAATGGAGGAAACTCCCAGAGCAACAGATAAAAAACTGTTGGATAATAATGATTTTGAAGACATGGTTAACCGCCTTGTTTTGCGTTGTTAGATGCATCCTTTTTCCCAAGACAAAAATATGCATTGCATCTGCGACAAGGCCGCAGGCGAATGAGGTTTTGTTGAAGATTACAGATGATTTTATGAAGAACTATGGTTTTGGATCTGAAAATCTTAGACGAGAAATTACATATGCTGCCGTTGGCGCAAATAAAGCTGTGATTGATTTTGCAAATGGCTCATGGATTAGGGTTGTTACCGCTTCTGATTCTGGTCGTGGTGCTCGTGCTAATATTTTGTTAGTCGATGAGTTTAGAATGGTTGACCTAGATACTATTAACACGGTATTGAGACGATTCCTTACAGCTCCAAGACAGCCGAATTATTTAAATAATCCAAAATACGCACATCTTCTAGAACGAAATAAAGAGTTCTATATGAGTTCGGCGTGGTATAAAAACCACTGGTCTTTTGAAAAGGCGAAGGCTTATACGGTAAATATGCTTGATGATACTAAGAAGTATTTTATCTGCGGACTCCCATATCAGGTTTCTGTGAAAGAAGGTTTGTTATCTCGTGAACAAATCGAAGATGAGATGTCTGAAACCGACTTTGATGAAGTCAAGTGGAGTATGGAGATGGATTGTTTATTCTTCGGTGATACTGAAGGCGCTTTCTTCTCATTTGATGACATCGGATGCAGAAGAACTTTGCAAACAGCAGTCTACCCTCCTTCGTTTATAAACAATAAGACATATAAGATACCAGAATTGGCTACAAATGAAAGACGCATCATGTCTGTAGATGTTGCACTTATGGCTTCTAATAAACATAGAAATGATGCCAGTGCAATTATAATCAATAGCGCAATTCCTACAAATAATAATAATTATGTGTCTAATATCATATATCTTGAGAACCATGAGGGGCTTAATACAGATGAACTGGCGCTTGTGATTCGTAGATTATTTAGACTATATAAATGCACCGACCTTGTGGTCGATACGAATGGCAGCGGTCTGGGCGTATTTGATGCTCTTATCAGAGATATGGTAGACCCAGAAACAGGCGAGCTATATGGCGCTCTGTCTTGTTGCAATGATAAAGATATGGCGGCTAGATGTAAAGTAGCTAATGCGCCAGAAGTTATTTGGTCTATCAAAGCAAATGCTTCTTTTAACAATGAGATTTGTATTTTGCTTAGAAGCGGATTTAAACAGGGTAAGATTAATCTTCTTGTTTCTGAGTTTGAAGCAGAAGAAATCTTAAAAGACAAAATAAAAGGCTATGCAAAGATGCAGCCTTTTGAGCAATTACAATACAAGATGCCGTATATACAAACGACATTATTGATATACGAGCTTACAAAGCTTGAGCACGAGATAAAGGGAACTAATATCAAAATTATAGAAAAGACTGGTATGAGAAAAGACCGCTACAGTTCATTGGCATATAATTATTGGGTTCAGTGTCAGCTTGAGCGGGAAATTCTTCAAAAGCCGCAGGTTTCTTTTGATATTAAATCCTATGCAAAACAAATGAAAAAGTTAAACAAAAGACCAAATATGTACTAATGGTTTTATGCGCATATTAAGGAGGTGAATCGGTTTAATGGCTAATGATAAACTAGATTCTGAATATGCGTCTGAATATACAAAAGAAGATTATCTTCGTGACGAAGAATCATTTAAGAAATCAGAAAAAGATGGAAAAGTTGATTGGAGCGCATTTAGCAGATTGATGCGCAACGACTTGTTTCTAAATACAGAGATTCTTGAAACTGGATGTATTGGCGATATTAAATTAAGCGATATTGATACCGCAATCAAACATCCGAAAAAATATTGGCGTTTGCTTCTTGATGCATCGTCTTACCTCATGCGTGTATCCCCGCACTATTATAGACTGAATAGCCTTTATAGCAATATGGCTCTATTCTGTTGGTGGGTTGATTTATATGATGTCCAGAATACCGCAAAGACAGATACGATTAAGAAACAATATTCTAAGCTTGCGGCAAAGCTCGAAGATATGAATTTAAAACATGAGTTTGCAAAAATAATGAGATATCTACCGTATCAAGATATTTATTGCGGACTTGTTGTTGAAAGTTCGACAGATTTCTTCTTTCTTAAGATAGATTATAGGATATGTCAGCTATATCAGGTTCAAGATGGTTTATATAATTTTAAAATTGACCTTGGCAAGATAAAGCAAAGTGAGTTAGCTGCGTATCCAGATTATGTACAGCAAGCTTATCTGGATTATATTGATGGCAAGGCATCTTTTTGGTATAAGCCGCCAGCAGATAAGCAGATTTGCATTAAGCTGAATAGTCAATGGACATATCCATATCCAATGCTCATAGGAATGATTAAGGACATTATAGATCTTGATACTTATAAGAAGTTAAAGTTGCAGTCTGCTAGAACCGATAACTATAAGGCGATTGCGGTTAAAGTTCCTATTGATGAGACTACGGTAGATAAGCCACTCCTTACCCCTGAAACGCTTAGTGTGTTTGCTGAAATTAACAGAGAGAGTATGAACGATGATATTGGACTGATTCATACTCTTGGTTCAGATGGTGAAGCAATAAGCTTTAAGGATTCTAGCAACACAAGAAATAATGTTTCTGATGCAATTGATGAGCTTTATAATTCATCTGGCGAGTCTAAAGAGTTGTTTAACGGTTCGTCTTCTGGTACGGCTGTAACAATGTCCGTTGAGAACGATGCTGGTTTCGTATACGGAGTATACAGACAGCTTGAGCGATGGACTAATAGATATATAAAGCTTAGAAATTATAATAAAAAAGCTTTCAAATTTTATTTTTATCTTCTTGATATAACTATCTTTAACAGAGATAACGTAAGCAAGAGATATAAGGACGCTGTAACGCTTGGCGTGTCTTGTATCGATAAATGGCTTGCATCTCTTGATATGACTCCTTCTAGAACGTTGGGGTCTTTTATTTTGCATAATGATATCTTTGATTTCCATAATAACTTTGTTCCTCTTGCTACCTCCTATACTGAACCTGCTCAGGTTACAGAGAAAGAGGTTGGTAGACCAACCGCAGAAGATCGCGGTGAAACGCTTGACGTTGAAGGCGAAAAGACGCGCGATGGCGAGAAGAATGATAGATAATGCGAGGTGTTTGATATGCGAGAAGAATTTAATTGCAAAGGTAAGCACTTAGCGCTATATCTTATGAGACATGGTTCCAAGCTCATAAGAATAGAACGTGTTGATGGATTTATCGTTTATGTTTTTGATAATGATGAGTCTATTGAATCAAATATTGAAAAATGGAAGTCTGATAAAAGAAGATGTCTATTTTAACCGATAGTTGTTTCTGGGGGTAATAATTTATGGATAATAAATTTAACTCACTGCATTCAACATTCTCCGTTAACGGAGAAGTATCGGATGATGATACTAGATTTTTAAATATCACAATAGATGTATTGCATACTGGTGAGAATTTAAATAAAAGCTTTTTCTCCAAAGAAGTTGTCGATGACTGTATCGACTCAATAAAGAACACCCCTGTTCTTGGGTTTATCAAATATGATAAGTTCGCTCAGGAAGCAGACTTCAAGGGACATGAGTATGTGCTTACAAGAACCGAAGACGGTATCGAGGATAAGTACGTTGGCTCTGCGTATGGCGTAATTCCAGAGTCCTGTAATCCAAGATGGTTTACGAAGATGTGTTCTGATGGGGTTGAGCGAGAATTCTTACAGGTCGATGCGTTGCTGTGGGAAAAATTTAGTGACTCTACCGATATTGTTGAGCGCGATGGTGAAAAGGCTCAGTCTATGGAGCTTGCCGTCTCGTCTGTCGAAGGCGATGAAGATGAAGACGGTATATTTCACTTTGAAAAGTTTAAATTTGACGGGTGCTGTATGCTTGGCGATTCAGTTGAACCAGCTATGGTGGATGCAAACGTTAAAGTAAAAGACGTTCAGTTTGCTTCTGATGATTTTGTAAAAGAAATTCAAAGTGAATTAAATGAAAAATTTACTAAATTTACCAAGTTAGTAAAAGATAAAGATGAACAAGGAGGTGTCAGAAATATGTCCAATCCTGATACTGATTTTGCACAGACTGTACTTCAGCAGTTTAATGATGTAGCCGATAGTGTTCGTGAGTTTGCTACGATGAAGGACTATTGGGGCGAAGACGTACCTCGTTTCTCTGCTGTTGACATTCAGGGTGATGAGGTAATTGCTGTCGATAAGCAGGATAATTATCATTATGTCGGTTTCAAGTTTACCGTTGACGGTGATAGTCCCAAGATTGATTTTGATAGCATGATTCGCAAGAAGGTTACTTATTCTGACTATGAGGATGGCGCTGTTGCGCCAGAGGGCGCATTTGATTTTGGTAAGCATATTGCTGATTTCGAGGAAGCTGCCGCTGCTAAAATCGCCGATGCCGAAGCTCAGGCTGCTGTTGAGTCAGATGAGAAGGCTAAGATTGAGTCTGAGTTCAGTGCTGTTAAGGCCGAGCTTGAAGAGATTAAGCCTAAGTATGATGAGTTTGTAGCTGCCGATGAGAAGCGTAAGGCTGATGAGCTTGATGCTCAGAAGAACGCTAAGTTCGCTGAGTATGAGGATGTTCTTGCCGAGAATGCTGATTTTGCTGCTATTAAGGAAAAGAAGGACGAGCTTTCTGTCGATGAGATTGAGAAGGAATGCGCAGTTCTTTACGTAAAGGTTAATCGCAAGAATAACTTCAGCAAGCAGGATTCTAGCGCTGCTGTTGCTGGTGTCCTCGATGACGGGGATGATAATGATTCGAATTGCTGGATGTCCAAGAAGTACGGCGCAATTCATATCAATCGATAAATTTTAATTAACTATTGAGGAGGACTCAAATGGCTAAGTATACAGTGTTTGAGAGCACTAACATGAAGTCCAGCCGCTTTGCAGAGCGTATCTTTGACGCAGTTGCGGAAGAGGACATTGAGAATGGCACCTTTGGTTATCTTGGTGAGCAGGAAGAGGAGGGTAGCCACGTCTATAAGTTCAAGAAGGGCTTTAAGGCTGGCGAGACTGTAGTTGTCGCCGACCAGCCTGCGTGGAAGGAAGACTATCGCCGTACCGCTGATATGCGCCGCGATAAGTTTGTTATTCCTGCTGGCACCCGTTTCCGTGTTCGCGTTGTGGCTAAGAACGATGAGTTCGCTATCACCATTGAGGGCGTTACCACCACTACCCGCGATAAGATGAAGATTGGCGCTCACCTTACCATTGATGAGACTACTGGTAAGCTTGTAGCTGCCGAGACTGCCGCAGAGGGTAGTCCTGTTATGGAAGCCGTTGTTGAGCGTAAGCGTATCGTTGGCGGCACTCTTGCCACGGCTGCGCACAACTACGGTTATGCAAATGAAATGTTCACAGCCCGTGTCAAGGTTCTGGGCTAACTTATTTAAGGAGGATATAGACTATGCATAAGTATGATTTTAGCAATGATGAGCAGAAGGTCTACAATCTCGCCCTTGACCTTGCACGCAATGATTTCTCTCTTGACGGCGAGGTAAAGAAGCGCGACCTAGAGGACGCTCTTCGTAACACTATTAACAATGACATCCTTAAGGGCAAGACTCTTTATCAGGCTTATCGCCGCAACAAGACTGTCCTTTTCGAGATTATCGAGGAGATTGTCACAACTACTATTGGCGAGAACATTCTTGACTCTCCATTCATCAATGAGTTTGTTGAGGTAAAGAATCGCGCTCTTGGTGACAACACTGCTTTCTATGCTGAGGGCGGTATGCTATCAGTGGCTTCTTTCGCTGGTAATCATTGGGACACCAACCGTCAGTCCATTGACCTTGGTGAAGAGTTTACGCTCCCGAAGGAGTGGTATTACATCCACGTCTATGACGAGCTTGAGCGCTTCCTTCTTGGTGTAGCTTCTCTCGACAAGCTTGTCGATAAGGTCTATAAGGCTATTAGCAAGTACATGTCTGACCGTATTTACGCTCAGTTCCAGAATGTTGCCAACTCCGTCCCTGCCGAGTTCACTAAGAGCGGCAACACCGAGGAAGCTCTTGGCGACCTTTGCGATTTGGTTCAGGCCGCTGGTGGTTATGGTTCTCTAACCATTGCTGGCACCAAGGCTGCTCTCCGCAAGCTTGTTAATGTTGTCCCCGATAAGACCTTTGCCGATTCTCAGAAGGAAGCTAAGGCTTCTACTGGCACCATCGGCGAGTGGGAGGGCAACAAGCTCATGGTTATCCCTCAGACCCTTAAGTCTGGTACTTTTGAGTTTGCCCTAAGCAAGAATCAGATTTTCGTTATGGGCGCTGACGTTAAGCCAATTAAGCTTGAGTTCATCGGCGATACCCGTACTGTCGAGTATGGTTCTCAGCAGACTAACGACCTTACCGAAGGCCTACAGATTCAGACCCAGATTGGCATGGGTATGCTTCTACCTCCCTATTTTGGCGTTTTTAACTTCGCCTAATAATTGGGTTATATATAGTTTGAATATTGTTTAAAGAAAGGTGGTTTGGTTATGGCTCGCACTGCAAAGTCTACCAATGCCGAACCCGTTGTTGACGCGGCTACTGTGGATGATTCTACCGTAGCCGCCGTTAATTCGGTGGAAGAAAATATGAATGATGAAACTGCAACTGCCGTCACGAAGCGTACTTCTAGACGCAAGAATACGCGACAGTCTGCTGATGTTGAGGACACTCTTTCTGATTCTGATATGATTGAGGTCGAGTCTCTTATTCCAAACGTGGTTTATGAGGACAGTCGTACTGGCAATTATTATGAGTGGTCAGAGATTGGTCATTGCGAGGATATGACTTTCGATGAGGTTAAGAACATGCATCGAAAGCATAAGACGTATTTCAATGACATGTGGTTAAAGCCACTTGATGAACGTGTTATCAAGAAGCTTGGTCTTTCCCGTACTTATGATAAGTATAATTTCCTTGTTGATGAATCTAATTATACTAACGATAATATCGATGAGGTGCTTGATGGCCTTTCATCTGCTCCTGCCAGTCTAAAGATTGCCATTGTAAATCGTATCAAAGATATGGTTGCAGATGGCACTGTTTCAGACATCAAGGTTGTTAGAAAGCTTGAGAAGCGACTTGACATCGATTTGATTTCTTTCCTTTAAAGAATGGGATTGGTGAGTAATCATGCCGACTCCATATGAGAAAATATATGAAAATCTTTTGCCGAAGTTTCGCAGTTATGAAATCCCTATGATGACTGTTGAAGAGGTAAAGGAGAATTTGCATGATTATCTCGTTCCCGCTATTGCGAGATTTCATGTTTGCAGAAAAGATTTAAATGATAGGGATGATATTGTAGAGCGTTTTAATTGCAATTTATCAGATATGGAAATTGAGATTTTTAGCAATTATATGCTCTTGGAATATATTGATTCTACTTACATTAGAACGTCCACCTTGCTTAAGGTTAATCTGAGTTCGACAGATTTTAATGCATTTAGTCCCGCCAACATGCTCGATAAGCTAATGGCGATGCATAAAACATATCTCGCTGAAAATGAAGCGCTACTATCTCGTTATGCGTGGCTTGGTCTTAAAGAAGATAACTCTTTAATGTCCACTGGGTACAAAAAGAAAAAACAACTCTTTGACTACTCCATGCTTTAGAAAGGCGGTGTATCGCAGTGAGATGTTTAGACAGATTCAATCGTAAGATGGCTCTTAGTGGCAGTTCTATACGAAATGAAGTTATTAAGAACAGTCAAGAGTTGCTGAAAGAAACATTCGCTGACGATCCATCGTTTGCAACGGGTATATACTTTTGGCAACCAAGTACGCATTCTTATGCAGACTCAAGTGAGTTGCCTATTAGATTATATGGTAGGTCGTTTTCTAATGCCAATGGCGTTGTTGTTAAGTTCCAGACATTAATTGATAACCCAATTGTTGTCGGTGATATGCTATATGATTCAACTGATGACGAGTATTTGCTATGCACAGAGTCATTCAATGTAGATGGCGTGCATTGGAAAGGCAAGTTCAGTTTATGTAATTGGACGTTAAAATGGCAAAACAAGAATGGTGATATTCTTGAATATCCATGCGTAGACATCAACTCTACTCAGTATAACTCTGGTGAACAGGCAAGCTCTAAAATGACAATTGGCTCTTCTCAGCACATTGCTACGCTGCCGTATGACGAGAATACAATTGCTATTAAGTCTCCGCAGAGATTCTTCTTGGACAGAGATACTGAAACGCCAACATCATTTATCGTTACGCAGAATGATAATACCAGCATGTTCTTTGGCAAAAAGGGTCTTGTAAAAATCACTATGCTTGAATGCGAGCGTAATAATGATACAGATAGGCCAGATTTGGGTATCTGTGATTATTTTGAAAAAGACGATTTAAAGACTAACAACGCTGATGAAAAGAAAGCTGTAAAGTCTGTTATCTCATATAAGACTACAACCATTAAGTCTGGTGGTAGTAGGCAGAAATTCGTTGGAACGTTTGTTGATGAAAAGGGCGAAGAGATTGATGATATTTCTACGAATTGGGAAATCATATGTGATTTTGCCGATTCACTTATTGTCAATGAGGACGGCAATTCTCTTACGATAGGCGTTGACGATGACTCTTTGATAGGTGAAGAATTTAAACTTACGCTATCAGATGAGTCTGGTAATTATAAGTCTTCTATTATTATTCAGATAGGATCGTTGTTGTAATGGCTAATAGTTCAATAATTGGTAGAGCGAAAAATAGAATTATCAAAGATTTTATCAAGGATATCAACATTATTCAGGCTATTGGCGATGAAAATATTACATCTGTTGAAAATGGCGAAGATTTAATTGGCACTCGAATTTTCGGTTATGGTCAGAATCCAAATACAATTAATGAAGTTGGTACATTCATTATGATTTTGGTTCATATTCCAAATGCCATTACTAGTACATACACATTTGTCGCACCAGAAGTTGAGATTTGGATTATCTCGCATGAACGACATATGGCAGTGGATAATGTAAAAGGTATTCCTGATAATAGAAACGATTATCTTGCTAGGCTTATTGACATGAAACTTAATGGTCGTTCTGATATAGGTCTTGGCGAACTTAAACTTACGAGCAATGTTGAAGGTTCGTTGCAAAGAGACTATCTGTATAGAAAGCTTATATTTAAGGGAACTGATTTGAATAAGTCTTTGTGCGCTGACGAATAGGCGGTGTACATATGTTTGAATTAGATGACCTTAAAATTTATAGGGGCAATGATATCCAGATTACTCCTAAGATAATCGTTACTCAGCCCACAATTGGTCAGATAGAAGAATTCGGTGAGAAAAGATATTTTAACGCCGTATATACTCTCACTGCTGTTGGCGCTGATTTAAAGTGGCAGCTATGGGATATGGAACAGATAGACTATACGCAGATTGAAGACTATGACTTGTTCATAACATTTATATCTAAAGCTGTATCTAGTCAAAGACCGCTATACGATGAGCTTATGAGTAATGAAGAAAAATACAAAGAGGAACTTGCAATGATACCTCAAGATAGACTTGAGATGATGTGCATCAATCCGCTTCAGCTCATATTAAAAGACATCGATTTAGCTGATTTTATACCGTGTAAAAATACAGAGAATGACCAGATAGTGCTGTATAATGCCGAGCGCGATATAACGATTGATAGAATGATATATTCACAAATAGTTGATGCCGTGAGAAAAATACATGGTCTTAAGCGTAACAATGAAACACCTGCTAATGAAACGACTAAGATGATTTTAATTGATGACGCTAGAGAAGAAGCTAAAGCTGCTTCACAAAAACCATATAAAAGCACTCTCAAACCTCTTGTCTCTGCGCTTACCGTTAAATGCGGTTTGTGTGGCACTGATAAGGTTTGGGATATGAAGATAAATGCATTTTTCGATAGCATTAAACGAATTAATAAAATTCAAGATTCAGAACTCCTTCTACAAGGAGCATATTCTGGATTTGCCAGTCTAAAAGGCGTTGATAAAAATCGTCTTGACTGGACTGGTGACATATAAAATATAAATTTGATTGGAGGAAGCAATATGGCTTTCAATAAGAATGAACTTATCCTTGACCGTGTTCGTTCAATGACCTTCAATGACCTTTCCACTGGTGAGATGCTTTTCCGTCTTACCCAGCTTGAGGATCCTACCCTTACATGCACTTCTGAGGGCGAGGAGGTCACTGACGCTCTCGGTTCTGTGATTACTACTCTTTATCGTTCAAAGAAGGCTACCTTCTCTGCTACGAACTCCCTTGTCTCCCTCGACCTTGCTGCCGCTCAGTATGGCACCAAGAAGGAGGTCGCTGAGACTGGCAAGGAGATTGTTACTCGTACATTCGAGACTATTACTATCCCCGATGCTGCTACCACTGTAAAGCTTGCTCATAAGCCCGCTAACAAGGATGATGTCAAGTTTATTTACTCTATCGCCAACGGTGAGCTTGGTAAGTCTTATAAGGCTGGTGCCGATGCAAGCGATACCGAGTTTGTTGTTGCCGAGGATGGCACTATCACACTTCCCACTGGTCTTACTGGCAAGATTTATGTCGAGTATGAGTTTAAGACTGAGAACGCTGTTCGCATCGTCAACAAGGCTTCTAAGTTCCCCGAAGCCGCCAAGGTTGTCATTTACGCTATCTTCCGCGATGCTTGCAACGAGAACGTTGTCTACTCTGGCGTTATCGTATGCCCCAAGGCCAAGTTCAACCCTGAGTCTGTCGAGCTTGCTCTTACCTCTACTGGCAAGCACGCCTTTGAGCTTAATATGATGAAGGATTACTGCGAGGACGATGGCGATCTATTCACAATCATTGTCAATGAGTAACGCCTGATAATTAGTATGTTTAATAATGCGGGGGAAGGGTGTTTACTCCCCCTCCCCACGTTGTTCTACTGGTTGAAAGGCGGTGAAGCAATGGCTGAAAAGATTAATGCTACGTGTGCTATTTGCGGTAAAGGCTATCATCTGTGCATGTCATGCAAAGATATGATTACCTTGACTCCTTGGAAGAAGCATACGGATACATCTGAGCACTATAAGATTTATCAGATTATTCACGGCTATTCTACTAAGGTATATACGAAGGCAGAAGCTAAGGCCAAGCTTAAGAAGGTTGACCTATCTGATTTTGATATTCTTAGAGATAATATCAAGGCCGTTATTACTGATATTATGGGCGCTGATGTTACTACTCCTGCTAAAAAGGTGACTAGAACCAGAAAGCCCAAGACGGTTGCTAAGCCAGTTGTCGAGCCTGTTATCAGCGATCCTGATGTTGCTGATGAGGTTTCTGCTGAGCAGTAATTCGCTTGGTATGTTATTGTGTGAATGATGTTAAAAAATATGAATAGAAAGGGAAATGTTGTTCACTTGTATGTGTTTGATATTTCCCTTTTTTTTACGTGACAAAGAAATGTGTAGAAATATGAAGTTTGAATGGTGGTAAAAATATGTTGCAGCATAGTGACGTTACTGGCAGAGACTTCTATGATGAAGAAGCTGTGTATTTTAGAAACCTAGTTCAGTCTAGTTTCTATATCTCACATGGCGCGACTATTCTAGATGTATTTGCTGATTCTGTAGGAAAGATTGTTTTTGTCTTTCCGCGAAATGAACATGACGCTCTTATTAAAGAGTGGATGGACAATAAGAAGTAATTCGGTATTTGGTGATATATATGTCTAATGTCGGCAAGGTCTTTGAAAATGATTTCAAGAAATCTGTTAATTCTCAGCATTTATTGATAAGATTAAATGACCCCCCTCAATCATTTGGCGGTGGTACTGCTCGTTTTAGTATTAAGAACCCATGTGATTATCTTCTGATGGATACCAAGCATCGTGCCCTTGTGTGTTTGGAGCTTAAAACCACGAAGTTCAAAAGCATCAGTTACGAAGATGTTAATAGTGATGATAATAAGAGCCGCATGATTCACAAACATCAAATCTCTGGCCTTACTAAGTTTTCTGAATATAACTGCGTTGAAGCTGGGTTCCTCTTTAACTTTCGTGACGAGAAGAACGCTTGCGAAAGATGCTACTTTATGAGAATTGAAGATTTTAATAATATGGCAAAGAACAGCGATAAGCATAGTTGTAATGAGCTTGATATCTTGACCAATGGCGCTATTAAAGTACAAGGCTTAAAAAAGCGCACTCGATATACATGGGATATTGATTCTCTTCTTGATGTTATTGCTGAAAAATAATTTTAACAAATAAATATATATGCTATAATAGCACGTGTATTATAATCTAACTGAAAAGTTTGAATGTTCAGGAGGAAGAAATATGAATAACGAAACTAAGACTGGCGTGTATACTTTTGATGGTGAAGACACTCCTTTTGCTTTTTATACGTCTCTAAGCGCATATCGCAAGGCGCAGTTTGTAAACTCTGTCAGCGATATTCTGGTTGGTGATAATTATAATTATGTGATTCGAGATTTGGCTTTTGATTTCTGTATTGTTGCTATCTTTACAGATATTGATACGTCTGATGTTCAGGATGCCGATGATGGCATTACTGCAATGGAAGAGTTTGTTGAGAAGTTTAAACCTGTTGTTGATATCGTAAAGTCAAACTCTGTTGATGGTGTTCTTGATGAGCTACATACCGCTATTGATTTGAATATTGAGTATCGCACTGGTATTCATATTAATCCTATCTCCTCTAGTCTTGCAAGTCTTCTTGACACCATTGAGCGTAAGGTTGATGATATTGATTTGGATAGCATGATGGATTTAGCTCAGTCTATGTCTGGTATTTCTGATGAGCTTACCGCAGATAAGCTTCTTGATGCATATGCAAAGACTAACATTTTCAAGGAACATTGGAATAATGATGTTGCCGATGCTGTTGATGATAATAAATTTTCAGTAGTTTATGGCGGCACTGATGTTGAAGCAGACGCAGAGGTTGCCACCCCTCCCCTCTCTCCTGCCACTGAGTAATCGGTGAATTTTGTATGCCGACATTTAGTTCAGCAGCCGAATTGAAGGCTTATATTTTAAGTAGAAGTTACACGGCTGTTAATAAAGCTACCAATACAGCTCATGACATTCTTGAAGAAAAAGTTGATGCATTTTACGCAAAAGAGCCAATGTATTATTTAAGAACAGATAGACTTCGTAGTTCATTAACAAATCCAGTTGTGACTGGTTCTGGTAACGGAGTTGAAGGCGAAGTGCATTTTGATGAAGGCAAACTTGATTATAGACAAGGACTAGTACCAATTAAGAACCCACCGCTTCCAAATGGTTATGAAGAAGGATGGGCTGAACATAGTGGTATAGATGTTTTAAATGCTGCAATGACTGGCGCTGCTGACAAATTAAATTGGACAAACGGTACTGCTATTTGGAATGAAAGCGTGCCAACACTTCGGGATAAAATGTATGATGAAATAAAAAAAGATTTGATTGCTGCTGGCATCCCAATTAGTTAGGATGCCAGCTTTTTTATTTTACACGACAAGAAAAGGAGCGTCCATGAGTGAAGGAATTAGTGAAAATTATAAAGTTTATAAACACACGCTACCCGTGGATGTCTCTGGCAAACAAAACGACATGGTATATATTGGCATAACAAGAAAGAAAAACGTAAAACAAAGATGGCTTAGTGGTCGTGGATATGATTATAACTTACATTTTTCAAGAGCAATACAAAAATATGGTTGGGATAATTTTAGACACGAGGTATTGTTTGACGGTTTAAGTAAAGAAGAAGCCGAACAAAAAGAGATTTATCTCATTGCTTATTATAATTCTACTGATCCGAATAAAGGATATAATGTTGATTCTGGTGGAAATTCAACTGGGAAGCATTCTGAAAAAACAAAACAACTTATTTCTCAAAAAAATAAGGGTAGGATTCACACAGAAGAAACAAGAAAGAAAATGTCGATAAGTCATATCGGTGTTAAAAAAAGTGACGAAACTAGAAAGAAGTTTTCTGATGCAAAATCTATACCAGTTGTTTGTGTTGAAACTGGTGTAGTTTACAAATCTGCATATGAAGCAAGGGATATTTTAGGCATCAACAACAGTACAATATCGAAGTGTTGCAGAGGAGTAAATAAAACCGCTGGAAAGTTAGACGATGGTACAAAATTGCATTGGGAATATTATAAGGAGGTGGCATGATGGTGCAAAAACGAAACACGTTTAGGAAAGTTATTACTAGTGAGGAATTAGACGCTCAGATTAATCCAGAGAACATTAAATTGGCGGATAGATTTTTGAAAAATTTTGCCACAAAAAGATCTCCCAATTCTGTAATTAGTTATAGGTCAAATTTACGAATGTTTTTCACATGGAATTTACTATACAACAATAATAAGTTTTTTGTAGATATTCGCAAGATTGAGCTGATGGACTTCTTTGACTATTGTGTCACTGAATTACATCATAGCTCAAACCGTTTCTGTCAAATGCACAGTTGTTTATCTAGCTTTAGTTCGTGGATTGAGAATTATTTTGATGATGAATATCCACTCTTCCGCAATTTATTGCCGAAGATTGAGAAGCCAGTAAAAGAAAATGTTCGGAAGAAAACTGTTCTTCAAAAAGAAGATATCGATAAGCTTTTTGCTTATTTTGAAGAGAATGATATGTATCAAGATGCATGTCTTCTCGCTTTAGCCATTTCATGTGGAGCGAGAGTTTCTGAGCTTGCTAGTTTTACTACCGATTTGATAGATGAAGACAATACTGTATTTGATGGTCTTTTTCTTGAAACCACCAGAGAGATTAAAACCAAGGGTCGTGGAGTAAACGGAAAGATGCTTAAGAAGTATATTTTAAAAGATACTTTTCTCCCCCGCTATCATAAATGGCTTGAAATTAGAAAAGGAATCATGGACGAACATGGCAAGGAACATGATTTTATTTTTATAACAAAAGATGGCGATCCAGCAAGCGCAGATAGACTGCGCGATTGGATGTCTAGGTGGAGCGATGTTGTTGGTCAGCCATGCTACCCGCACAACTTCCGCCACTACAACGTATCCTTCTTGAAGCGACTTGAACTTGAAGATGATTTTATCGTTTATCTTACAGGGTGGTCTGAAAGCACTGGTCATAGTATGGTTGCCATATACAATGATATGACTGCTAAGGATCGTAAATGGAAAAATCTCGATAAATTGAAAGCTGCTGTTGAAGGGTAATATTTTAATTTAGTTTACGGAAACAATGAATTTGAATGTTACCGCACCTTGCAGGGTGCGTTTTTAATGCATTCCTTTAGTGAGGTGTATATATATGGCTGAAGAATTTAAAGTTAAGGTTGGCGTTGAGGTTGATACTGCTGGACTTGATGCTCAAATTGCAAAAATTAAGCCTTCTAATAAAATTAAGTGCGATGTTGAACTAAATGACGCAAGTGTACAGCATATCGTAGACCAGTTAAATAATGGCATCAAGGCGTTTGGCAAAAACGGAAATGAGATAAAGTTCACTGCCGATGTCACTGGTTTAAAAAAAGATGTTGCTAGTGCTGTTAAGGGCGTGACTGGTAAGTCTGCTGCTAATAATATAAAGGTTAATGCGGATACTGGTAATGCAAAAAAGGAATTGTCTGGACTTACTGCCGTTATTGAAAAATCTGAAAATGGTTTTGAAAAATTAAGAAGTCAACTTGCTGGAATGAAATTTAATAATTCTTCAATTGATGCATTTATGAAAGAATTGGAAAATTCTTTAGTTACCGTAGAAAAAGTTGATGCATCGTTTAAAGATGACCATACTTTTACATTAACAGTTAAAGGCGCAGATGAAGCAGAAAAGAAAATTCAAGCAGTTATAACAGCAAAAGAGAAGCTTGACGAAGAAGGCAATAGCACTGGCGTATGGAATACGAGTACGAAAGTTTCTCATAATCTCTACGATAGAGCCGCCGAAGAAAAGAAAGCTGCTGCTGCCGCTAAACAGGCCGCTGCTGAAGAAGCTGCCGCCGTTAAGCAGGCAAAAGCAGAAGAAGCTGCTGCCGCCAAACAAGCTGCTGCACAAGCCAAAGCTGCTGCACAAGAACAAGCTGCTGCTGAAAAGCAAGTTGCTGAAGCTGCTAGACAGGCTGCTAAAGAACAAGCTGCTGCTGCTCAAATTGCCGCTAATGCCGCTACACAAAGACAAAAATTAATTGACACATATAAAGCTGAAAAGCAGTCTAAGGTGGATGTTGATTCTAAATATAACAAGATTAATAATCCATCTGAAGCTTTGACAAGGGCATATAAGTCCTATAAGGGCGCGAAGAAAAATCTGTTTGATACTAAAAATTTTGCAGATGATGTTGTTGCAGTCAATCAGTATAATGCCGCATTAGAAACGGTAAAGAATCAATTGTCTATTGTGGCAAATAAAGAGAGAGATGCAGCTGCCGCTGCTAAGGCAGAAGCAGCTGCGCAAAAAGAAGCAGCTGCCGCCATGCAGTTAAGGGCAAAGGCAAATAATCTTTCTATGTCTATGGACGTATGGTTGCAAAAGAATTCTAAAGCTGCTAATACATTTGGAAGTCAGATTCGTAGTCTTCAGATGGAGTTGAAATCTTGTGACGCTACGAGATTGAGTGGAATACGATCTGAGTTTAAAACCCTCACCATGCAAGCTGAGAGCACTGGTAAAACTGGCATGAGCATGGGTGACAGATTGAAGACGCAGTTCACAAAACTGTCTTCATATTTTGGCGCTGCTTCTGTTATTATGACTGGTATACAAGCGGTTAAAGAAGGATTTCAGAATGTTCTTGACGTTGACACAAAGTTAACAGAGCTTTATCGTGTAACTGATTTTACGTCTTCGCAATATTCTGATGTGTATGATACTTTGACCACTTCTGCTCAAAAATATGGCGCTACTCTTACCGATTTGATTTCTCAAACAGCAGATTGGAGCCGTGCAGGTTTTAATGACCCAGACACGGCGGCTGGCCTAGCTGAAGTTACATCTATTTATCAGCACATTGCAGATCTTGATGCCGATACTTCAATGGAGAACCTTTTAACTGCCTATAAGGGTTTTGAAAATGAATTGAAGGAAGCGTATGGCAATGATGCAGACGCCGCTGCTATGCATATTGCTGATATTTATAATGAGATTGACAATAACTATGCAACAACTGCTGCCGATATCGGCGAAGCTGTTAAGCGCTCTGCTTCTGCTTTGAGTCTAGCTGGTAACACTTTAGAAGAAACTGCTGGTATGGTTACTGGCATCACAGAAGTTACACAGGATCCAGAAAAGGCTGGCAACTCGTTAAAGGTTTTGTCGATGCGCCTTCGTGGTATGAAGGGTGAGTTGCAAGACCTTGGTGAAGAAACTGATGAAAATGTAGAGAATTTATCTCAGATGCAGGGTAAGGTTTTTAATCTTACACATGGAAATGTAAATATCTTTGATAATGCTGGTGATTTTAAATCTACATATGAAATTATGCAGGGTATTGCAGATGTATATGACGATTTGACCGACACTGACAAAGCAGACCTTCTTGAGACAATTGCTGGTAAGAACCGCGCAAACGAAGTTGCCGCATTAATTCAGAATTGGGATCGTGTTGCACAAGCAACCGAGTCTGCTGAAAATTCTGCTGGTAGCGCAATGGCGGAGCAAGAGAAATATGCAAACAGTCTTCAGGGTAGGCTAAATTCATTAACATCTTCACTTCAAACAATTTCAAACACCGCTTTAGACTCTGGGTTTTTAAAGGGGCTTGTTAGCGGTGCCACAGAAGCAATCAATATTCTTAATAAGCTTATTGATACATTTGGCGTTATTCCAACTGTTGTTGGCGCTGCGTCTGTCGCAATGGGCGTGTCTGGTAAAGGGATATTTAAAACAATTAAAGACGAGACTGGAAAGTCTCAAATAAAACTCAATGGTTGGGCAAAAAATATTGCTACGTCTGTAAAAAACGTTTTTTCTGGAATTAGTCAGGTATTTGGAGAAGTATTTGACAAAATAAATACAAAGTCGCAAGATGGCGGTAAGATTTTTAATTTTAATACTACTAAAATTAAAGGCGCTTATGGCGGAATGAGCTTTGTTAACGGCCTTGATAATGATATTTCAAAGTTAAAAGAATTTAAGACTTTGATGAAAAGCCTGCAAGATGGGGCAAACGGAGGGCAGATTAACGTAGGCACAGCCATAGAACAGAGTATGTCTGGTGCGTCAAATGCGGCTAAAGAGTTTGCAAAGTCTTGGGATTTGTCAAATGAAGCTCTTGGAGAGTTTTCTAAGAAACAGCTTGAAGCGACTGGTGTTATATCTAAAACATCGAGTTCGATGACAAATGCAAGAAATATTATTTCTGCTTATAACAATCTCGTTGATAAAACTGGGCAGACTCAATCTAAATTTGCTTCGGCAATTTCTACATTTAATCCTCAGTTAGGTAATTATCTTTCTGGATTAAAAAATGGTGAAGCATCTCTTGCTGGTTATACTGTTGCACTAGGTAAAGCTGCGGTAAAGACCGTATTACTCCAAGGCCTTACGCTTGCGTTAAATGCGGCGTTAACAATGAGCATCAGTATGCTTGTTTCTGCTGGCGTTAGCGCTCTTATGAGCTGGATAAATCGTGCTGATGAGCTTGCAGATAAGGTTAAAGATGTAACTACTGAATATAATAATCAGAAAAAAGAATTAAAAGATACAAAAGCTACTATAAATGAAGTTGCGGATTCATACGCCGAATTATCAAAAGGTGTTGACACGTCAACTAATGAAAACATAAATCTTGATACAGATGAGTATCAAAAGTATTTAGATGTTGTTAATCAAATTGGCGATACGTTTCCTAGTCTTATTAGCGGATATGATGCACAGGGAAATGCAATTCTCACTTGTGCTGGTAATGTTGATAAATTAACAGAAGCATATAATAAACTTGCAAAAGCTAATAATGATAAGATTTTAAATAATGCAGATGATATTACAGAAGATTTTAAAAATAAATCAAAAGATATTTTTAATGATGACAAGTGGAAAAAAAATAGCGTAACTGGCGCTGATAATAGATATCGTATTTATAAGAAATTTAAGGACTTAACAGAAAGTAAAAACATAGATAAGGCCGTTGATGGTTTAAGTGCAGCAAGCCTTGTTGGTGTAACTGACTTATTGGGTGCTTATGGTAAAAAATATGACGAAAACGGCAAAGAGACAAAACAGGAATTTATATCAAGAACAATTAAAGAAAATGAAGACGTTGTAAACGAGATAATCACAGGAACCGAAGCGTCATTAAAAGAAGCTTCTAGTGGGATGGTTGACATAGCCGAAGCGGCGCTTAGTAATGCTTTTATTAGTGGAAAATATAAAAATATATCTAGCAAGATGCAAGATTATATTAATGGCATTACATCGAATATGGATTATGAATTCTTTAATAATGATAGGATTAAGGGTAGTGCCGATAATCTTGAAGATTATATCAATGATATGTTAAACACCATTAATTCACTTGATGATGGTCAGCAGAAGAAATTTGAAATTTTCTTTGATATGAAGTCTAAGCTTAATAACGGAGATTGTACTGTTGGTGAATATGTCAAGAGTGTTAATGATGTTAAAAATGTTATTAAAAATAGTGGTCTTGACAAAGACATGCAATATCAGTTGCAAATGTCTCTTGGCATTAAAGATGATGATACGGTTAAACAGGTTAAAGACTTTAAAAAGAAGCTTATTAATGCTGGCAAAAGTGAAGATGTTGCAAATGAAATAGTTAATGGCTTGACTAAAACAGAACTAGAAGCTGCTGTTAGCTTAAAGCTTAAATTAAAAGACATGAATGTCAACGACATCAAAAAAGCCATTGCAGACGAAGCAAAATATTTAGAAGCAATGGATTTTGATATTGATATAGCTGGTGAAACCGATAGTCTTGATAAGTTTAATTCCGCACTTGCAGAATCTAAGTCTGCTACTGGTTTAACGGCAGATTCAATAGACGCATTAAAGAGCCGCTATCAGGGATTAAAAGGCGCTGGGTATGATGCCGCAAAACTTTTCGAAGAAACATCTAATGGTGTTCGTTTAAATACACAAGAATATACTAAGCTTGAACAGGCATATGCGCAAGGCAAGCTCAAAGATGCTACTTCTAACTTAAAATATTTAAGAGATAAATATAATGATCTTACTGGTCAAATTGCAACATGCACCGATGCTGAAGAGCGAGCCAATCTTGTTTCTAAACAAGAAGATATTCGTCAGAAAATAAATGATTTAGGAGAACTAGCAGCTCAATATGAGGGCTTAGCTTCTAAATATAACGCATGGCAAAATGCTGAATCTGCTGGTTCTGATAGAGACATGTATGAAAATGTCTTAAAGGGATTTGAAGAAGTTGACGATGAGCTTTCTCGTGGCTGGCTTGACGATGCTTCTAAGGCATTCATTGATATGTTCAGCTATGACCAGCTTAATTCGATAGATGATTATACTAATAGATGGAAAACGCTTGGTAATACAATCGATGGCACAACCTATTCTGTCAAAGATTTCTTTACGCAGAATAAAGATGGTGAATCTACCAATGACGGTGTTTACAATTTCCTTGAAGCAGTAGACCAACTTGGACAAGGCAATATCAAGCGCGGTGAAAATGGCGAAATTATATCTTTTGACTTTGGTGTTAACGGTGAAGAAGCAATCGCCAAGACGATGGGAATTAGTAAAGAGCTTGTCCAGATTATTGAACGCGCCGCCGAAGATGCTGGTTTCGTTATCAATATGGATGGCACATATACTAATTTTGCAGATTTACAAAAGGCTGCTGTAGAATCAAATAAAAAGATAAATGAGCTTGCACAGTCTAGTGAAAAATTAAAAAAGCTTGGACTTGACAATTATACATTCCACTTTGATTCAACTGACGCAGAGACGGTGTTTAACGACTTAAATAAAGCAAAGGAAATGCTTGACACCTTCAGAAGAGACGATGGCACTATCGGCTTGAGTGTGGATGGCGCACAAGATGCATTAAATATTGCCAGTACATTACAAGCTGCTTATGATAAACTTGCCGACCCTGTTTATATGCAACTTGATGCAAGTCAAGTTGATGACAGTATGAAAAAGCCATTGCAGCTTATGCAGGAGTATCGGACTCAACAAAAGAAGTTAAATCAAATGAAACTTCAAGGTGTAGATACTTCTGAAGTTGATAAGAGTATGAGCGATATTGTTGATAAGATTGCTAAACTTGATGATGATACAAAAGTTAAGCTTGGTATAGACGTTGATGCTTCAAAGGAAGATATTAAAAAGCAACTTGATTCAGGCGATCTTACTATTGATGCTACGGTTGATTTGCAAGTTGAAGCAAATGATACTCTTAATGATATTAAGTTATTGATGGAGCATCAAGCTGGTTTGATTACCGATGACCAACTAAAGATTGGTCTTGAACTAGATACAAGCTCGGTTGATGATTATACAGAAAAAGAAGCAACTAAGATTGTTAAATTCCTTCCTGAGAATACTGATTTTCTTGATAATCTTGGACTTGATGATGATAAAAAGAAAGTCGTTGTAGACTTCGTTTCTGACAATGCTGATTTTCTTAATGACCTTGATTTAAAAGATGGCGAGAAAGAGATACTTTTAAAGTATGTTGCAGAGAATCCAGATTTACTCAAGGATTTAGATAAAGATCAAAAGAAAATTGCCATAGACTTTGTTGTTAATAATCAAGACATTCTCGATAAACTCGATGATGAGAAACAGAGAAAGGTTGTCGTAGACTTTGTTGCTAAAAACGAAGGTATTCTTGATGACCTTAAAACCGATGAAGAAAAAGAAGTTGTTGTAAATTTCATTGCAAATAATGAAAGCGTTTTGAACGGGCTTGATGACGAGAAACAAAAGAAAGTAATAATTGACTTTGTTGCTAAGAATCCAAACTTTTTTGACAGTCTTGGACTTAATGTCGATGAAAAGAAAGTTGCTATAGAATTTGTTGCAAAGAATCAAGACGTTCTTAAAGACCTTGGTTACGATGAAAAACAAGTTGTTGTTAAGCTTGTTGCAAAAAATCCGGATCTTTTAGATGGGCTTGAAGATACGCAAAAACAGGTTGTTGTTGATTTTGTTAAAAATACAAAAGATATAGATAGTTACACGCCAGAACAATTAACGTCAATTGTTAATTTTGTTAAAAATTCTAGTGATGTTGATAATTACACTCCAGCCGAGAAGCAAGCAATCGCTAAGTATGCTGTTGATGGCGGAGACGTAAATAACTATCAGCCAGCAGACAGAGCTGCAATTGTTAAATTCCTAACTAACTCTGCTGACCCAGATAGTTACACGCCAGAACAAAAGCAGGCAATTGCAAAATTCTTGAAAGACTCTGGTGAAGTAGATGGGTATCAGCCCGGGCAAAAAGAAGCCATTGCAAGATTTTTAAAAGACAGTTCGCAACCAGATTCTTATCAGCCAAATGATAAAAATGCAACTGCGTCATATGGTGTTGATAGTTCAAAGGTTGATTCTTATACACCTCCGACAAAAACTGGTGTTGTGAATTATGTTGCTAATGTAATTGGTTCGGTGGCTGGCAAGGTAAAAGAGATTGTTGGCGGCGGTGTCGCAAATGGCACTGCCCATGCAAACGGAACGGCGTTTGCGCAAGGTAATTGGGGTACAAAAGAAAATGGCACGGCTCTTATGGGCGAGCTTGGGCAAGAAGTTATTGTAAGAGACGGTCATTTCTTTACGGTTGGCGATAACGGCGCTGAGTTTGTAAAATATAAAAAAGGCGATATAGTCTTTAATCATAAACAATCTGAGGAATTGTTTAAGAATGGTTATGTTACAAGTGGTGGTGGTCGCGGCAAAGCCTTGGTATCTGGCACTGCATTTGGTCGTGGTTCTGGCGGCATTGGACGTGCCAATAAAGGCTCCTCTGTAAAGACAAGCTCATCTTCCTCTTCTGGTTCAAAGTCTTCTTCCTCATCCTCTTCTAACTCTAACTCAAATTCTAGCGCTAATAAAGAAGCTGAGAAGTTTGAGGAAACTCTTGACTGGATTGAGACTGCCTTAGATCGTGTTGAAAGAGCAATTTCAAAACTTGATAAGACCGCCACCAGTACATATAAGAATTGGACTAAGCGCGGTACTGCTCTCAACGACCAGATTAGTCAAACCAGAAGAGAAATCGACCTACAGAATCAGGCTTATAATCGCTATATTCAGCAAGCGAACTCTGTTGGCCTTGATGCTGGTTATGCCGCGAAGGTGCGAGACGGTACAATAGACATCGAGAAAATTACAGACGAAGACCTTAATAATAAGATTTCTGAGTATAAGCAGTGGTATGAGAAAGCGCTAGATTGTTTAGATGCTATTGATGATTTGCGTGAAAGCGAATCCAAACTATATGAGCAGAGATTCGAAAACGTCTCTACTAAGTACGATGGATATCTTGGTGTAATTCAACATGAGAAAGACATGCTTGATGAGTTTGTGTCTCAGACCGAGACTGCTGGATATATTACCTCTGGTAAATATTACGATGCAATGTCTGCCAACGCTAAGAAACAGCAGGAAGAGCTTAAGAAGCAACGTGACGAAATGATTTCTGAGCTTAATAACGCCGTTAATAGTGGCACTATTGAAAAGTACGGCGAGTCTTGGTATAACATGGTCAATTCAATTGATGATGTTACTAAGTCCATTGAAGAGTGCAACACTTCACTTCTTGAGTATCAGAAGAATCTTCGTGAGCTAGATTGGCAAATCTTTGGTTTGGTTCAGGATAAGATTTCTAAGGTTGCCGATGAATCTGAATTCCTGATTAATCTCATGAGCAATAAAAAGCTTTATGAGGATAACGGTCAGCTTACCGATGAGGGTATGGCATCTATGGGTCAGTACGGCGTTAAATATAACGTGTATATGGCTCAGGCTGATAAGTATGCTAAGAAGATTAAAGAACTTCAGGCAGACCTTGCTAAAGACCCATATAATCAGGATATTGCAAATCAGTTACAAGAGTATATCGAAGCTCAGCAGGAAGCCATTCTTAATGCAGAGGACATGAAGAACTCTATTAAGGACATGGTTTCTGATGGTATTGATAAGGAGCTTGATTCATTACAGAAGCTTATTGATAAGCGCAATGATGCTCTTGACGCAGCCAAGGATTTATATGACTATCAGAAAAAGATAAAGGAAAGCACAAAGGATATCGCAAACCTTGAGAAGCAGATGGCTGCATATCAGGGTGATGTATCTGAAGAGACTAAGGCTAAGATTCAGCAAATCAAGGTAGACCTTGAAGAAGCTAAGTCTGACTTAGAGGAGACGGAATACGAACAGTACATTTCCGACCAACAAAAGATGCTCGATGATTTATATACTGATTACGAAACCATTCTAAATCAACGTCTTGATGATATTGATGCTCTTATGGCTGATATGATTTCTGAGATTAATAACAATGCTTCTACTATTGGAGCCACGATAGAATCTCAGGCTGATAAGGTTGGCTATACTTTGTCTGAGTCTATGAATACAATTTGGCTTTCTGGTAATGGCAGTATATCAAATGTAATCACAACGTATGGTACGAAATTTGATACGGCTTTGACAACTACCAATACCGCTCTTGGATATATCAATACCAATATCCAGAATATGATTGCACAGCTGAATAAGATTGCTGGTACAAAGATAAAGGCGGCTGGTGCTTCTGCTGCAACGGAGAAGCCAACGCCAAAGCCCTCTTCTACTCCTACTCAGCAGCAGCAGCAACAACAGCAGAAAAAACAAATAACTGTTGGTGGCACGATTAACGCTGGCGGTGCTAGGATTTACGCAGACTCTTATGGCAATGGTGGCGGCAGACAGACATTTGGCAGCGACCCAATCTATACCGTTTTACAGGAACGCAATGGTTATATCTTAACTCGTTGGCACAAGCTTTCAAGTGGATATACTGGTTGGTTTAAGAAATCTGATGTTAGCGCATACGCACTTGGCGCTAAGAATATCAGAAACAATGAGATGGCTTGGACTCAGGAAGACGGTTCTGAGATGATTATGCGCCCATCTGACGGAGCTATCTTGACTCCTCTTGCTAAGAATGATAGCGTGCTTACATCTGCTGCAAGCTCTAATATCTGGAATATGGCAAACAATCCATCTGACTTTATCAAAGACAATCTTAATTTTGATAAGATTGATACTGGTGCTAATGTTGGAAACAAGACAACATACACTCAGAATCTTGACAAGGTTGTATTCAATCTGCCTAATGTCAAGAATTATGACGAACTGCTTAAGTCTATGCAGCATGATAAGAATTTTGAGCGTCTTATTATGGCTATGACAATTGACCCCCTTGCAGGTAAGAGCAGCTTAGCAAAGGGCAAGGCGATTCGTTAATCCCCGAAGGCTACGGGTCGGCTTAGCCGAAGAATATAGCCTACTTGTTGAGTGGGGAGTGATTTATATTCACTCCCCTTCTCTTTGTTTGAAACGAGGTAGAAGTATGAATACTGGAAAAAGAAATAGAAAATCGAATATTAAAAGTAGAATTATTGAGAGACAGACAAATGAAATTGAATCTCTCAAGAAAAGAATCTCCGAGCTTGAAATAGATTGCAATGAGAAGGATGAATTAATTAACTCTGTAGATTCTCTTCGCATTGAAATGGAACAAATCGTTGAAGACCTTAAGAATAAAGGCGAGGTATATGACAGGCTTGTCGGAGAATTAACTGAAATGAAGAAGATTATGAATGAAGAGGTCTTTAAGGGTAGATGGAATATCATTCGTTTTCTTTTAAAATAAATATAACTTCGAGCGATTGGAGGTGTGTCGGTGAAAGCATATGACTTTGAATACGATGGTGTCAAGCTGAGCGATCTTGGGTTTATTATTTGCAAGTTTGATTCAAGCGATGTCGATACAATAGATAATGGTTCACAGATAACTTTTAATACTGTGCCGACCTTGAACGGAATGAAGCACGAATTAACGAGTTCTACATATGAAGATTGCCTTAATACGACTTTTCAGATATGTAAGAACAAGTGCGATTCCAATCAAACCGATACAGTTTCATTCGATGAGATGCGCAACATCATGTCTTGGTTGAACAGAAAAGGCTTCCATAAATTTAGATTACTTGACGATGAATATTCGGGTGTCTATTTTGAAGCTTCATTCAATGTAAGCAGAATTGAAGTTAACGGTATGATTTATGGGTTTGAGCTTGAGATGTTTACCAATAGACCGTTTGCCATAAGAGAGCCTGTTGTCACTACAATTAAGAATGGTTCAAATAACGGTATAAATGTTATCTACAATGAATCTGATGAAGAAGGTTGCATTTATCCCGATATGGAAATCACCATAGAAAAAGACGGTGATTTTATAATGAAGAATTCTTTTAATAATAGAGTGATGAGAATTGCAAATTGTAAAACAGGAGAAGTTATCAAAGTGTCATATCCAGTGATTAGCTCTTCTTTGGATTCTCATAAGATACAGAACGATTTCAACTGGTCTTTCTTCAGATTGGAGAATACATTTAGAGACAAAAAGAATAAAATAACGTTGTCTCTACCGTGTGTCGTTAGGATAGCTTATTCGCCTATAGTTAAGGTTACTATATAATTGGGGTGGTTTATATGGCTATAAAGATTGACTTTGATGCTGCTCATAATCCACAACCACCAACGATTATATTGGCAAAAAAGAATGGCGATAAACTTGGTCGAATAGATTCTGTTGAGATAGAATCAACTGATTCGATGAATGACGCTGCTGAGATATCGTTCAAAGTATATAAAACAGTAGATGAAAATAAGAATAATCTGTGGGATGAGATTATCAATTTTAGGCTTATATATTGTTTAGAGTGGAATCAATGGTTTGAGATTACAGTTGAGACAGATGAAGATACAAAAACAGTCAAAACTGTGACTGGTACTAATCTTGGATGTGCCGAGCTGTCTCAAATCATGCTGTATGATATTGAAATTAACACTGAAGACGATATCGCAAGAGAAGATTATGATAAAGACCATCCGACTATTTTCTATAATCCAGATAGACCAAGCTCCTCTCTTTTACATAGGCTGATGGAAAAGGCTCCGCACTATACAATAGGGCATGTTGATTCTACAATTGCAAAGATTCAAAGAACGTTTTCTTTTGATGATAAATCTATATATGATGCTTTCCAAGATGTTGCAGAAGAAATTAAATGCCTGTTTGTGTTTGATGTTAATGCAGATAAGTATGGTAATTTAAATAGATCCGTTTCTGTTTACGACCTTGAATCAAATTGTCATGAATGTGGGTACAGAGGTGAGTATACAGATATATGTCCTAAGTGCGGTAGCGCCGATATTGATGAAGGATATGGCGAAGATACGACTATATTTGTAACGTCTGATGAGATTGCTGATAGCATTAACATGTCATTTGATACCGACTCTATCAAGAATTGTTTCAAGCTTGAGGGCGGAGACGATTTGATGACAGCCACTATTAGAAACTGCAATCCTAATGGCAGTGATTATATCTGGTATATTTCTGACGATACTAAATATGACATGTCAAATGAGCTTGTTAGGGCTATTGATTCTTACAATAAACTATATAAAGAATATCAGAGTGATTATGTTTATTTAAGCAATCAAGAAGATATCGTTAATAGATATAATTCTCTTGTAAGCAAATATAGCTCTAAAAGCATATATATAAAATCATCTGCTGATGAAAGGCTGTTCAGTTCAAAAAACGAACATCTTGCAATTAAAAAAGAAGTCGGATACAACAACGACATCCAAGAGATTGAGTTGCCAGTAAAGGGCTATCCTGCTTTGATGAATGCTTATTACAATACAATTGATTTAGGACTGTATCTCACAAGCGGGTTGATGCCGACTGTTGAGATGAGCGATACCAATGCCGAGAAGGAAGCGGCAAAACTTACGGCTGCAAATCTCTCTCCTGTTGCAGTTGAAAAGATAGATAACATATCTGTCGCTACTGCCGATAGCGTTGTTTTGTCTATGGCAAAGGTAGTTGTTGATTCTACTAGGTATAGGGTCAAAGTACATGATGGCTCTACTCTTTCTGGTTCAAAGCCAGATCCAACAAGAATATGGACTGGTTGTTTTGATGTAATCAATTATTCTGATGAAGAAGATAAGTTTACAAGCAAAGAAATAAGCGTAACGATAAATAGCGACTATGAAACTTTTATCAAGCAAAAGATTGACAAAACTCTTGCAAAGGAAGATAGCGAGAACAAATATGGAATTTCTGAATTATTTGATATTGACGGCTCGTTGGATGATTTTAAAAAGGAATTGCAAAAGTATTGTCTAAATAGACTCATTTCTTTCCATGATGCTTGCCAGAGCTGTATAGATATCCTTGTAGAGCAAGGTGTAAATGAAGGCTCTTCGTGGTCTAAAGAGTTATATGATAAGCTTTACACTCCATATATCGACAGAATGAATGCCATTGAAAAAGAGATGAAGACACGTCAAGATGAGATTTATCTAATATCTGGTAGACGTGATGACGATGGAGAATTAAAAGAATATGGTTTGCAGAATTATATTATCAAGGAAAAGGATAAGACGCAAGACATCCTTAACTTCCAGCAGTATTTAACGAATTATAATGCTGGCGGCGCTAATCTGTGGCTTGAATTCTGCTCGTTCCGCAGAGAAGACAAATACTCTAATGAAAATTATATTTCAGACGGTCTTAACAATGCCGAGTTGTTTGAGAAGGCAAACGAATTTATCAGCGTTGCCAACGATGAAATATATAAGTCTTCTGAATTGCAGACTACAATCAGTGCAGACCTAAAGAATCTTTTGCTCATCGATAAATTTGCACCAATTGTTGATGATTTTGCTATTGGCAATTGGATTAGAGTTATGATTGATGATAAGTTATACAAGCTTAGATTGATTGAATATACCGTAGATTATGATGACTTAGACAATATCTCGGTTGAATTCTCTGATGCGGTGCGTGTTAAAAGCACCGTGAAGAGTATTAAGGGCGTAATAGATCAAGCTTCTTCAATGGCTACATCTTATAGCTATGTGCAAAGACAGGCTAAACAGGGTGAAAAAGGAACTACTGTTGTAAATAACTGGATTGACAATGGTCTTGATGTGACTCACACAAAGATTGTCGGCGGTTCTGATAATCAGACACAATCATGGGACAATCATGGTATGCTGTTTAGAAAGTTTGATGAAGTGTCAAATAACTATGAGCCTACGCAGATGAAGATTATCAATTCAACGATTGCTATTACCGATGATAATTGGAATACGACAAAAACGGCTATAGGCAAATACTATTATACCGATCCCGACACTGGCGATACAGTGAGCGCCTATGGTATCAATGGCGAAACAATTATCGGTAAGTTGTTCTTAGGTAAGAATATTGAACTTCAGAATGATGCTGGAACATTGATATTCAATGAAAATGGACTAGAGGTAAGTCACGGTAAAAACAAGGTGTCTATCAGCCCCAGTAACAAAGAAGTCATCAATATTACCAGCGACAAAGATTCTGTATTTAACGTTAATGACGAAGGCAGGCTCTACATCAGCGGCGATATTATGGCTCGAAGCTTAGAGCTTGATACTGGTGTTAAGATTGACTCTGGCGTTATCGTCAACTTGGCAAAGGTTGCCACGTCTGGTAGCTATACTGCTTTGATTGGCGATAAGTCTAAAAGCGGTCAAGTGCTGTCTCTTGATGAGAATGATAAAGTAGTTGCAAAACAATTGAGTTGCAATGATTTGTCTGACTTGGCATCTGTTGCTAAGTCTGGAAGCTATAATGATTTAAAAGATAAGCCATCGTTAAAGTCGGTTGCTACTTCTGGAAAGTATACTGATTTGACTGGTAGTAGTTCTGAAGCTGGTAAATTATTATATGTTGATGCAGACGGTTCTGTGACTACGATTACAATAGATAAGCTGAAAGAGCTTTTGGGTATATAAGAATTTGTGGTGATGTTGTGAATAGGCGTATTAATAAATTAATTGTTATTTTTATCGTTACTGTTTTAGCATCATTTATGATTATGTTTGTTTCTTGTAATAGCGTGAAACAGAATACCGTTATAGAACATGATGTTGAAACACCGATATTATACGATAGGCCAGCGAAGTATGTTTTTGATGAAAAGCAGGATTTGCAAATGCCTGAACTTCCTACTGGGTGTGAAGCAACCGCCCTTGGAACACTGTTGCGAATGAACGGCGTAAATGTAACGAAGTTCGATGTCGCCGATGCTATGCCTAAAAGTGACGGAAGCGATTTCGTATATAGCTTTTGGGGAAATCCATATAGCGCCACAGACGGGTGGGCTTGCATGGCACCGTGTTCTGTGATAACTGCAAATAAATTTTTAAAAGATACCAATAAGGTTGCAGTTGAATACACTGGTACAAACTTAACTGACTTAAAGTTCCCGTCTGCTGTATGGGTAACTATGTATTTAAATGACCCGCAGCCGTCAAACTATGAGTCAAATGGATATAGATTGTTTAGAAATCCACATTGTGTTGTTGTTACCAGAATAGAATTAGATAGCGTATATGTCATAGACCCTCTTGTTGGCGAGGTTGCGTATCCATTTGAAAGGTTTAATGATGTATATAAAAGGCTTGGATGTCAGGCAGTGTGTATAGAAATAGCAAAGAAATAATTTGATTGGCGGTGATTATCTATGAATTATATATCTGATAGAGATTATAACGCTCAGATGAAAGCTATTAAAAGAATGAATCAGAGCAAAGAACGAGAAATAAAGCTGCGCGAAGAAAGAGAAAAGTACAGTTTTAAGTTTAAGATGCCGTCAACTAGCAAGATTGTTTTATTTGTATCTTTGGTAATATGTTTGCAGATTATATTCTTCTGTGAACGACTTATGGTTGAACTTAAAGATACGAGCGCATTGTATGTGTTGTTGGGTATTCCAGCGGCAATGGCTCCAATAATTTGGGCTTATTTTAGTAAGGCCAAGGCCGAGAACACAAAAAATGGCATAGTTTATGAAACCGCTATGCGCAATCAGGCTGGTTCAGAAGATGAATCATGCGATGACGTACCAAATGATCCGTCATTTTAAGGAGTGATTTTATGAACGTTGATTTCAATGCTTTATATGCTATTCAGAATTTTCTTCAGTTAGTCAATGATAATTGGACTGTAATTATTGTTATCGTGGCACTTCTTATTTCTATCGGCAAGAAGGCAAAAGAATTTTTCAGCAAGTCAGATGACGAAAAGATTGCAATTGCCAAAAAGCAGGTTCAGGAGACTATGTTGAAACTGATTACTGATGCCGAGATTGATTGGCAGGATTATAAGAAAGCTGGTTCTGTCAAACGCGCTCAGGTAATCGAGGAGATTTTCGAGAAGTACCCAGTTTTATCAAAGGTTACAGACCAAGAAGCGTTAATTGCTTGGATTGACGAAACAATTGATGACGCTCTCAAGACGATGAGAGAGGTATTCACTGAAAACAAAACTGTTGAAAGTGAGGTCAAGTAATATGAGTATTTCTAATTGTGGACACGATGAACGCAATAGATATAGCGGTGGTCAGGATGGCGACCAGTCTAAGACAGAGTGGTATATTCGTCCTTGGTGGAATGATAGCTGGAATGTAGTGCTTAGACATCCAGACGCAAAGACTCGTGCGCTTATTGCAGATATGGCTATCAAAGCAGCTCAGAATAACTTAGTTGGCTATGACCAAAATGAGCGCCTTACATTTTGGAATCATCTAAAGGCATCCAATTACGATCCAGCTCAGATTACAATTAAATGTGAAGCAGATTGCTCTAGTGGCGTTGCCGCTATTGTCAAGGGTGCTGGTTATCGTCTCGGTAATACCGCTATGCAGAATGTAAATGTGAGTATTACTACTTGGAATGAGAAGAACGCCCTTAAGGCTGCTGGCTTCCAAGTGCTTACGGATTCTAAGTATTTAACAAGCGATGCCTATCTGCTTGCTGGCGATATTCTACTTAACGAGAGTCGGCATACAGCAATCAATGTAACCAATGGAAGTAAGTCTGGTGGCTCTTCTACTGCTGTCGCCCCCTCTACATCTGCTTCATCTGGCAAGCTGTCTGTTGATGGATATTGGGGTGTTGCGACAACAAAGGCACTTCAGAAGAGACTTGGAACCACTGCCGATGGTATCGTGAGCGGTCAGGACGCTAACAACATGGCTTCTGTAAATCGCGGAGGTCTTGAACGTGCTTCATGGAAGACTGGCAAAGGCGGCTCTCGGATGGTCAGAGCGCTACAGAGAAAGATTGGCGTATCTGCCGATGGTTATTTCGGTAAGAATACATGTAAGGCTTTACAGCGTTATCTTGGAACCACTCAGGATGGCATTGTAAGCGCACCGTCTTCTATGGTTAAAACATTGCAGCGCAAGTTGAATGCTGGCTCGTTTTAAATAATATATATATAAATACAGGGAGGACTTCAACCACTCCTCCCTTATCTTTTTTAATATACTAGAACGCCAACATCGAATGAAAGGCAGCGTAAATGTAAATGCTTAATTATATAGAATATCTTAATGTACCATCTCAAATAGCGATTGCCTTGATTGCCGTGTTGTTTGTTCTTCAGATTATTGGTGAATTTTTAAACTTCAAAGGCAAGGCAGTCCCAGAGATTATGAGTGTAAGAAAGTATTTCGCAAGAAAGAAATCCGAGCGCAAAGTAATTAGAGAATTACCAGACACGATACAAGATTTAAAAAATATAGTTAACAATATTGATAAGCATTATAATGCAGATAATATCTCTATGAGAGATAAATGGATTGATAGTGTTAACAATAAACTTATTATGGAAGATAAACTTGTACGTGACTTAGATAAAAAACTCGATGAAGCGAATAAAGATATAGTGTCTATTCTTGTCGATAATAAAAGAGATACTATTATAGATTTTGCATCAAGGGTTTCGAACTCTAGTGTCCTTGTCACAAAAGAACAGTTTAATAGAGTCTTTAAACTGTATAAAGAATATGAAGACCTTATCAGTAAGAATGGTCTGACTAATGGAGAAGTAGATATTGCATACCGCATTATCGTTGAATCATATGAAGAGCACTTATCTAATCATACGTTCATTGAAGATACTCGCGGTTGGTAACAAATATACAATGAATGTTTTATGAAATGAGGTGTCTTTATGGCTTATGTGATTTTAGTAAATGAAGACAATACTTTGACTGCAAGCAAAAAGGAACGTATTATGCAAAGGTCAAAGTTGTTTAATAACCTATGGTTTCTTGCTGAGCCGACATACAACGGGTACGATATGAGTACCTGTACTGTTGTTATGGAATATATTTTACCCATTAGCAAGAAGTATCATAGCGATATTCTTGAGCTGTCAGAAGAGGGGTATCAGGAGTATCTGAAATATGTCGTTCCAATTGACAGCAAGCTAACTGCCGAGACTGGCGAGGTTGAGCTACAGCTTACTTTTATCTATAGTGATTTAGACGAAAATGGTGAAAGTATTCAGCGTGTTCGCAAGACTTCTACTGCAAAGGTAAATATCGTCCCCATTAGTGCGTGGAGTGATATTATCCCAGATGCCGCTCTTGGTGCGCTTGACCAGAGAATCATTAAGATGGATGCTCAAATCAAAGAACTCCTCGACCTTGGTGATGCATATGATGCGGCTAAGGCAGATAACATTGCATATGATGCAGATAAGCAGACGCTACAGCTTCTAGCTGGTGAAAACAAGATTGGCGATGAAGTTTCCCTTAACGTTGATGGCGGTGCCGATGGCACTACTGCCGTTGACTTCTCAGACCTTGAGGTTGGAGCAGGCGTTGCAAAGCTGTTAGCGGATAGCCGCAAGGTTGTCAGTTTCTAAATACACTTATATTTATTGAATAATATGAGGGTGATTTGTCATCCTCTTTTTTATTATTGTTTGAAAGGAGGATGACAATGGGTTTATCTTTTAAAGACTCGTTAAATAAAGTTAAAGAAAACAATAATGCGAGAATGATAAATAATAACATTTCTCCTATGTCTCTTGATGATGATGTGTCAGCATATGATGACATCTCTCTTACATCTCTTGATGATGAATCCGCTGTCGCTGCGGCTTCTGATTCACTAGAAGGTTGGACTCGCAGCAGTAATTACCTATATTACGAAGAGTATTCAGATGATAACATTTCAAATGTTGACGATTTGAAGAACGTCTTAATCGACAAGAAGCAAATTAACCTTACACAAGAATCGAATTCTCAGTATATCCCATTTAAGATGCCGCGTAGATATGATGGCTTTGACCTTCTCAATACGACCATCATTATTCATTATGTTAATAAAGACGGATATGAAGACCGCAGCAACGTTGTAAACGTATATTATAATGAAGAGTATATTAAATTTGGTTGGCTTGTCAATAAGAATGCAACAGCCGTTGAAGGCACTCTTGAGTTTGAGATTATTGCGTCTGGCGTAAACTCAAAGGGCGATGAGTATGTATGGAAGACAAAGCCGAATAATCAGCTAAGCGTTCTTAAGTCTCTTGCTGGCAATGGAGCTATTGAGCCTGATAATACATGGATTACAAGCTTTATGACTCAGGTGAATGAGAAGGTTGCGGAAGCCCAGCGTTATGCGCAGGAAGCGAAGACAACTGTTGACGGTATTTCTGATTACGCCGATAAAGCTGAAGCGTCTGCCAACAAAGCTCAGCAGGTTGTTGATACGGCAAAGACTCAGCTTGAGGGTACAGTCGGCGATGCTGTAAACAACAAGGTCGATGCCGCTTTGTCATCTTATTATACCAAGAAGCAGGTTGACGATATCGTTCACAATATTGATATTTCAGACCAGCTTGAAGAAGTGAAGCAGCAGATTGCCAATCTTGATGGCCTTGCTAAATTCAATGTCACATATGACGGCAGTGAAATGACATTCTATAATGGTGAAGCCGTGATGAAGAAAATTGCAATCACGAGTAACCCAACCGAGGAATGGACTAATAACTATACTGCTTCTATTGAAGGCAAGATTAATACTGCTAAGTCTGAAATTCAAAGTAGTGCAGACGAGAAGTTCGCTACAAAAGCCAGTCTGAATTCTGCAAATGCAAATATCTCAGCTGTTATATCTACCGCGAATGCAAACAAGGAAAATGTGACCAAGCTTGGTGATAAGGTTGCTAAGTTTGAGGAAACTGTTAACGGTCTTGATACCTCACCTCGTTTGACATATGATGCCACATATGATGAAGAGCAGACTTATACTCTTTGGGAAATCCAAAATGAGGGTAAAGAGAACGAGAAGAAAGAGCCGAAAGCTCAGTTCAAGATTCAAGGCGGTGGCGGTGGCGGTGGCACCAGCAGTATCTTGAAGATTACATATATCACCACGACTCCCGTTGTGGCGACACTAGATGATAAGATTATCATTAAATATAATTTTTCAAGAACAGACTCCTCTGGTGACGTTGGTGGCGATGGTGCTGCAACGTGGAAGGTTGACGGCTCTATTGTTGCTACGAATACCGCTGCATCTGGTGAGAATTCTTTTGATATCACCGACCATATTACGGTAGGCACGCACAAGGTTAACCTTAGTATCGTTGACGATGCTGGCAGTCTTGTGACTAAGACTTGGACTGTTCAGAGGGTCGATGTAAGACTTGAATCTTCCTTTAATGATACCTTTACCTATCCTATTGGAAAAGTATCTTTCGATTATACTCCATATGGTGCCATTCAAAAGAGAGTACATTTTGTTTTAGACGGCAAAGAAATCGGAACTGTGGATACCACTGTGTCTGGTGTTCCTTTGGCATATGAACTTCCCGCTCAGACACATGGCGCTCATTTACTCGAAGTGTATATGACGGCAGAAATTAACGGTAAGGCAGTTGAATCTAATCATATTATCAAAGATATTATTTGGTATGATTCAGCAAGTGATAAGCCTGTAATTGGATGTGTTAAGCAGAAGTTTACAGCCAAGCAGTACGATACGGCAAACATTGTGTATACCGTATACGACCCATCCACTGAAGCCCCACAGGTTACGCTTGCTGTTGATGGAAAGACCGTCTCAACGCTGACAATTGATAGTAATACTCAGACGTGGCAGTTTAAGCCTTCTGATGTTGGCACACATACGCTTACAATTACTTGTCGTGATACTGTTAAGACTTTAACGGTAACTGTTGAAAAACTTGATATTGATGTTGAGCCTGTTACTGCTGGTCTTGCATTTGATTTCAATCCCGTTGGTAAGTCTAATAACGATACCGATAGATTGTGGTCTGATGGCGATGTTGCCATGACCGTATCTGATAATTTCGACTGGGTTAACGGTGGATATCAGATTGATGATAATGGCGATCAATACTTTGGCGTTAAGGCTGGAACTACGGCAACTATTTCCTATAATCTTTTTGCAGATGATGCCAAGAAGAATGGTAAGGAATTTAAATTGATTTTCAAGACAACAAATGTTGCGAAGAGCAATGCTACATTCTTGACTTGTCAGTCTGGTACTACGTCTAATGTCGGCCTTCAGATGAATGTACATGAAGCATACATTAAATCAAGTGCGAAGTCTTTGTATATCCCGTATAGCGAGGAAGATGTTATCGAGTGGGAGTTCAATATCAATAAGGATACCGACATTCCCATTGTCATGTCTTATGAAGATGGTACGCCGTGCCGTCCTATGAGCTATACAGGCGATTATTCATTTACTCAGGACTCTCCCGTACCGATTACCATTGGCTCTCCTGATTGCGATGTTTTGATTTATCGTATGAAGGCATATAATACAAGCCTTACAAGCTCGGCAATTTTGTCTAATTTTATTGCGGATGCACGTACTGCAACCGAGATGATTGCTCGCTATACACGTAACCAGATTTATGATGAGAACAAGCTTTTGACTCCTGAGTCTGTTGCCAATGCTTGTCCTAATATGCGTGTTATCAAGATTGAAGCTCCGCATTTCACCAATAACAAGAAGGACTTTGTAGCCAATACATCTTTCGAATGCATCTATAAGAATGGTGACGCAGTTCTTGACAACTGGAAGTTTGAGAATTGCTATCATTCTGGACAAGGCACTACATCAAATGAGTATGGTGCAGCTGGTCGTAACATCGACCTTATTGCTGGTTTTGATGGCAAGCATCAGGTGAGTAGCAAGATTGAGCTAGACCCAAATTATATTACAAAGCTTACGCTTGGCGATGGTAGTGTTGTTACTGACGGCTCTGGCAAGATTGCCCTTACTAGAACCTCTGTGCCTAATAACTGGTTCAACGTCAAAGTCAATATCGCAAGCTCCGAGATGGTGAACAACGCATATCTTCAGAAGAGATATAATGATTATATCCCATATGCTACTCCTGCAACTCGTAGAGATTCTAAGATTAAGAACGACATGGAGTTCGTTAACTGCGTTGTGTTCATTAAGGAAAGCGACACAGATTTAACTACACACAGGGAATTCCAAGATACCTCATGGCATTTCTACGCCTTGGGCAACATCGGTGACTCTAAGAAGACAGATGTTACAAGAGCGTATGACCCAGACGATATGAAAGAATTCGCTGTTGAGATTAGCGATAATACATTGCCTAATTCCATCTTCCAAACTGGCGTTGCCAATCCTGATGGTTCTATGAAATATCCTATCACAAAAGCTGAATGGGTTGCTGGCAATACAGCATATGACGCTTTGTATAATGATTGGGATGGTTCGTTTGAGTTTAGGTACGATTGTTGCGGAGACTCAAAAGACGGCGAAGCTATTTCAAGCAGCGAGGAAAAGACTAAAATCAGAACGAAGAATAAACAGATTTGGCGAGACTTCTATGAGTTCGTAATTACATCTACAGATGAGGAATTCAAGAACAATCTCAAGAATTGGTTTATTGTTGATTCTGCTACATACTTCTATCTATTCACGCTTAGATATACGATGATAGACAACAGAAGTAAGAATACCTTCTGGCATTGGGCTAAGCATTATATTACAACGGCAGAAGCGGCAACGCTTGGCGATAAAGCTGCTTATTATACTGTTGACGATGAAGCCGCTGACATCAATAACGGATATCGTTTTGATCTCTGGGACTATGATAATGATAGCGCTTTGGGCATCAACAACAGCGGTGAGCTTACCATGACTTATGGTAAGGAAGATACCGATTATCGCACAGATGGAGATAAGTCTTCTGGCTATATCTTCAATGCTGCTGAGTCCGTATTCTTCTGTCGTGTTCGTGACCTAATGGGTTCTGAGCTTCAGAAGATGTACGTAAGCCGTGAAAGTAAAAACTGTTGGAGCGCTTCTTCGCTTATCAATCAGTTCGATGAGAAACAGAATGAATGGTGCGAAGAGCTTTGGCGCGTTGACTATGTGCGTAAATACGAACGTCCTTATAAGGATGGCAACACTCGCTTCCTTGAGCAGATGATGAATGGCAAGAAGAAGTATCAGCGTAGACAGTTCGAGCGTGACCAAGAGATGTATATGGCAACTAAGTTCATTGGCAATACCGCTACATCTGACCAAATTATGTTTAGATGTAACACTCCAAAGGATGCCGTTGTCGCACCTAACTATACTCTTCATCTCACTCCATTTGCAGACATGTATCTGTCTGTAATGTTCGGCAATTCCTCTCCTACTCAGGTAAGGGCAAAAGCTGGCAAACAGTATGATATCACATGCCCATATGATACGATGGACGATACGGCTGTGCTTATCTATGGCGCATCTAGGATTCAGTCTGTCGGCGATGTGTCTGCTTGCTATATTCATGACAATGACTTCTCTAAGGCTGAAAAGCTAAAGGAGCTTATTATCGGTAACGCAACAGAAGGTTATTCTAACACCTTCTTGACGAACCTCGTTATCGGCAACAACAAGCTTCTTGAGAAACTTGATATCAGAAACACCCCAAACCTTGTAAGCAGCTTGGACTTCTCAAAGTGTATGAACCTTGAGGAGCTTTACGCTTCTGGCTCTGGTCTGAAAGGTGTTTTGTTTGCAAGCGGTGGCAGTATCAGGTTGGCTCAGTTACCTGACACCCTTACATCTATCAACATGAAGAATCTAATGTACCTAACCAATCTTTCTATTGCTGGGTACGATTCAATCTCTACGCTTATCATAGAGAATTGTAATACGATAGATGTTAAAGATTTGCTTAATAAAGCTAAGAACGTCAACAGGGTTCGAATTACTGGTATCGATTGGAGTCTCGAAGACACGTCTCTTCTTGATAGAATCTACAAGATGTCTGGTATCGATAAGAACGGATACAATGTCGATAAGGCTGTGTTGGCTGGCACGGTACACGTTCCTATTGTAAAGCAGCAGCAGTTGTATGATTATCAGGAAGCATGGCCTGATTTAGAGATTATATTCAATACGATGGTTGAGCAGTTTATTGTCAAGTTCGTAAACTATGATGATGCTGTTCTTGATACGCAGTATGTCGATAAGGGCGGCAATGCCGTTGACCCGATAACGAGAGTAGACAATCCTATCGACACGCCCACCAAGCCAAGCTCCGTAAGCACAGACTTTACGTTTGAAGCATGGGATTTGCCGTTGACTGGCATCTTTAGTGATAGAACAATAAAGGCAACGTATAGCGAAACAACGAGACGCTATACTATTAAGTATGTTTCCCGTGGTGTAACGCTTCAGGAGTCTACTGGCTTGTATGGTGAGAATGTTGAATACACTGGTGCAATTCCCACTTACACCCTTGAGGAAAACGCATATAAATATTATATGTTTGATAGGTGGGATAAGAGCGGTTTTATTGACGGAGATAAGACCGTAAATGCAATATTCGATACGTTTACATATACTCCAACTGCCCTTGCTGGCAAAGAGCTAAAGGATATGCGACCTGTTGAGGTTTATGCCATTACAAAACTAGGTCTTGATAATTCTGGTGCCAACATTCAGGCTGGTGACGCATATTCGTTTAATATGGGATATGATATTGATTATGATGATATCACATCGAAAACAGTTATCTCTGAGAAAACCGTTTTTGCTGGCAAGAATTATGTTGATACAGGAATCAAGCTTTTTGATACCGACAAAGATTTCGTATTGGCAATTGATTATAAATTCTTAAGCGGCACATCTGAAAAAAGCGTCCTTGCCCAATGTTTCCAGTCAAATGGTTCAAACGGATTTAAGTTGTGGTCTAATAGCGGAATCAAGATGAGCTGGGGTACGTCTTCGACTAGTGCTGGTTCTGTTGGCAGCCGTGACATGGTTGTACTTAGACACAAAAAAGGTGACAATAATATCTATGTATATTATTCTAACCTTAATGGCGGCGAACCCGATATTATAAAGCTTGAAAGAACAAAGTCAACAATCATAGATAGCACTCTTGTATTCGGCTGTTCTAAGGCTGACGATGGCGCATATGAGAACTATGCTGTCGGCAACGTGTATTGGAGCAAGATTTGGTACGAAGACCTTGGCGATGCAGTCTGCAAGAAGCTCGCTGGTTGGACGCATGAGAACATAGCGCTTGAGGTATGTAGTTTTAAAAAATACTATCTCAGCAATGAGCCGTCTAAGCGTTGTACGTTCAGCTTGCTTGCAAAGCACCTTCTTGACAGAAAGCGCGTATTTAATGAGAACGGAAGCAACGCTGGCGGTTGGACTAGCTCTGACCTGAATAGTTTCTTGAATACAAGATTCTATGAAGCATTGCCTGTAAAGATTAAACTTCTCATTAAGCAGGTCACGGTTAACTCTTCTATCGGCAATGGATCAAAAGAGCTTAGCGCATCTCAATGCTACGTCTCCATTCCTGCCGCTATCGAGCTTAGTAATTCATATGAAGTCAGCGGAGAGCCATTTGTTAACGAGGGTGAAATCATTTCTTATATGACATCTAATGATGCTAGGAAGCGTGCAGCTGTCGATGGCGATTACACGCCTTACTGGACTCGCTCACAGAACGTTTCGTATACAAATTATATCTATACGGTAAACGAGCAGGGCGATCTATATGGATTCAATACAGCTGGAACACAAAACGGCGTATTGATTGAGATTTCTTTCTAATTATATTGCAAGGGTGTCACTGAAATATGTGACACCCTTTTTAATGAGGTGAGCGCATGTTCTACAAGGTCGTAAAAGACGGCAAAGTTGTTGATGTGCTTGACAGACTCATATACCTAAAGTATCAGGAGAAGTATGACCGTATGATATTCTGCGATGAAGAGGAAGCGCAGGCTATCTATTCTTCTGATGGCAAACATATTTGGCATGAAGAATCGTTATATCGAATTCCAGTTGACGGATATGATACCGTTCAATTGGAAGAGGTTGACGAATACGAATATGAACAGCTAAAGGTTCTTAATATGAAAACCCCAGAGGAAATTATTGACGCATATACAGCTATGCTATTAAGCGATGGGGTGATTTAAATGAATCAGTTTGTAGAGTCTTTAAAGCGCCTATATGACAACCACACCATTAAAGAGACAAAGGTTGTTTCTTTATACAATAACAATAAAATAACGAAAGACGAAATGATATATATCTTGGGAAAATAGATATATACCACCCTTCTTTTTGAAAAAATAGTCGATATGGCTGTTTTAATATGTAACTGCTAACACAATAAAAGGAGGTACTGTATGGCGATTAAATCAAAGAACGCATTCGGTAGCAAGGCAAACATTGAGACTGCTAAAACCAATGGGATGATTGACGAGTATGATATTCTTTATCTTGACGATGGCGAAATCGCTTGGCTAGACAAGAGCAAGAATACTGTTATCAACACTCCTCGCACTCAGGAAGATATTGTTGTCTCGTCTGTCGATAGCTTTGATGAGACTGATGGCAACAAGATTGTCGCTGGCAAGACGCTAGAGGAAGCTATCAAGATTGTCGCAAATTCCGTTTTGCCGAAAGTCCAAGAGAAAACCCTACAGTCTGCAAAGGATTATGCCGATACCGTTGCTGGCGGGAGTGTTGACGTAGTAGAGTTTTAACCCTGATTTTGGAGGTAATAAAATATGGCAGATACGGCGAATAAAGCCCCAATGTCAGTCGTTGTGACTACCTCCGAAAGACTGTCTAGTTTGTTGATTCAGAATGGTCAGCTTGTATTTGTAAAAGACAAGCGTAGAATTGCGTTTGACTGGAATGACAAAAGAACATTCTATAATCAAATCACGGAGTTGGAAACAGATTACGAGAGGATGTCAACTTCCTCCCCGTCTGATGGATACTATTTTGTTATCGAAACTGCTATTCTTTGGCGATACGATAACGGCTGGACTCAGATAACAACTAAGCCAGATGATATAGTATTCATAGGTGCTGAACTGCCAGAATTGGGGCAAGCCAAAGAAAAAACACTATATGTTGACAAAACAAAAAAAGAAATATCTGTTTATGATAAGGCCGCGAATTCATATGTCGTGGTGGCGAACAAAACAGATGGTTCTGGTGGCGGGTCTATCGATACCGTCACAAATGATGATATTGATTCTCTTTTTAAATAGGAGGAAAATTTATGGCTGAAAAGAAGTATATTGATCTAACTGGTCTTACTCATTATGACGAGAAGATTAAGGCTGTAATTGATTCTAAGGATGCCGCCGCCCTTAAGTCGGCTAAGGACTACGCAGATAGTCTTGCTGGAAATTATGATGCCGCTGGCACTGCCGAGACTAAGGTTCAGGAGCTTGCCAATGGTCAGGTGAAGACCAATACCGCTGCTATCTCTAAGCTCAATGGCGATGCTAAGACCGAGGGTTCTGTCGCTAAGGCTGTTGCCGATGCTCAGGCTGGTCTTGAGACTAAGATTTCTGCTGCTGATGCTAAGGCCGCTGCTGCTCAGACTGCTGCCGATAACCTTAAGACCTATGTTGGCACTATCCCCGAAGGTGCAACTTCCACTGATGTTGTGTCTTACGTAAACGAGAAGACCGCAGGTATTGCAACCGATGCTTCTCTTTCCGCTCTTACAAAGCGTGTAGGCACCGCCGAGGGTAAGATTACTGCTGCCGAGGGCAACATCACCAACCTTTCTGGTCGCGCTGATGCCGTTGAGGGCAAGGTTACTACGCTTATCGGCGAGGATACTGGTAAGTCTGCTCGTACAATTGCCAACGAGGAGCTTACTAAGCAGCTCATTCCTGAAAATGCTAAGGATAGTCTTAACACGCTTCAGGAAATTGCTGCTTGGATTCAGAATCACCCAGACGATGCTTCTGCAATGAATGCAGTTATCTCTGCTCTTAAGACTAAGGTTGGCGATATTCCCGAGGGTGCCACCGCTACTACTATTGTAGCCTATATCAAGGAGCTTGTTGACGCTGAAAAGACTCGCGCTACTGGTGTCGAGGGCGGTCTTGATACGAGGGTTAAGGCTGTCGAAGCCAAACTTGGCGATGGCGATGGTTCTGTCGCAAAGCAGATTGAAGCCGCCGTTAAGGTCGAGACTGACGCTCGTGTTGCCGCAGACGGCGCTCTCGATGGTAAGATTACCACCGCTCAGGGTGCTGCTGATAAGGCTCAGGGCGATGTAGATGCGCTTAAGGATGTTGTGGCTTCTAAGGCTGCTGCTTCTGATGTTACCGCTCTAACTACTCGTGTGACTGCTGCCGAGAAGGATATCGATGACCTTCAGGCTGCTATCGCGGCTGACGGCAAAGTTACCGCCGCAATCGCCGATGCTAAGAAGGCTGGTACTGACGCTCAGGCAACTGCTGATAAGAACAAGACTGACATTGCCACTCTTACCACGACTGTTGGTGGTCATACTACTACCCTAAGTTCTCAGGGCGATCGCATCTCTGCCCTTGAGACTAAGGTTGGCGATGGTTTTGTAGCCATTACAAATGAAGAGATTGACAATCTTTTTGCAGCCAAGCCAGCTGTATAATATAACGACAATAGAATAAGAGTTTTAAGCGGGGAGGAAGAGGTGTATACACCTCTTCCCCACCCTTCTACCCTGCCGTTTACCCTACAATTGTCAGAATAATAACAATTGTAGGGTAATTATTTTTTATAAAAATTATTTCTCAACGTCTCTGTTTTTTATTAATAGATATCTAATGGAAAATAAAGACGTTGAGAAATCAACATATTGAAAGGAGTGGTCGCATGGCAGAAACAAAGTTTCTTGACAGCATCGGCTTAACTTATCTACTTGAGAAGATAAACGCGAAGTTTTCAAAGATAGGTCATAAACATACCAAGGCGGACATTACTGACTTCGCACATGACCACGATGGGAGATATTATACCGAAACCGAAATCGACACAAAGGTTTCCGCGCTAAACTCTGCGATTTCTGGTAAGGCCAATTCTTCTCATAAACACGCTGCTGCTGATATTACGTCTGTGAATGCTTCTGCCATTACAGGTAGAATTGCTGCTGCTAATTTACCTAGTTACGTAGATGATGTGCTTGAGTATGCTGGAACATCTAAATTCCCTTCAACTGGTGAAGCTGGTAAGATTTATACTGATACAACGACAAACAAGATTTACCGCTGGGGCGGATCGTCTTATGTAGTTATTTCAGACACTATTGCCTTGGGTGAAACCAACTCTACCGCCTACCGTGGCGATAGAGGTAAAACTGCTTATAATCATTCGCAGATTACAAGCGGAAACCCACATAAGGTAACTAAGTCCGATGTTGGTCTTGGCAGTGTTGACAATACTTCTGACGCAAATAAAAGTGTTAAGTACGCCAAAAGTGCAACGGCTAACAACCCGATAAAAACAACAGGTACGGGCGCTGCATATGCGGCAATTGTTGATGGCATTACGGCTCTTACTATTGGTGTTAAATTTACTATGGTGCCACATGTTACTAGTACCACTAGGGCACCAACTCTTAATGTGAACAGTCTTGGTGCTAAAAGCATTAGAATGAGACTAACAAGCTCTACTACGGCTACAATTCAGCTTACAAGTGCTAGTTTCTTAACCGCCAATAAGCCCGTAAATGTTATGTATGACGGGACTTATTGGGTAATTGATGACTTTGCACAGCCTGACGTAAACAGTCTATATGGCACTGTGCCGATAGAAAAGGTTCAAGCTCATATTGCAAACACTACAATTCACATCACTGCCGCTGAGCGTGCTAAGTGGAATGCCAAAGCAGATATTACCATTGGCACTGCTGAACCAACTTCAAGTACGTCTGGAATTTTTTATATTCAGACAAATTAATAGACGTTATTCTGCTATAATATAGCAAAGTAAAAGTTCTTTTATTTAAGAGGAGGTGTAGAATTATGAAGATGTATTTAGGAGATGTACCAGTCAAGGCATTATATACGCATACCGATACTGATGAGGGCGACATTACTGCGCCAGATATGCAATCTGGCATGATTGCTTTTGCCAAAGGTGTAAAATTGACTGGCACTGGAAAGGCGTTTGCCTTTGTTTCTTATGGACAAATGTCAACAAATAAAGCTTGGCCTGTTCCATCTATTATCAATATTATTGAAGTGTCTTCATTGACGTATCCTGTAAAAACGAATATAGCACTAAGTTCTATGAAAAACACAAATTTTTCTACAATCCAAAAAATTGGGGCTGTTACTATTAACGGAACAGCGTATGACATCACAGCGCAAGTTTCCAATAATATGCTAACAGTAGGATGTTCTAAGGATATAGGTCTTGAAGTATTCTGCGGAAGGGATGAACACGTATGAGTGTAAAAAGACTACAGTATAATTATGCACAGATTGAACTTGACACTGGTTTGTGCGTTGGTTGCATGACTTGTTCTTATGAGATTACTATGGAAGGCTTTATTGCCGTTCCTAGTGCAAGTAATGATTATGTTGGTAAGTATTATCATGATGGATCTTGGTACGAGGATGCAGAATTCACTATTCCTTGGACTTTTGAAGGTTAATTAAAAACTAAATACATAACCTTATTAGGGGTGTGAGTATTTCGCTTACGCCCCTTTTTATTTTTTATTATATAAAAATAAAAATTTGGAGGTGATTATATGGCATTACCATACGTAAGCGTGTCAGCAAGCAGCTCTGGCAATAGATATATCACTGTGACTGGTAGGATGAACTGGTTCTTCAGCAGAATAAAATGATAATTTTAAATAACAATTGAATAATACGTGTACTGGGCATAGTGGGTTATTTATATTCTCCATGCCTTTGTTATCGAACAAAAAAAAAAAAAATGAAAGGCGGTTGGTAAATTGGCGAGTAATAGCAATACTAAAAATAGCGGCAAGGGCGGCGTTACAACTGCGGTCAGCGCATGGTATGATAGCGAAACTGGGAATACAGTAAGACTTTGCATAAGTACGAGCGTTAAGGGAAGCTCTAATGGCCCGTGGGGCTATGGCGTAGTCGGGCAGTCTGGCTACGAAGGGAATGGAGCAAACTGGAAAGAGGTCGGTCGCGGAGTTTTTAACTATGCCAACACTGTCGTTAATGGTACAGCATATTTTACAGTCGGAAAAACCCATAGCGGATGGACTGCGAGCTGTTGGGCAAAGTCGTGGGGCGAAGCGGCTGGTGGATATGGCGCATACATTGCCAGCGATGATGTTCGCTGTAACGTATGGATCCCAGCAACGTCTAGATACACTCTTTCCTATAATGCCAACGGTGGCTCGGGCGCTCCTTCGAGCCAAACAAAATGGCATGGCGAAACATTAACGCTCTCCTCTGCTAAGCCAACAAGAGACGGATATGAATTTGCTGGTTGGGGTACGTCTGCCACTGATACTGGCGTTAAATATGCTGCTGGCGGACAATATACAGGAAATGCAAGCATCACACTGTATGCTATCTGGACTAACGCTGCAAAGATGACTCTTGCATATAATGCCAACGGTGGCTCGGGCGCTCCTTCGAGCCAAACACATTTGATAAATACAACCTCTAAAATATCTGGTGCTAAGCCCACTAGAGACAAGTATGTGTTTTTAGGGTGGTCTACGAGCAGTTCTGCCACAAGTGCAACATATATCGCAGACGGGCAGTACACAAACAACAATTTTACCAATGGCGCAACCGTCACGTTGTACGCTGTGTGGCTGAAGAAGAGTCCGAGTATATATATAAATTCATCAGAACATAGTTTCAAATCGGTTTGGGTAAATGTGCCTTCTGGCAAGAGCCTTAAATCAATCTGGTTCAAGACTGGTTAGTTGATGGGAGGTAATTGAGTTGGCTGACGAAGTTGAATTAAGTGAAGTTGATTACAAGCTTAAATATACAGGCGAGGAAGTCGATAGTCTCCTTGCGTTTATAAAAGATTTTAAAAATATCTACAACAAGATGAAGCGCGTTCAGGCTGGATGTGAAGCTATCTCTACGACTACGGCTGGTGCAGATGTGATTAAGGTTATAGATTTCAGTGTTGCCTTTAACGGTGTGCCGAATGTTATGCTCATACCTACTTTTCTAAATGATAAAACGGCTAAGGCAAAAGTTCTTAATATCACGTCTTCTAATTTCAAGGTTCAGGTAGTAGGAAATGATAACGATGCCACAACCAACTTGTATTGGATAGCTACTGAACAGTAAATCTTGTTTGATTATATATCAAAGTTTGAATGAAAGGAAGTAAAAATATGAGTTGGGTTAATCTTAATGATGTTTATGTAAATCAGACTGGCGGAACTATTGCTGGCGATCTATCTGTAAACGGCGCTTTGACGGTAAATGATGGCAAGGGAACGAACACCACATACAATGTTGCCAATGAAATTACAACGTTGCGGGATTCCGTATCCCAATGTAAACCGCAATATAAAATTTATGCTGGGTCGAGGGTAATAAACATCACACAATCTTGGGGTACGCTATTTACAAAAGACGAATTTATATCCTCTTTTGGACGCGAATTTAATAATTCAAGAGACAGCATATCAGTTATGAATGGAGATGCGAAAGCCAACAATATTACCGTTTTTGGTGTTTCGTATTATCCACAAGACGGCAAGTTGCTTGTTGCATTATCGGCGAACGGCGGCGGTGCTTTTAGGATCAATTATATCGTAGTTCTTGCTGAGTAGACGTTATTGGCATACGCATATAAGAAATCATGCGCTAGTTGATATACCATGAACAAATACCCCTGTTAATAGCACCAGATATCGAAGCAGCAACTTGAAACCCAATTGCTCCGTTTGGATGGACATAGCCATATGCGCATACGTTGAGTATGTAGCCATTGGCATTTGTCACACATGATGGCGAATAAATTGTATGGTCTGGTCGAAGATTTTCTGGAATGACATGTTCTATTCCCCAATACTCATTTGTTGATTGAGAAACAGTCCATACGAGTATACACGTGTATCCAACACGCCGAATATGAACGTATGAGGAACTACCCGGCGCTCCGTATAGCACAAGCGTATCGTCTTGGGATACGGAATGCTAAGTATGGGTTTCCGTATCCCTGACAAAAGACACATGCAAAGGAGCCAACGGCTGGGTTGTACAAACTGGCGCAATTACACGTACAGAAAATTGTGTAACCATGTGGGTAGATGTTGTTGCTGGAAATAGCGCGAATAAGAATGTAAATACAACGTTTGCGACAATGCCGTCTGCTTTCGCGCCTAGCACATATAATATTGAACTTCCAGTATTAGGGTTCACTACAACGTCTTATCCAATTAGCTTTTGGATAATAATCACTACAAGTGGAGAAATCAAAATTAAGCAATATGTACTACCGTCTAACACAGTTCTAGGCCAAATTAAATGTTGTTGTACGTATTTAAAAATTTAATAGCATTCCGTATCTCAGATTAAATTATTGTGGAGCGGGTCTGTGTACGGCGGCGGTTCATTTGTCGTACCAGAGCTAAAAGAATATACATTTGTAGAAGTGGTTACTTCAAATGCTGATGAAAATCATTGGGGCGTATTATGTTTTAATGACATGAATGCATTAAAATCTACCGATGATGCATATGGCATGTGGGTATACGCAGATATACACGCTGGCTTGGATTACATAGTATCAATAAAATCAAAATTGGAAATACAGAAAGACTTAAAGACTGTGAAATTCACAGCTGGATATGCATTTAACGTAATGAAAGAAAACACCGTTATTACTTCAACGCAAAAACTTCGTATCGTTGCTGTGTATGGCGTTAGATAGGCTGTATTATAGATACAACATTCCAGATATCTTACGCACTCCATATGCATACATGCCGTTATAGTATGATGCATTTAAAGTCAGTTTTCCATCTGGGTCAAGCTCAACAAATACTGAAAATTGCGCAGAAAAATCTGCAACTCCTACAAAATATACATTTGTTTTTGGTCTATATTTTGATGGCAATGATATGGACACTGACTTATATCCATTTCCACTTGCAGACATAAAGCCAGAAACCCTGTCACATATAACCTTTATCGCGTTTTGACTTGGAATATACACGACATTTATATCAAATGTTGCACCAACAAGGTCAACGCTATAGTCGCCAATTTTCTCTTGGGATACGGAATGCTATTTTAACTTTCCTATAACAGTTTCCTGTACGTACATTCCTACATTAGACATAGATGTTGCAGATGAAAGATAGCATCTAACGTCTGTTACATTCTTAATTTCGACATAATGTCCAATCCATAATCCATTTCCAGTGACGGGATTAACATCTGCATATAAGATAGAGTCGTATATATCAGGGGCGTTAAACGCATAAGAACAAAAGTACAATGAACCAAATAGAGCTGTTGCAGAAATGGTTTTATGAACTTTTCTTGTTGACAGAGCATAGCCTATTCCAAAATTAAAAATAGTCCAATCTCCATTTTGGGATACGGAATACTAGGTTATTAAACTTCAATATAATAAACGATAACATTTATTTTTCTATTTGAATATTTCCCTGCGCTGCCGTCCCATGCCATAAGACGAACTGTTCTACCCTGTTGTGCGTCAGTTCCCGTATGAAACGCATATCTCGCATCGTACATCCCACCAATTCCTATTGGAATCTGCCTTGCGTTAAGTCCCGTTTCGAAATATCCATTAGGGTCTGTAGTTGTATCTATTTGTTTTGTTTTTATAATATGGGATACGGAATTCCCATGTTTAGTATTCCGTATCCCAAATCAGTAATAGAGTATTGCTTTGGAGTGGAACGGCTGGCAAAGGTGTGAAAATTACGATTGACAGCGACTATTCATTTAAAGAATTCAAATCATTTTATTGCCTTACAAGTATCGATAAAACAATCGGATTGCCGCTTGTAAGAAACTCTGGAATACAACAAGACCAGCATTTACACGGCATTACTGGATGGGATGATGGTAATACAACATATACGCTTGTTGGGCTAATTAGAATAAATACAGAGACAACTGCGACCATTACGTCTATATCAAAACACGATATAAGTGGCAATGGTGGAATTGCTGGCAGCTTACTTAAACTATGGGGATGTTACTAATCGTTACTTCCACATGCCTTTGACGTTATATTCTATAAATGCCACTGTAGTAGTATTGTTATATTTTATATCTTGGTTTAACACATATACTCCAGTGTCTACTAGCCCAATAGAAGCTCCTGTACCAGATAATACGTAAACGCCCTTTTGTCCAGAGCTATATATTGCAGAAGCGCCCTTATACAATAAACTAGTTAAAGGAAATGGAAAATCAACAGCGGGTGCAGTAACACTACCAATCCCTTTTATTTCTTTTCCTCCCCAAAATTCTGCAAGACCGCTATTCCATTTGCGATAAAACCAGATTCCAGATGTTCCCTGTGCGACAATATAGTCGTGGGATACGGAATGCTATAACGGTATAGCAATCCAATTTATAGTACATTGTATGTGTTGATATTCTTGGTGACTATTCCAAACGTCCATAGTAAACCCAGTTGATGTTTTGTTATACACCATTTCCGTAACAGAAGGCCATCCCCATGTTTCAATTTTTGGAAACTGAAGAGATGTGATAACAACATAATCTGTTTCGATTGGTGTATTAAATTTAACCTGAACAACGTTATCATTTATGTTTGTTGTCATGGTAACAACACCTCTTTGGGATACGGAATACCCATGTTTAGTATTCCGTATCCCAGAGCGAATGGAAAGTCCTCAAGGGCAACATCGGCTCCAACCATCTGGCGTACAAAATCTGCAATGGCATCTGCTATCTGAGCATCGATTGCGGCGGAGACTGGAGCATCAAGGCCAACGCGAAGTCCACTGTTGACATCATTACCATGCCAGACGAAGCATTGCCATCCACGTGGATTGTTTCAGCTGCTTGTTACCCAAAGGGCGGCAATTCAGACTTCGTTTGCGGTGTGACATTAAACAGGAAGACTAAGAAGCTATCCGTATGCAACTACTCGAACACGGCAACCAACTACTATTCCGTCACTTTCTGCTATCCAGTCAAAAATTAGCAGTTATATGACATTCTTTTTGTATAGAATTACGAATGTAATTTTAAAATCATGCCATGTGCCTTTGTTTGTTACCTCGTTATTTTGAATGCTTGCATATGCAGTGTCGTTATCGCGCAGACCAAATTGCGTGATAATACATGAACCTGTGTGGTTTGACTTCACCGTGGTAAGGCATACAGGCGTATAGCCATCGTATTTCACGCTGGTGTCAAAGTCGGCAACCGCGCCATACCTTAATGATTTGGCGGCAGACGTGAAGCTCTTTGTCGTGTACTGGGATACGGAATGCTATGTTAAAAAATAACAAAGGTTGCCCTTACGCTTCTGTTGCCAGACTGTAAATATAAATATCCATTTTGATAATAGGCAGTTGCGTGTAGGCTTATGTCAGAAACATAATAGCAATCTACACAATCGTCAGGCCGTGTATTATTTTTAATAAAATGAGATATGGGAAACACTGTAGAACATAGCGGTCTATTATTGTAAACGCATATTAAACAACCCATTTTTGTTGTGGGTAAATTGACTTTAAATGATTCGTATGAAGTAGAACCGCTTGTTTTTGCCACCTCTACAGGAGCTTGGGATACGGAATCCCCAGTTAGCTTATAGCCCTTATTTTAGACTTTCTAGCTTTGTCGAATATCAGCTTCTCAACAGCCGCCTGAGCTTCTTGGCAGATTGTTTTACGAGGAACGATATAGTGATTATATGCTGTGCTAATCTCTGTATGACCAAGCATCATGGCAACGGTTTCGATGCCAACTCCTGCTTCAATTGCAAGTGTAGCCCATGTATGACGCATGTTAGTCATAGATACATATGGTACACCCATCTTCTTACACTGTGACTTGATAGCACGAGCTGCTTTATCGGGAGATACATCACCGATAAGAAGCCCATGTCCTTTAATCTGCTTTAGGCGCTGACGTGCAAACTTAGGTAGATAGCAAGACCTAGTAGACTTTTCTGTCTTAGTTTTTACTGTGATGATTTGACCGTTCACATATTGGCGCGACTTGCTAATACGCACCTCGCCAGTCTTAAGATTGATATCAGACCATTCGAGAGCGCAAGCTTCGCCACGGCGCAAACCAAGAGTTACAGCACAGATAGTTACGGCTTCAGCCCAATGACCCCACATGCCGCGAAGCATCTCTGATACCTCTTGTGCGTCTAAAACATCTGGGCGATAAGGCTTGGGGTGGTTTACTTCTATGTATGCGGTTGGATCGATAATATGTAGGCGCTTCTTGCGAATCCACCAACGGATGATTTGGCGAATACATTTAAACGCTTTCTCTCCTGCGCCAGCTTTTTCAAATGAGTCTACCCACTCCTGCAAATCATCAGGGCAGATATCTTCAATCTCACATTCGCCCCATCGCGGAAGTACATGAAGACGCATTGATGAGTCGTATCCAGCTATGGTGGATGCCGCCATCTTCTGTGTTTTCTCGGGTAGATAATGCTGTTCATAGATGTCGATAAGTTTCATTTTTTAAATCCTTTCATTGAAAAAATCCCACGCAATTTAACTCGAAATGAGTATATAACTTGCGTGGGATTTTTTCAATGGTGCATATAAATTTATTTATATATAAATTAAAAGTTCTACAATTTTGAATATTAGAAAACACATTTTATGTTACAATATTAACCATATTTATAAACTCTAATGACCAAGGAGGTATGTCTATGTACGAAGTGCCTTGTTTAAATCTTAACGGAGACACAATTAATAGATTCTATCAATGGGACATAGACCAGAAGATAGTTATCGACCTTAATGGATGCGATGAGAGATATCTTCAGAATCCACCTGAAGTACATTTCTCTAATTCAAGTAGGAAAGAAGCGTTGGTTGTTCGCTCTACTGTAAAATATAGTGGTGATGATGTAGCTGTTCAAGATGACAGTGTGGCAACAATGCACGCAGGAGATATCATTATTGCCGATATTCCTAATATTCTATTGCAGGAGCCTTATCCTCTACTTGTCTATGTATATTTAACTGACGCAGATGATTCGTCTTCTCAGAAAACAATTCTATATAGTGAGATCCCTGTTCGTAAACGTGCAAAGCCAAGCGATTATCTCTACGTTGAGAATATTACTCGCATTACTGCCGAGATGATTAAAAAAGAAATTGAATCTAGCACCGAGACGGCTAGAACAAATGCCATTAACGAGATTAATAACGTTAAAACAGAGTCTATAGCTACTGTTACAGATACAAGAGATGCTGCTGTAAATACCATAACACAGACTAAGACAAACGCCGTTAGCACTGTTGATGAAGCCAAAGAAGGCTTTATCACCACTGGCAACGCCCTTGTTAATACCGCCACTGAGATTAAGAATAATACTCAGAAGACATATGATAATGCCGTTTCTGTTGCAAATAAGACTCAGCAGACTATTGAGACAAACATAAACACGCTCATCACAAAGAACGGCGTGTATCTTAAGACTGTTAACGATGGAAGCGGCAATGCAAATCTTGCCATTCTCGTAAACCAATCATAAAGGAGGTGCGATGATATGTCAACTGCCTATCATGTTGAAACTATCGAGCGCATCACCGAGCAGATGTTGACAGAGGAAGTAATCAGCGATGTAAACAAGATAATGTGGGACGCAGACACACAGGTTAAAAAGATTAAAACTGATGCTGTTAATGAGATTGAAAAAATTACTCCCGAAGCTGTCAATACAATCAACAAAATTGAACAAGATGCTTTAAAGTATATTGCCAGTGAAAAGCGGGATATGATTTTCACTTTGGGTGAGAATGATGCCGATGGTAATCCAGCAGTAAGGGGCAAACTGCGCAAAATTGATACTGATACTACTGCGATATATAATAAGCTTCTTGATGTCGCTCCCAATACAGAAGCAAAGATACAGCAAAATATAAGAATTATGATTGTTAATGATGGTTATGCTATTGAGCTTGTAAACGATGGCAGTGGAAACATTGCCGTTAATTTAGCAAGGAGGTCTGTATAAAAATATGGATGGAAATAAGATAATGAAATCCCTTGGCGGTCTTGAGGTGTATGACGAAGCTTGCAGACAGCGCGTTGTAGGTATTACAAGTGCTGGCACTGGTGCTGCATATACTGCTGCCGTTAAGGCAATTGAAGTTCTTTCTGTTGGTGCTAACTTTGTTATGGTGCCACATGTTACTAGCACTACTACTGCGCCAACATTAAATGTCAATGGTCTTGGCGCGAAGAATATTAGGATACGTATTTCTAGCTCTCCTAAATCTACTATTCAGCTGCCAAGTGAAGATTTCCTTACAAACGGCAAGCCAGTAAGACTTATATATGACGGTCAATATTGGATTGTAGATGATATGGTTCAGCCTAATGCCAATGGCCTATACGGTACTGTTCCTGTGGCTTCTGGTGGCACTGGTGGCACAACTGTTGAAGAAGCCAGAAACAACTTGGGTCTTGGAAATACAAGCGGTGCTCTGCCTATTGCTAATGGCGGTACTGGATGTACAACACTTGCAGATGCTAAGAAGCTATTTAGCGTAGCAGATGATACTGGTGTCATTCCAGTATCGAGTGGCGGCACTGGTGCCAAGACCGCTGCTGATGCTAGAACGAATCTCGGTATTACTCTTGCCAATATCGGAGCCGCTGCAAGTTCTCATAAGCATGATGCTTCAGATATTACAAGCGGCGCTCTTGCTATCGAGCATGGTGGTACTGGTGCAACAAATGCGAAAGCTGCCTTGAATAATCTCGGTATCAGATGGGGTAAAGATAAAGCCGAGGATTCTGGTACACCGAATACCATCTATATTCAGTTGCTTGATTAGGTGGTGATGTAGATGGCTGTTGACAAATATGGTGGCGAAGATACGCACTCTTATAGCTGGGGTACTGGCACAAGCCAAGCATATGTATGGGCTGAAGTGACAAATAAAGACGATGATACATCTTATGTACATGTAAAAGGATGTGTTTCATCTAAAGGCAATTATAGAATTAGTCAATATGGTGTTCATGTTCAATCTGGACAAAATGGGTCTAATCAATGGACTGACACAACCGCCGTATTTGACTATAATAATTGGGTCGGCAATATTGATAGCACATGGGAAGTAGCCCGTGGAAAAAACGATAAAAGCGTAAATTGTTGGACTAAGTATTGGGGAGAAAAGGTAGGCGGCATAGGCGCTGGTTCTTGGGCTGGCAGTGTATCTGTAGATGTTACAGTTCCAAAACGTCCATATCATGAGCATGGAACCCCAACTTTAACAACTATAAAGACAACCGCACACTATGGCGAAACCATAACATTGTCTTTTGCCAAAAGTGAAACACAGGGCAACGCAAACTTTAAGCGCTTTGAATTATATCAAGGAACTACTAAGCTATATAGTGGTACTGATACAAGCTATACAGTTACACCTTCTGATGTCACTGGTGTAGTAGGTGGTACTGCAACATATACTCTTAAAGAAGTGCATGAGTGGTATGATGAATACCCGTCTAAAGAAACCTCAATATCTATTAAGGTACAGTCTGGTGTTGTCACTATATATGATGAGAATAGGGTAAAGCACGTTGGTCTTGTCACAATGTATGATGAGCAGCGTGTCAAACACTATGTATTGATTACTGCATATGACGAAAACGGCAAGGCTCATAATGTGGTATAATATAGGTAACATAAGTTAGGCTGCGTTCTAATGAGAACATTATGTCTGAAACATCAGAACAATCTTTTATTGGCACAATGTCAACCAATGAGATTTGGAGGGGCAATGATACAAGTCGGTGTCTAACTGACGATCTAAATGCTATGGACACAATTCATGAATCTTTGCCAAACACTTATGCTGCTAAGAATCATACGCACTCTGGATATGCTGCTAAAAACCACACTCACAGTTATCTGCCTTTAAGCGGTGGCACACTCACAGGAAATGTCACAACAAGCAAAGACATTAATATGGGTGTAGAAGCTGCTATACAAGGCAAGACATCAGACGGAACTTTGAAGAATGTATTCGTCCCCGTGTCTGCTGCTGGCAATACGGCAATTGGATATGACAACTATCAAAAGTCTGACGGAACAACTAATCTATACGGAAACTCTGTTCGTATTTGGAGTAAAACTGGCGGTCTTACTGGTTCTAATTATGGTGAAAATAAGGTTCTGTGGAGCGGTGCCTTATACGTAAAAGAGGATACTACTATTGCCCTTTCTGGCAATGTGTCTGCGCAACCTCATGGCATTTCTCTAATATTCAGTGCATATGACGTTGACAATGCATCTCCTGTTAATTCTAGCTGGAACTCTTTCTTTGTTCCTAAATATGCTGTAGCAAATGATAACGGCGGTGGGTTCTCATTCATACTTGAGCGTGCTGGAAAGTTCTACAAGAAGTATCTTTATATTAATAATAATGAGATAAAAGGTAATGCTGTAAATAACAACTCAGCCCTTTCTCTTCATGGTCAAACAGTTGACAACAGAAACATGGTTCTTCGTTACGTAATCGGTGTTTAAATAATTCAGGGAAACAGATTAATTTCTGTTTCCCTTTTTTTTACGATTTTTGGTTGCCTTCTTTTTCAATAATGTATTTTAAATCACTGCAAATAGATTGTATTTCCTTTTGAACACTTTCTAATCTAGATAATATTTTATTTACTGAATCTCGCTGTAATGTCATTGAATCCATCTCCTTTTAGATATTAATTATAGTATATAAAAAAGAGGTTCAATTAAGAACCTCAGTGAGTGTAAGGTGTTGTATATTTGAGCCTAGTTGCGTAGACTTAGCCGAAGGAAATGGACGATAGTGTTTAAGCAAATCCATAAGCAAATATGACTCAAATACATACAACATTAATATAAGGTATTGCTTAATTTAAGCAAATATAGGAAATCCCAAACCCTTTGTCTATCAAGGAGTCATAATTACTTACTCGTTGTTATCTCCTAGAACTCCAAATGCAAAGCCCTTATATATATTACTTTATTTATATGGCGTTTGCAAGCCTGTTTAGAAATTTTACGCAAACGATACGCAACTGCTTTAAAACGTAAAAAATAAATTTGCTTAAATTTCTACGCAAATTGAATCTCTACGCAAATACGCAAATAATGAATATAAAAAAAGACTCCCATTATAATAGGAAGTCTTCTGCTTTTGCCACTTCTTCATTCAGTTTTGTCTCTAACAAGTGGGTATATTTCAAAGTGGTAGCATAACTAGTATGCCCCATGATTCTTTGTATAAACACTGGATCTAATTTCTTTTCAAAACACCTAGTAGCAAACGTATGTCTAAACGCATGTGGATAGATGTGTTCCATTTTTTCTGGCGCTCTGCCTTCTATTGCCGCATTATATTCTTCTTTTTCGTTGATGTTCTTCAATACCTTTTCAATGTTATGGGACAATGCATATCTTGTTACTGGCGAGCCAAGTGTTGTCGTAAAAACTAAATCGCCTAACTCTGGTCGCAATCTCCATCTACTTCCAAGCTTTGCTTTGTATTGGTCTTGTTTTACCTTCCAATCTTTAAATAGTTCTCCTACATTCCCGAAGAACGGAATAGTTCTGTAGCTATTGCTCGTCTTTGGCGTTGTGAGATATTCCATTTTCTTGCCGTCAACATAGCCAATGCTCAGGCTTCTTTGTATCCTGATTGTTTTGTTTTGCCAGTTTATATCCTGCCATTGAAGGCCGCTGAATTCACCGATTCTCATGCCAGTAAGTAATAAGATTTGGTAAGCTTCATTGTAATACTCATGTTCTATTTCATCTAAAAACATTTTCATTTCACGAGAACTCAAAACCCTACGTTCTTGAACAGCTTCATTCTCGTCTTTTATTGCTATATTAATACACGGGTTAGACTTAATGATTTGATTCATAACCGCTATATCCAAACACTCTCTGAGTACGCCAAGTGCTTCTCTCAGCGTTCTTGCTTTGAATTTACTAAGCAATTCGTTTGTTGTGTCTTGCATATTCATATGAGATATATTCTCTATCTTTTTATCCCCTATTGCAGCAATGTATGTGTTAGATACTTTTCTATGATATGCCTTTTTAGACACTTCCGACTTCAATGCTGGCTTTTTGTATTTTTCAAACCACTCTTCAAACCATTCAGACAGTGTAAGGTTTGGTCTAATATTCTTTTCGTCTCTTAGAATCTTAATTTTTTCTTCTTCAAAACGTTTCTTTAATGTTGGTAGATGCATATCGTATAAGCAAATTTTTGTACCATTAATCATTGCACGCGCTTCAAAACGTTTATCTTTTCGTTGACTGTATCCGCGCCCCAAGTCTTTGCCTTTAAGGTCTTTCCCCATGATGTTAACACACCTTTATAATATATTTTTACAACAATATTGTATCTTTGTTTTACGTAAATTACAAAAGATAAGTTCTATAAAGAATATTTGCACAAAAATGGGGCTTGTTATAGCCCCACTGCATATATATTTAGTTGTTATTTTGCCGCGGGTAATCCAACGGTATGTTGACCACATCTATCTAATTGTTCTTTGCCTGCGTAGTAAATGTATTAGAAACAATAATAAAACCACTTAGCTCTTTATACTTATTAAGATACCAACGAGACTTTTCCATGTTCTCTTCGATATCACCTTTATATGGCGCTCTATACCTGTATTTCCAGCAGTTTAGAAGACAAAAATTCATAACTGCTTCTTTTCCAAAGACAAGAATCATCTCATCAATACATTCCATTCCATGCTCATAATGAGGAGGTTCGTTTACCATATCAACATCATCCTCATCATTAACAGGCTTGTCATACATACTGTTTACAAACTCAGCAACCTCCTTAAGCTCCTCCTCATTACCATGAACAATAAGAGAGTTGTTGCCGCTCTTGCTCTCGTTATAACTAATTACCGCCATGCTACTCCTCCTCGCCTGTAATCAATTCTGAATATGGAAGTGTTTTGATCCAGTCGCACAACGTATGCCACTCATTAAGCTTATGGTTCTTGCGAGACTTATACATGTTCGCAAGAACCTCATAATTCAGCATGACAGTGCGCTTCTGATTATACGAGCTAGGTAGAAGCTGAATCATTTGCCACCAATATTTTTTATCTTTCGTCTCAAGATAGGCGCTTCGATATTTGTTCAAGCCTTCAATGGTTAATTCGAGAAGATCTTTTGGCCAGATGGTAGTAGCATATTTAAAATATGTGTAGTGTTCATCATCCGCATAGGGCTCGGCGACAAGCCTATCATTATCCGAGTCTTGGTCTGGATTCTCAGCCAAATGCTCATGACTAAAATCATCAATAGTAAACTCTTTAGCCTGAATCTTATGCATTGTGCTGCAAGAGTTTGCGACTGTGCCAACCTTGTAAGTATCGAATTCCTTCCACCAGTATAGCGGAGCTGTGATATCGCAATACACAGTAATCATACGAAGATACTTACGATGGTCTGTGCCAGCATTGCGAAGGCGCTTCATAAGATTCAAATCGTTATTGCCGACTTCAAATACGCCCTTATATGAATCTCCACCATAATACTTATATTCGCTGTCGCTCTTAGCCCAAGAGTTCATTGGGTTGCGCATACCACGAATAGCGGGTTCCAATCCACATATCTCGGTCTTTTCAATTTTCAGCATATATCCTCCTAGAACTTTATATGAAGTGCCAAAAGACTAATATCTTTATATGTCTTTTGGCACTATTATAACATATGTATTTATTTGTTTAGATAAGAATCAATGGCAATCTCTAAGAACTTTAGGTAGTCTTCCCAAAGACCACGCTTATAGATATAGCCCTTGACATCGCGTGTAAGACACAAAGACTTCATATCTTGCCTGTAGTCAAACAACTTGCGCTTACCCTTCGGCCTTAGTTTCTTCGCTAGAACTTCATTGAGAAATCTATCATTAAACTTCTTAATGACGATATAGTTGTCTAGCTTTGAAACTAGACTTTTATAACGAGCAAGCTCATTTTCGGGTATATCTACCTGCGCTTTTGGTAGGTTCTTTGACGAGAATGGGCTAGTTTTCGCACCACTAGTCTTAGGCTTCATTAAAGAAGCAACTTGATCCATATCAGAAGCGTTAAACTTAAATACTACCTCTCCATCTGATTCATCACAGTCAAAAACATTTACGCCATTTTTCTTGAGGGCTTTAACTACGTTATGACCACGTTGAACAGATGGAATATAAGCAATAAGCTTAGACCTACCATAATGCCAAATTCTTGAATTGTAATAGCATGGAATATACACATTATCCTCGTCAATCTTACCATTACAATCACGACAGAAATCATTTGTTGCATTATTGATAACAGGTAAAATACGATATACAGATTTATAATGATTAACTAAATAACCACTCATTAAACCACCCCCCCTACAGATAATCACCGATAGACCATCCGCTTAATACACCGTTGCCAATAAGATACATCATAAACATATCCACAGATTCTTTAACCTCAATAGCAGGTGCAAACTTTGGATTACGCTCAAGCATACTCTGATAATCATATGGCTGAAGAAACTCTTCGTCCAATACGTCAATTTTTAAATCTTCTGGCTTATCTTTTGGAATTGTGACATTGAATGTTATTGTCGGATATTTATGTACATGCTTGCATAGATACCATGATGAAGCACCTAAATCATAAAACCCGAGTCTATTCATTTCATCATCGGAGAGAATATGCGCTTTTACATTTGCATTCAATCCATTTTTATTAATAGGTACTTTGCGAAACATACAACGCGCCTTTCCAATTGGGCGAAAGCATTCACATGCGTTTAAGTCTTTATCAATATCATCATACTTGACTTCACAAGGAATCGCCCAGTCATTCCAACCAAGATAGTGCTTGCATACATCACATGTATACTTACTTTGCATCTGTTGACCCCAGACCACCATTGCGCACATCGCTGGTGTTATCGTCTAGGGTAATACCAAATGGAAGGAAAACGCCCTGACAGAAAGCATCTCCCTTGTTAATACGAATCTCCTTGGCTAGACAACTGTTATTTGTCAACTTTACAAAAATATTGCCTTCATTATCAGAGTCAAAGTAATCGCCATCAATAATAGATACAGTGTTTGCCATTGACAAACCGTATTTGAAACCAAGTCCACTACGCGGGAATCCCATCAGAACCCAGCCATCATACATCTCACAGCGAATACCAGTCGGAATCTTAATGGAGTCGTTAGGCTCAAGAACAAAGCTCATTGGAGAAAAGAAATCATAACCTGCACTCTGAGCTGTGGCACGCTTAGGGAGCTTGATACCATTATAGATATTGCGAAGATGCTTCTCAAGCTTATCGTTATCAGTCTCGTCCTTTAGGGCATCGAAGGTATCAAGCCAATCATCGTGGAACTGATTGTAGGATACCTTAGAGAACTCAGCCATACGCTTCATATAAATCACCTTTCTTTGTTGTCGCATATAACGTTAATTATTATACAGTACAATCTTATTTGTTGCTAGAGTTTTTTGAACATTTATTACACGCTGATTTGAACTTCCACACCACTTTAAAGATATGTCATTAAGCTCATCAACATATTTACCATCGACAACAACATCGCACATAGAAACAATGTTCTTTCGAGCTGTCTTAACTTTAACAGTCTTAAAAAAGTCTAATGGGTTTAAATCATTTAACATAGCTGGCTTAAAGATTTGTTCCCATGTAAATCCAGTATACAGCCAGATTTTCTTGTCTGGAAACTTGGCTTTAATGTCTTTGATGAGAGAAAGAACATCGTATACATTTTCAGGCTCAAGCGGCTCTCCACCAAGGATGGTTACTCTGGCAACAAACGACTGCGCAACAAGCTTAAGAAACTCTTCTTTAGTCTGCTTAGTCCATTCTTTGCCACCAGTAAATCCCCATGTCTCACTGTTAAAACAGTTTTTACAATGGGCGCGGCACCCTTGTACAAAAAGAGAAACGCCGATGCCGCTGCCATTTGAAATATCCATCTTGCGAATTAATGCATACCTAATTTTAATCACCATCTTCCGCTGGCATATCGTCTACATGAAGGACACGCTCTTTAATCTCTTGAGTGCGTCCAGCATTCCAGAAGTTACTTCCAATGTCCTTACTACCCTCGGTTTCCCGATATTTATTAGGGGAGTAGACTATACAATCTAATCATTACCAATACGTTAAAGCCCACTTATGAAACGACCAGTTTCTTCATCTCGTTTTAAATTACCAAGCGATACTGCATAGCCAACATTTTCTTTTGTGGTACACCACTCTAGATTCTCTGCCCTATTGTCATCTCTTTGGCAATTTTTATGATTAACCACATTTTTATTATCTGGATTCGGAATAAAGTATTTCGCAACTAACCTATGAACATATAAGTCTTTGCGTTTCCCAGTTGACATCTGCCTACAACATATTCTCATATATCCATTTTTTGTTGGCCTTGGATTTATTTCGTATAATTCTGTGGTTTTGTCGTTCCTTCTTCTATTTCCCTTACCTAAATTACAATATACCTTTCCGTCATCAGAAATAAAGTATCCATCAAAATCTTCTATTGGCTTCATCATGCGCATCACCTCATTAGAGGTAATGATTAGTCGGTATTATAGTCGTTGAAGGTTTCTCCTATTTAGGAGACTTCCCTGCGTTTGATTACCCAATTCTTAACGATGTTACCATACCAAGTCCGTTACTACTCGCCGCAATTATATTACTATAATTGTTTGGTTGTTAAGACTCTAAGGGCTTCCCCGCAATTTAACCGATTTAACGTGGACTACATTTTACTTCAATCCACATGTTCTGCGTGCCACGCTCATTTTATCATGGTCGCGGTTGCCACAGTTGGGGCATTCCCAAACAAGCTCGCCAGTATCCTTATCCTCTACAATAAGGATCTCCTTGTCCCAACCGCACACCATACAATAATCGCTCTTTGTATTCAGCTCAGCATACATAATATTGTCATAGATAAACTGAATAATCTGAATCACTGCATCGATATTGTTTGTTAGATTTGGCACCTCAACATAGCTAATGGCACCGCCCTGAGAAAGCTTCTGGAACTTAGACTCGATAGCAAGCTTGCTAAACGCATCGATGTGTTCAGTAACATTAACATGATAAGAGTTGGTAATATAATCCTTATCAGTGATACCCTCGATTACACCAAAGCGCTTCTTTAAACACTTTGCAAATTTGTATGTGGTAGATTCAATTGGGCTACCGTATGGACTGTAATCAATGTTCTCTGCTTCCTTCCATTGATTGCACTTATCGGTAAGAGCCTGCATTACCTCAAGTCCAAACTTCTCACCAATATCACCATCTGTATGGCTATGACCAGTCATATACTTTACACACTCATAAAGCCCAGCGTATCCAAGTGAAATTGTTGAATATCCATTGTAAAGAAGCTTGTCAATCTTTTCACCCTTGTCCAAGCGAGCAAAAGCGCCATGCTGCCAAAGGATAGGTGCTACATCAGATGGAGTACCCATGAGCCTATTATGACGTGCCTGTAGCGCCTTGTGACAAAGTTCAGTGCGCTCATCAAAAAGCTTCCAGAACTTATCAAAGTCGCCGCCAGACGATAGTGCAACATCAGGAAGGTTGATTGTCACAACACCTTGATTTAGGCGACCATAATACTTCGGCTTGCCATCATAGTTCTTAGCCTTTGCAATGTTATCATATCCATTACCACTACGGTCTGGGGTAAGGAACGAGCGGCACCCCATACAAGGATAACAATCCCCATTTCCAACCTCTTCGCCCTTAGATAGCTTATATTCCTTCATCTTCTTTTCAGAAATATAATCAGGCACCATACGCTTTGCGGTACACTTGGCAGCAAGCTTAGTGAGATAGAAATACTTATCGCCCTCATGGATATTATCATCCTCAAGGACATAAAGCAGCTTCGGGAATGCAGGCGTTACCCATACGCCCTTCTCATTCTTAACGCCCTGAATGCGCTGATTAAGAACCTCTTCAATAACTAGAGCAAGGTCGTTCTTAGTTTGCTCATCTTTTGCTTCGTTAAGATACATGTTCACAGAAAGGAATGGAGCCTGTCCATTGGTTGTCATAAGTGTTACAACTTGATACTGAATAGTCTGAACGCCGCGCTTAATCTCGTCCTTCACCATAGACTCGACAATATCATTGTAATTGGCAATCTCGTCATCTGTCTTAGGCTCATGTCCGACAAACTCAACATATGTATCCATCGCCTGCTTCTTAATCTTCTGTCGACTCACGTCAACAAAAGGAGCAAGATGTGTAAGGCTAATTGTCTGTCCACCATACTGACTTGATGCAACCTGAGCAATAATCTGAGTGGCGATATTGCAAGCGGTGGCAAAGCTATGCGGCTTCTCAATCATAACATTAGAGATAACAGTGCCATTCTGAAGCATGTCTTCTAGGTTAATTAGGCAGCAATTACTGAGAGCATTCTGCCCAAAATAATCAATGTCATGAAAATGAATGATGCCAGCTTCATGAGCTTCAACAACATCCTCTGGTAGCAAAAAGCGCTTGGAGATATCTTCACTTACAACGCCAGCCATATAATCTCGTTGAGTGGTGACAAGACTGGCATTCTTATTTGAGTTTTCGTTATTCCAATAATCGCTGTCTCCGCTTAGCAGCTCCATAATTGTTTCATCTGTTGTATTGACCTCACGAATAATCTTACGCTTATAACGGTACTCAACGTAATGAGAAGCCACATCTTTGCGCGAGGTTGACATAAGCTTGTTCACAACCATGTCTTGAATATCCTCAACGGACATTTTCTCTTTCTTGATATTTGCGATTTCATTTGAAATCTTATTTGCAATTTTATTTGCGTCCTCGGTAACATCGCCATCGACTTCAATAAATGCTTTCTTAATAGCGTTTGAAATCTTGTTCTTGTCAAAAGCGTCTTCTCGTCCATTTCTCTTAATAACAAACATCATACGCATTACCTCCTAATTAAAGCATATAACTTTATTTGATACAATTAAATATTATACAGCATTTAGCCACTAATATACATAAGAATATAAATTAATATTCAAAAATATTTCTGTTGTATACCTTGATAGTTTTAATGGGACTGTCCCAATCTTTTAAACAGTAAGACATGTCACCGTGGAACTTAATATCCTCATTCAGCGCATCTGAATCAACGATAAATTCACTCATACATCCATTGTGCTTTGTGATGATATTATCTGAATCGGTATCTACATCAGCCTTTTGATCTCCCAAAATACACGGGATAACAGTACCATTTTCAAGTATAATATCAAAATACTGACCAACATCAGATGTAAAATATGTACCGATAGCCACGATATATCTGCTATCAGCCATCCTAATACCGTATTCGCCAGTCTCAGCATAATGCTGTTGTAGCCTGTACTGTTTAGAATCGGTATTAGTTATCGTTCTATAATCCATAAAAGATTTAAATCCACTATTCTTAGGAGCATCATAAGTCTCGTAGCTTACATATTTTGCAGTTAAATCAGCGTATTCATCATCAGACTCTTCTGCTTTCTCTTTGTCTTTAATAATTACAACACTTGTATCATCGCTATCCTTGCCATCATTGTCACTATGAACTGGTTGAAATACGAAGTACAAAATACTAAATAAAAGAACCGCAAATATACTCAACATACCAATAGACACTAGAATATCTTTATTCTTCAATCCAATCACCTCTTTGCATATAACATTAGGAGTTTGCAGTATGTATAATACCACAAACTCCTATTAATATTATGCAGATTTTGTGTCACATAGACGCAACATTTTCTGCATAAACGTTCGCCTTGACAAGTTGGCCTTCTTTTTAACTGCAATATTAACAGCATCTACGGAGCCTAAATGATAACAACGAGACGTTGTACGTGTTAAAGCTACATATACCAAGTTGCTGTTGAGCATGAAGATATCGCTCTTAGAAGTACATACGATTACATTCTTAATGCCAGAACCCTGTGACTTGTGTATTGTCGAAGCATAACCGAGTCCAACCGTTGTCATAACTTCTTTCCCGTATTTAACAATGGTGCCATCGAAATCAAGAACAACATACGAGGGACATGCGTATAAAATCTTTGCAGTCTCTCCATTTGCAATAAATGCAGTCTCATATTCTTCACCATCGACACTCTCTTTGCCGTTCTCGTCACATATTACGGCTTTATAGTTGTTTTGTTTTTGCATAACTATGTCATCGTCATAATATAATACATCTCCGACCTTCATGCAGCGCTTAGATCCGAAATTTTTATTAACTTCTTTTTGAACCATATTATTAAGCGTATTTACACCACATTCACCTACATTTTTTGCGGTAATGATTTGAATATCTTCAATGCGCTCGCCGCTGTTTAACAACTTCTTGTATAATGCAACTGCGTTTTTTGGTATATCTTCTTTCGCAAGGTCAATAAACATATAGTCCTTATTTGCACCAAACCATGTTGCCTTATTCTTCATATCTTTATTAAGATATTGTTTGCAGAATCGTACATCTGTCGCAACAGTTGATACACCTCCTTCACCGTAACGAAATACTTTGGTCAATGTCGTTGTTGGGATAACTTTGCTCTGCATGAAATCATGAAACAAATTGCCGCAACCGACAGAAGGTAGCTGTGCGCTATCTCCAATGAGCAACAATTTCGTACATCCAAAATCTATTGCATCGATAAGATGCGTAAACAAATTAACACTCACCATAGAGCACTCGTCTACTACGATAACATCATAATCAAGCTTATTATTTTTATTATAAGTCCAGCCGCTTCGTGGATTATACCCACACATCCTATGAATTGTAGAAGCTTTTCGTCTTGTGAATTCCGAAAGCACCTTTGAAGCTTTCCCCGTAGGTGCGCAGAGCGCATATCTTTTCCCCCCATCATCTAACATGTTGATAACGGCCTGCATAGATGATGACTTGCCTGTTCCTGCCGCACCATTAAGAATGCTAATGTTATATTTACATAAATTCTCTACAGTGTGCATCTGTTCGTCAGAAAGCTCAAATTCTCCAATTCTGCGATATCTATCTGTATCAAAATCCCAAACGTTGTTGTCGTTATAAACATTATTTGCAATCGTTTCGGCAATGTACAATTCCTTATTGTATGTTGATGCAATGGCTGCATTCATTGTAAATTTATCATAATAAATATTGCTATTTTGAATCGCTTCGACAAAATGATTTGCACAAGCTGGAACCATTGAGCAGCACTGTTCTCGAAGATCGGCAAGGTTCATCCTTGTATTACCTTCATCTTCATTCTCTTTAAGTAAATATACAATACAAGCTAAGCATCTATCTTTGCTAGTTTTCACATCATGCCCAAAATCAACAGCGCCTTCTTTTTGTAGATTAAGAATAATAGAGTCAGCTGTTTTAAAACCTACACCGCTAATCATAGTAAGCATAGCATACGGTTCTTCTCTAAGGCGTTCTCTCAAAACATTTATATCGCAATAAGTATTATAGATTTTTTTAACCATACTAAGTGAAATAGTGCCTTTAAATTCATCTACAATATCGACAAGCTTAAAATTTTCGATAATCTTATTCTTGATTTTCTCAAACGTCTTATCGCCTATGCCTTTAAGCTTACTAATGTCCACCACATCGTCTTTGCCCTGCATTACAAGGTCAAGAATGTTAGGATAGTTTGCGTAAAGAGTTTCAGCCTGATTATGAGTAAGCACCTCTTCTAGAAACGCCTTTGTGCCAGTAGCGCTAGTTGGCATGTCTCTATGAACATTAATTGCGCGATAGCTAACGCTATACTTAGTTTGTTCCTCTGTAGCAACAATATCATATTCAAGATTTATAGTAAGGTCAGATAAATCTCCAATGAGGGAAACGTTATTGAATTTATTGTGTTTGATGTTTGGATACTTTTCTTTGTCCACATCAAGTGCATAAGTTTTGAAATTAGGAGAAGAGTAGACACATTTAACAACAGTGCCTTTGAACTCTACCTGATTGTTATCCATTGTGTCTACCCTTTCATACATTCATAATTTTCAAGTACAATCTCGCGCTCATCTGACTTTTGCCATTCACCATTAATCTTCTTGTTCTTGAAGTCATATGTAAATCCTTCAATCTTCAAGATAGAATACATGCCAAATGGAGTCTCCTTGAACACCTTTGACTGCTTAATTCTACACCCTATCTCTTCGCCGTCACAAATTCTACGCAAAACAAGATTGGGAGTGCAGGGATTCTTGTATGTCACAAAGCCAGTGACAATATAATAATCGTCTGCCATATTGGAGTTAACATAATTCACATAGCCAAGATAATCCATCTCCGCTCTTACTTGAGAAACAATATCAAGAGATTTATTCTCAAGTCTATTACAAAGCTCATTGATTAATCCTTGGTTATCGAGCTGTCTCCACTGTGATTTCGTCTCCTTGCCAGCATACTTTTGCATCAGATAATCAGATACGCCAAGCTCCTCCATCTTCTTTTTGGCAATGATTTTTGAGTTGGCAAACTTATCATAGATATCAACAACATCTAACAGATACCTATTCTTACCAAAGTCTGAAAAGAAATTAAGACTGATAAGGATGGTCAGCTGTCTAGAGTTAATAGATGTCTTATCTTTAATGTCTTTCAGCAGCTCCGTAAACGAATCATACTTGTTCTTAGATAGCTCAAGTAGTTCATCTGCGATTTGACGATTACAATGCTTTACACTGGCAATGCCCTTATATACACAGTTCTCCTTCTTATCCATTGTATAATCAGCAGTTGATTTACCAAACTTAATCGGCTTAAGCTCAATACCGTTTCTCTTCGCATATGCAATGATTTCCAAACACTTGGCATCGTCTTCTGCATAAATGTTTAAAGCTGTTGTAACTGTCTCAAGCTTGTAATAACAACGTAGATAACCAACAACATAGCCAAGAAAACTATATGGTACAGCGTGATTATGTGAGAATAGATATGAACTTGCATCAATAATTACCTTGATAAAATTCTCAATAAGCCTATCTGCTTCTTCCTTCTCTACACCATACTTTTCCTTCATTGTCTTGATAAATCCTTCCTTAATCTTAGGAATAAACTTATCAGTACCAGTCTTCTTAGCAAAGCCACGGCGAACAATGTCGGCTTCTCCCATTGTGTAACCACAGAAAGAATGCAGGAACTCGATAATCTGTTCCTGATATACCAAATATCCTAGCGTTGGAGCCAAAAATTTATTTAGTGCTTCATGTCCATTATCACGATATTTACCAATAGAAAGTTCCTCTCGATAACTTGCACCAGCAGGTCTGATTGCGCCGTTTGCCATTGACATTAGTTCGATATATGAGAAGTCTGGGTTCTTTTCTCTAATCTTCGCAATCGTCTCATCGCTAAACAGCTGCTTAATATAGTCACCTGCATATGAAGACTCAAACTGAAAAATCATAGTACAGTCATCCCTAATCTCATTCCATACTTTCACATCATCAAATGAGATATTATCAGGAGTAATTCTAGGAATGCCAGCTAAATCACACGTCTCATTGATAAGACCAACGCAATCAAGACCAAGAACATCAAGTTTAACAAACTGTAAACCATCAAGTTCCTTCATGTTGATTTGAGAAATCATATTGTCGTTTGATTTAGTACTACAAAGACCAAACCACTCGTCAACAGGATAAGGAGAAACAACCAGACCAGATGGATGATTGCCAATTGATACGATTGTACCTTTTACAATATCAACATATTTAAATAGCTCTGGATATTTATCTGTATAGTAGGCATCAATGCAATCCTTCTTTTTATCATCTTGGTAAACAGCATCGCTAATAGTCTGAGTATCCTCAACGCCCATACCAAGCGCCCTGCCAACATCTTTAATAGCGCCCTTCATGGCAATAGTGTTGAATGTAACAATATCGCAGCAATACAAGCCGTCCTTATTGAACATATAATCTCTTACTTTATATCTGTCTTTTTTAGACCAGTCTGTATCAATATCAGCAAGCGACACACGCTCTTTATTCATAAAACGTTCAAAGTTAAGGTTATATTTAATTGAATCTACCTCTGTAATACCAAGAAGATACGCAATTACACTGCCACTTACCGATCCACGGGAATATCCATACGACACACCATGCTTTTTAAGAGCGGCCTTATAATCCTCGTCAAGTAGCAGAAAGTCAACGGCTCCATTATGCTTATATGTATCTAGCTCATATTGAATCTTCTTCTTATACTCGTCAAAGTTTGGGTATTTATCAATACCCCTCTTCTTAATGCCATCAACAATTTTCTTCTTTAACGTTCCTTCAGAATCAGCATATAGCTTAGGGTACTTCTTTGAATAGTCAAGCTCGAACTCTTCAATAGAATCAGCCATGATATTTGTGTTATCAATTGCCTGCATATATACGTTCTCTGGTAGTGAATTCTGGATCTTATATGCAGCAACAAGCTCGTCATAGGTCTTGAAAGTTAAATCCCAATCATCTTCATCAGAAAAGAACACGTTCTTGGCTTTTTGAAGAATCTTTCGCCCCTCAACATGCTCGTCATTAAGGCAGTGTGTATCTGTGCCAGCAATCAGAGGAATGCCAGTCTTCATACTAATAGCATATAATGCCTTATTATATGTAATTTGGTCTATACAATTATGATGTTGAATCTCAAGATAGCATCTATCCTTATTAGTAATAAGGAATTTCATAAATCTCTTCTTTGTATCATTGCTACCCTTGTTTAACACACCGCCAAGACAAGCGGTTGTAATAATGATATTGTCCGATGTTGCGAACAGCTCTTCAAAAGTAATGCGCGGCATATAGTAGAAGTGATAATCGTCTCGATGAAATGACTTAGACACCATCTTATTAAGCTCTTTAACGCCATCATAGTTCTTAGCAATCAGAACACAGTGATAATTATCCCTGTGCTTGTCTTCAACATCATTGTCTTCTGTTAGGTATGCTTCTACAGCATGAATGTATTTCATACCAGCAGCTTCAATCGCTTGCTTTTTATGAACCCACTCAAAGATGCAGCCATGCTCACTAAATGCCATCGCTTTCATACCAATGGAAGCGGCATAATCAACATACTCTGTATATTTTGTAACCGAATCCACATTAGTGACCCCATTGCTTAGATCCGAATGGCAATGATACACACAATAGTTATCCTGCATATATGCACCCTCTCAATAAAAAATTAGGGGAAACAAACGTCTCCCCTAAGTATAGCATATATTCGCTTTAATTTGCCTGTGTTTTATTAAAATATTATCGGTTTGAAATAAAAAATGCAATTGCAAACCCAATAAGCATTATTAATATACCAGCAAAACCAGACAGCAAAATTTTAATAATCGTTATGCCGACAATTGTTGCAGTCAAAGTACCAGCATCAAAGCACTGGCAAGCGTAAATAATAGGCTCAACTAGCATTACCCAAATGCTCACATAGAATCCGATGATAATACTAATTGCATATACGATAGCGCCAAGCCAATCACGAATCTTATTAAACATATCCATACTATTACTCTTCATCGTCATCAACAGTACAGCGCGGAACAAAAACTACATCGTCCATTACGCCGTTCTCATCATGTAGCACAACGCAATCAAGCTCATCGTTGATTGCAAGATACTCCATATCAACATCAAATTCTACCATATTAACCACCTTAAAACAATAATTTTATATATCAGAACGCTTAATCACATATCGGTTACACTCTTCTACCACCCAATTGGTATCAAGTATAGCTACATTGTCACGATATTTAACCTTGATTTCTGACCCATAATAAAGAACTGGGAAATAGCTAAGCGGCGTATTCAGCAAAATAGCAAATGATTTATCCATATTGTCATCTTGATATGCCCATACGTTTTCTGGTATACCATCTCTACACTCGATTAAAACTCTAATGGTTCCATTATCAAGCTCTTCTTTTTTAAGAGACTTCAAGAATTCAGATTTATTGCAAATCATCTTGTTGGCCTTCATACTTTGCCTTTAGTCTGGCAAGCTCTGCAAGCTCCTTATTTCTAAATTCTTCTTTCTCTTTCTTTTGCATTGCCTTCTCAGCTTCATCAAGTTCTTTAAGGAGTGCGGTATAATCAGTATCATCAAACTCATATTTTTCTAAGCTATACGCATCGCACATATACTCATAGTCGCTTGGCTTTGTTCTCATGTAATATTCCATACATTTCTCTGTGTCTTCTTCGCTCGTAAAATAGCCAAGACAAAACTCAGTATCGTAATCACGAAAACGAACAAGATAGATAGACATAATCAACCTCATCTACTCAAGAACTATTACCATATCGCCATCTCTAATATTAATGTAGCCAATATAATCTATGTATCGCATATCATATTCACCATATGGATGGTCATAGGTTGCAGCAGATATAGGCACACGCACAACAACATCAAAGTCTGGATATTTCAGCAGCTCTTCTGCAAGCTCTTTTGCTTTCATTGTAGCATATTCTTTCTTTAAAACAGGTTATAGAACAAAGCAGGCAGAGTTCTCTTCCACTCGCCGTTTTTATATTCATACCCATTCATATAAATCTTGTCACCGATAATGCTGATTGATGAGCGTTTTGAATTTGAAGGACATTTGGGAAGCGGTCTAGTATCGATATATACTTCACCGCAACACTGAACTATAGTATGCTCTGTATCCATTAAACCAACATCTCCTACACTCTAAAGAAACCGAGCCAGCAGCGGCATCGCGTTCCCTCTTTAATAGCACCGCCGTCAATCATCTCTTGGCTTATAGTATATCCCTCTTCGATACCATCAATAGCCCAAGGATTAGTCTCATACACATAAACCACTTGACAATAGAACCACTCAGAAGGATTTTTCGGCTTTCTAATCTTCTGCGTCTCTGTGTCTACGATATAGATATCGTTGTTTTTAATATCTTCACCAGCTATGTAATCCTTTATGACCCCACCATGGGTAAGAATTGGCGGCATTTTGTCTCCTTAAAATCGCTGTCGCAGGTTTAATACGATTGTTTTTGTCTTATCGTCTGCATACCCATCTACGGGACAGAAATGTAAGGACTCTGGACTACTCAAATCATGGCTGCAATTGTCATCAAAATCATAATCCCAAATAAAGCTTGTGATTTCGTAATCTGGATATCCCATCATTAAGTTCATTAAATCTCTGGCAGTCATTACACTTTCTTTCTAAAGACCCTAAATTTAATTTCGTACTCTCGACCGGCTTTGCCCTTGTTAATGGCTTCGCCCTTAAACTTTAGCACGCCATTATCTTCACCGACATAGGTTACGCGCTCTTGCATATCGGGGTTTGGATATTGGTGCGTCACCTCGCCGTACTCGCTATTAAGGTCATGTCCTTTCTCATGGAACACAAAGTAAGAAGCGTCTTCAACGCTCTTAAAATAAGACGTTTTCAGCTCATCCTTTTTATATTCGCCGATAACATCAACGACATAGACATACTTCTCAAAGCTCTTGACGGTATCGACCATCTTGTTATCAATATAAAATGCAAGCTCTGTCTCTGGGTCTACGATACCGTTTTTCGTATCGTATTCAGGTGATGATAGCTCAACGTAGATGTTTGTGTTAGCTTGCGACAGCCACATTCTACCGCCATGACACGAACACATCTCCCACGTAATAGACACTGGCAGGCAACCAGCCTTGACTACGACCTTATAGGAGGATGCTTCCATAACAATAAATCCAGCTTCTTCTGCTTTCATTGCTATAGCCAACATGACCTTATCTTTTTTAACTAAATCAAGAGTAGTCATTATAATTCCTTAATCCTCGTCTGGAAGATACACGTCAATCGTATATCCAGTACCATAATAACCATTGCCATCCGTACCATATACATCAAGCAACTCTGTTGTCATGCCGTCTGCGATAACGAAAATCTTATAGTGTTCATAATAACAATCATCCTCGAACTCTTCAACGAATTCAACGTTTGTAATTGCATTATTTACAGATGCAATATGCTCCAAATAATAATTACCAGACTCACAGCCGCCGCACCCGATGTTTGGATTAATCTGAAGCACTACGCCGTTGTCAAGAACAAGGTTGTCATAATCATCTACTGTGACTTTATGCCCAATCAGCAGCTCTTCAATTTCTTTCTCGTTGCATTCGCAAAGCGTTCTATCTTTATACATTGTCACTCCTTAAGGCGCTCAAATCCATGCCCAGAATCTTGCCAACCTCAAATGCCGCCATACAGGTTGCGCATTTATATCCTTTACTAAAGCCATCAATCGAGCTATCACTTAGGCATCTACTACCACATTCTTTTCTATAACGTCCTTTTACCCAGTTTTCAAGATGTTCAATAATGTCAGGATTTTTCTCGTTGTATTCGCAAAGTGTTCTGTCTTTAGACATATCCATTCCTTAAAACATATTTTTATTATCTAATCGCAGCTAATAGTTAAATTCCTTTTAGGCAAGGAATAATATGCTTCAATATCAACATATGGACTACAAGTACAAGCTACGACATTGCTATTAAAATAATTATTTAGAGCCTTTTTAAGAATTCCATCAAGTGTAACCTCATCAACAAGAATATTGTCGTATTGTATTTTGCCAGTTACAATATCAGAAATTAAAACTGGCTCTGAAATCTTGCATCCAAGTTTTGTAGCCGTACTTTTTATATTGTCAATCATTGTTTTATAAGCAACAACAATAGGATAGCCAGTTGCTTCGCTAATATGAATTAATTGGGTTGTTTTACCCATGCCACGGTCTTTAATAATAAGTTTCATAATCAATCCTTAAAATGTGTACTTATTACTCGATATCCATACCTAGAATTTTACCAACATCAAATGCCGCAAGGCTTGTACCACACGCAACACCATCTACAAAACAATTGTACGAATTGCCCTCTGAACATTCATAAGTCAATTCACAATCGCGTGCGTTATAGTTCTCTTCTACCCAATTCTTAAGCTGCTCAATAACGTCAGGCATATTATCTCCTTAGAATAAATGTTTTACTCCACAATACGATAAGGTGGAACAATACTACTGATATACGTCATTACATCTTTATTTGAAGAAAAGCTTTCAAGTTTACTCTTGCTAATAACAGAAGGTTCACGCTCCCAAACAAGCTCTGGTTTATATTTATCATATAAATCCTCTACGTTTAGTACAAACGGAAATTGAAGCGGGATTGAATCATATACATCAGTAATGCTTGCTATCGGGTCGTTAATATTAATTAGATCATCGTTAAACTCTCGTTCTTTATAAAAAACAGCGCTTATGTCTTCATCCAATTCTTCTTCTGTTGGAGTGCCAACAACAAACCAATCATTATCTATGTCTTTGCCTTCAAGCAGAAGAAGCATATCACCATATCCATTGATAACAATCATATAGCTTTTCATGTCTGACTTTTTCATATTTGTTCCTTAAAATAGATATTTTACTGCTTCATAAAACTAAGGATCCATGCAATTACGTCAACAGTCCAACCATTGCCGATCGCCTTGACCCTGTTGCTCCTAACCCAACCTTCTGTATACCCATCAGGCAGCGTTTGAAGGCGCTCTAGCTCGGTGCAAGTCAAACGTCTAATCGTATTGTCGTAATACACAGATGCATCGCAGGCACAATCAAGAGTAGATGACTTCTGCTTAATCACACGACCACGCCGAGTCTTGCTAGTCGGGAATGATAGATTAACGCCATCACCATTATGCGCTACAATATAACCCTTCTTGGTTGCTTGATTGATACGTAGCTCGCCATCAACTCGATTAACAATGGCAACAGCATTCTCTGGAAAGTATGAATCGAACATGATTCCCTTATGCTCAACCAATTCAACATCGGGATTGTCTTCAAGAATATCAAGCAGCTTAATACCCTTGTCCTTTGGCTTTTCAACATTGGGGATATTAGTCCAATATGTACGCCAACGATTTTGTGCGCTCATAAGTTTACTGTTAATCTCAATAGGCTCAACGCCAAGCTTATCGGTGATAATATCTTTCCACACATCTTTCATCTTGACATTCTCAAATAGAAACAAGACATCTGGATTCTTTGTCTTAATGTCATTAAGAATATCAACGAATTCAAAAAATAGTTTACTGCGCTCATCCTTGAAATTAAGCATCATACCAGCACGAGAGAAGCCCTGACAAGGCGTGCCTGACAAAACCAAGTCGATATGCGGCAAATCCCATTCACGCCACTTAGTAATATCACCAAGACGAATAATACCATCGTGGTTCTTCTTAGAAATAGCAATGGCATTCTAGTCAATCTCGCTTGAAAAATACTTATTCACCTTGATGCCAGCGCGGTCAAGAGCGACCTTGCCACACGAAATACCATCACATAGATTTAAAACGTTAATACCATTGCTCACTGTATATCCTCCTACAAGTTAGGCTAGTTCATCTAACCAAGATAAATCTACTTCATCGGTCTTATTATTGCATATATCCTGACTAGTTACAACATCGTTTTTAGAATTATTACCGACATTATCGAATAAATCAATGCCATTCTTCTGTGCTTCTAGCTTATCTAGGTATTCTTTATATGGCTTATGTAGATTTGCACTGTATCCCATTAATGTCGAGAAGTAATACGACTGCGCTTTAACATCTTCCTCAGAATCCCAAAACGCGGCATCGCTCTTAGTCTCTTCGTAATCTTTCTCGCGCATGTTAATATCTTGAATGGTAGACACAATCGTATCAGTCCACTTATCAATTAACTCCTGTGTAAATGGAATAAATACATGGCAATCTGTAATCACATACTTATCACGTACATCATCTGGCAATACATCAATGGTGTTTGTATCAATAAGAAGCTTCAGATAATTATCAACTTCGTCTTCCGAATACCCATCGGCTTTAAGCCACATCTTAACATTTGTCTTGAGACTGTCACCAAGCTTATAGCGCTCTACCTGTCGCTCTTTTACTGCGCCATTCTTCTGATGATACTGAACGTTACAATACTTTAAGAAATTAAAGCAAATCTTTACCTTATCAAGTGGAATACCAGCTTGTACTAGTCCTAATCCATAGATAGTTAGCTGCCCTGAATGCTCTTCAAGCGTCTTGCCCTTGTACATAGAGCTAGTTTTAAAATCTATGATATTATAGCAACCATTATCATCCTTGAACAATGCATCGATATAGCCAACAAATACATTATCACCAACCTGTGCAATTACAGGCTTCTCAATAAGCAGTTTATGCTCATACTTAATATGGTTTTTAAAGAAGATTTGTAAATCTTCCTTGTATTTAGCCTTGATACTAGCATCATGCTCTTCATCATTACGGTCAAGCTTAAGGTCTGCAATGTCAATGGCAGTAAGCCAACCATCCTCGAACTGACTAATCATATCTTCATATGAAATATCACCCTCATAGAATGCGTCAAGAGTGTCATGTGCGATAGATCCGAGTGGCGCATATCCGCAGTCTGTTCTATCTTCATTCACGTGCTTGACGTATTTAAGATAATACTCGTACTTAGAAGTCATGTAGGTATTTACACGACTCCATGACCATATACGTGATACGCTGTATTTTTCTTTGATTTTATCAAGTTCTTCTTTTGACAAACGCGCCATTAATACAACTCCTTTGTAATGTATTCAAACGGATAGTTATTCTCTAAACAAAACTTCTTAGCCTGTTTACGTTTGTTGAAATAGTATTTCTCTTCTGGAATACAGACTTGTGTTTCTTCTGGTGTAATACCTATGCATGTGCCAAACTTTTTTGTGCTAAAAGAAATTTCTTTCTTTGTATGTTCTGGAATCGTTACGACATAAAATGTGTCTAGCTCCATATCGTCTCCCTATACAAATAATGACCGCCTTATATACGGTCATTATTATATCACAATATTAAATTGAATTAGACGTTAAAGGTATGTTTTATTCTTTGATAATTCCAATATTTTTTGTTGCTTCCAATTGCTATTTGGAATTAACATTTTTATTGGAATTATCAAACTTTTAAAATCACGATTTTAAAGCTTTTTTCGTCAACAAAACCGCAGGTCAGAGCGTTGTTTTAGCGCACTTTCTTGTCAATATCGTACCACGCCGCGATATATCGACCGTCTGGCTCATTATACTGGATAGACTCGCTAAACTTATAAAGATATGCGTTAATAGGGCTATCCATAGACACATACGCCGCTTCATTCCAGATTACACGGTCAACTAAATCAAGCGCATCCTCGGCGTGCGTGAAATAATATATTCGCTGCTCCTGCTCATACCAAGGCTTATCCTCATCCTCGACTGTCCACCAATCAAATACAACTTTATATATAGCCATATCAATTCCCTTCTATGAATCCTCTAACATCTTCAATGCGTTTGGCATCTCGGCAATGGTGTCTTCAATCACATTGCCAACAACCAAGCCCTTAAGCTTATTATCAACCGAATCCTTAAGTTTAAACTTAAACTTCTTCATCCAATAATCTTCAATTGCCGCAGTGACTCAATTGTACATAGTCCACTCTGGCTCATCGCAGCCTTCCATGTGGTGAAGACAATAGGTATAGAACGTTTCGATATCTCCATCTACGTCAAACCATGTTAAATCCAACGCCATAATCTACACCTCCTTCTTTAACCACTTACGGAACTCGCCTGAACAATCATCACATAAGTCAAGTCTATCTTCTATACTATCCCATAGGCAAAACCTATCAAACAATATACATGTATGATGATAAAACCTTTTACCTACATTGTATGGTACTTCCTTGCCACACCTATCGCAGATTATAGTGCTTTTCTTACTCATCATAACCATCTTCTTCATACCATTTATCCAAAACATCATTATGCTCTTCTGACATGAATGAATAAAAGGTACATGAATCAAGTCCGTCTAGGTCGTTATCAAAACCTATGCTCCACAGCTCATCGACATACGGTTTGCATCTATCGCACTGATGAAACGTATACATCTCATTATAACAGACTAGATTCTGAGCTTCGTACTCTTCACCGATTTCAATCTTCTTGCCGCACATATCACACTTATGCGGCTTGCGAGCCTTCACGCGGTCAATGCTTACAATTTCCATTATCGCACCGCTCTATTTATTGCATATATTTCTTTCGGAACTCTATGATATCGTGCATTTCTTTGTGCATTTTTCGAAACATACGCAGCTCATCGTCTCGAAACCCACCGTATGATGAAGCGTCTGAGATATCCATAAATTCATCTACAATGCCCATCATATAATATGTCATTTCCATAAACTGCTGAATATCATCTTTAATATAACTACCAGTCATATACAACATCCTTAATATAGTTCAAAAGAAGCACACGCATCGTCTTCGCCACTAAAATAATCACAGCATTCAATGCAATATCCCATGTCGGTTGCACAGATATCATCTGGAATCTTTGCGAACATCGAACACTGCTTACACTTCTTGTCGATGTAACCTTCATCGCTATTCCACGGTGCGTAGGAATCTTGTTCCCAAGTGTAGTCTGGATAGTTACTCATACTTATAACCCATTTCATTCCAATGATAATAGTCGGCAAGGAAGTCATACAAATCATCAACTGTCTTGATGACATAGTGCTCAACCTCATTGCCATACTCGCCGACACTTACAGTATTGTTCACTTCACCATATCGAGTCGTATTGATATACCATGCAACCCACTCATATTTATCACCAACAGAATCTACAAGCGTTTGGATTAGCGAGTTTTTAACGTAGCACTTATGACCATACTGATGATAGAAGTTCTCAACTTCTTTAATTGAATTCACTGCGGAAACAAAATCTTTTTTCGTAATCATTTCTGCCCCTTATTGTCTGGATACAGCTTAAAAAAGTCTACATGCGACCCAACGTCATAGACTGCCGCACCATCATCGTCTTGCCAAACGCGGGTATAATAAATGTGAAAGTCTCGTTCTCTACAGAATTTTTTAATTTCAGAATATGCATCGTCAGCCGTTGCAACATCTGCAATAGTTCGCTCATGTCCTTGACTGTTCTGAAATACGAGCTTCATTGTCTACCTCATTTCTTCTTAAGACCATTTAAATACTTTCGATGCTCTGACTCATCATACTTAACTCGATGCTTGATAAGAAAATTATACACCTTATTTTCTGCATCGGCGGGAGCATCCTTGTCCCCGAGTAAATTCCATCGATCCTTCACATATGACACACTTTTGTGAAGATGCAATTGCTCACATATATATCGCACTTCTTCTATCGGAACGTCATTATCAAGAGCAACAATAATTTCATCAACATTTAACTTTAAGATAATTTGTTTTTGCTTTTCACTTAGCTTCTTTCCTTGAAGCGCAACGCAAGTTCCGTCATTGCGCGAATATCTCTTTAATACAGATTTCTCAGACTCACAAATAACTATAACTTTCTTGCGTTCAATCTCTTCTTTGTTTTCCCAAAGTCCATAAAGATTAAGATTTTTCTTATATGAAGGTGTCAGGAAATATTTACGGATTCCTAGCTCTTCATAATTTTCAACAGTAGTTCTTTGATTAAACCCAACTAGCTCACCATCTTCCCAATATCTAATGGGAATAACTACACGATGATATTTATATGAATACGCCAACCCAAACTTCTTAGCAGCCCAAGGCATAATGCCTTCTCGCAACCAATCAATATAAAGCAAAGGAACGTAATCATTGATAGCTTCTTCTTTGATAGCCTGTATCTCTGATACGTCTGCTATATTTCTATGTCTATTGCGCCTATTACGTTTATTAATAGCATTCTTAAATACAGCAAGCGGGTCTTTCTTTTCTTCTTTTTTATACGGCGTTGATTCAAGTCCAAGAATGTTATGAAGATATTTAACAGCATCTACAAATGAACACTTCTTATTGTATTGGACAAGAGAAATAATATCTGACATATCACCAAATTCATTCTCTCTAGTCCAATTATGTATTAATAAATATTTTGTATTATATACATTAATTGCGCTAGCGTTGTCACCATTGTAATTAGCTGCACTGTAGAAATTTTTAGAGGAGTGATACTTAATTGACTTACAACCAATTTTCTCTAGAACAAATTCAACCTTATTATTATTGAAGATATATTTCTTCAAAGAAGCTGCATCCATCTAAATATCACTCCTTTCACGTTTAGTCACTTATTAAAGTATAGCACTATTTGCATATAACGTTAATAGAAAAATTAATAATCTACTGCTACAGTTGTATATCCAATGTCTTCATATCTATTGATTGAGAAGTCCGCTTCACTAACAATCTGAATATCGCTTTGACCAAAACGATTCTTACTTAAAAAAGTAATCATATAATGTTCGCCTTTTTCAAGTTTAAATGGAATGGTCGTAGCACTATTCTCTGTTGGCTTCTTCCAGCAATATAGTTCTTCTTTTTCATCTTTGAACTCAGATGGTAGCGGCCTTCTAAAGAACATATTAACACTGAATACATCAAGAATGCCCTTTGACACGCCAATATCGGCATTAGTAAGGTATTTACTCTTATTCTTTACAAGCTGATATGTGATAATCATGCACGTATTGGTATGCTTAATGCGGTCATAAAAATCAACACAGTCAGTCATTAACGATTTCCACGACTCTTGATTACGAGAGTCATAACTTTCTTTCAGTGTATCAAGAACTATAACGTCAATACCCATCCTTGTATATTTCTTAATAAGCTTGATTACCGTCCTTGCAGTATATTGCTCAAGAGGAATAATTGTAATGTTGTGATTGTCTTTCTGACTTTCAAACCATTCAGATGCTTTATAAAGAGCTTCTTTTGTTTCTTTGTCAAAACCACCATCACGAAGAACACGCTTCTGAACTGGATGTTTTAATACATTTGTACAATACCAGACAAGCGCTTCTTTTTTAAACTTGTTTTGATCTTCCTCATTGATAATAAATAAAGCCTTAAGATTATATTTTATCATAGAAGGAAAAACATAATTAATGCTCAAGGTACTCTTACCAACGCCGCTACTGGCACCCATGCCAATGATATTTCCTCCTAGCATACCACCAGTTTCCTTGTTAAGAATTGAACAATTTGCAAACGGAATGCCAACATTCATTCCCTCATCAAGCTCATCAACAAGCTCTCGCATACCTTCAAAGCCATTATATGATTTAACATTGTTGTCAATGTTAGCAAAAATATCATTAAGATATACCGTATATTCAGCATAAATCTCGTCTGCTGACATATCACATAATTCGCTAATACGTTTTTTATCACAAGGGAATCCGCACTTAATAAGCTTGATTACAACATTCCACTTTCTAAGATCAGTTACATAACCATCAAAGTTTCCAGTATCGATATATGCATCAGAATCTTCAATAGTTTGATAGCCGCCATATTCATCGTATTTCTTAGAGAGCTTTGGATGTTTCTCAAGATAAAGAGCCACCGTAACATCGGTAAGAACGGTCTTCTTTTCGTTGATAATTAGGTCACGAGCAATCTCAAAATATACGCGCCATGCATTATTGTGAAACTCATTAATATCTAGATTGCTTTCAATAAGAAAATCTGGTTGCTTATAAATCATTGGCACAATGGATGCTTCTGCACCAAGTTTATATTCTAGAACCTGCTCAGCAGCTTTCTTTTGTTGTTGCTCAAATGGGCTTAACTTAGTGTTTTTTTCTGCCATGCACACACCACCTTTATTACCACAAGTCAGAAAACTTATCTGTCTTTACAGTTTGTTTCTTAGGTTTATATTGTACATCTTTATATGCTGGTTCAATAGCAGAAGTTTTAATCGCTTCTTCTTTTGCTTTCTCTACATTCTTCATGCGCATATACACTGTATTGATATTGTTCTCTACAATTCTCATAATATAGTTAAACTTACCGCATGTATCCTTAAAAGCAATACGCCCAACAGCACGTTGAATATCTGGCATACAATACTTAAATGTATTTAAAATAAGTTTATAAGAGTAATGCGCCTTGTCTTTAATCTTTTTATTTGCAATAGTCTTACCGTCAGCAAGACCTTTTAGTCTTAATACGATATAAGGCTCTAACGATTGGTTCTTATCGTAGCCCATTACTTTTGAACGCACATACTCATAAAGCTCGTCCCAATCTGCAAGCTCTTGCTCTGTCATTTTTTTCTTAGATGTCTTAGCCACGGCGGAACCTCCTTATACAAAACTGCCCACGACTGTTATGTCATGGGCAGAACATTCAAGTCAATTAATTATCTAGCAAATTCAAGTCGATATACTTGTCTTTCCAATAAACAAAGTCTTTCCACTTTACATGCGGAATATTTTCGCCAGACCAGTTTGCAAAGCTCTGCCACTCTTTATTGCTCTTGTTGTAAGTTAAACCGATACAAAAACCGAATGTACCAACTCGAATATTTGGGAAAATCTTTGCAATCTCATCAGTTTCCTGAAAGCTGTTCAGCTTGCCGCAAATAGGACAATAACTTACATAAGTATCAGTCCATTTGCCAGCCACCTTATCATACGACTGAATAATTAAATTCTTATATTCATGTTTATGATTAGACTTCTTAGGCTTTTGCTTCTTCGTCTTCTTTAATGGCTCATTGGAAGCATCGTCTGAAATATACTCATACTTGTTTTTCAGGAACTCTTGTTTAAGGTCGGAAGACATATAGGCTCCTTTCGCTGAAGTAACATTCCATGAAGATATGCTAGGAAAGAATAATGCCGTTCTTAGCCTTATTAATCTTACGGCGTAGCTTGCGCATAATGCCAACATTCTCGGAGTTCTTACCCTTGCGGTTGAGTAGCATCTGATAACGCTGCTCCATGACCTCAATAGACTGTGCCATAATCAAACCTTTCTTTAGTACGTACAACCATGCTACATTTTTCTATATTTTGTAGCACGGTTGTACATTATATCAGAATTACTAAGAAATTAGAGCGAGAATCTTGTTTGCGTCCTCGATATTGTCAATAGACTTGGGGTTGTCATACCCAAGATTCTTGACGGCTGCAAGAACTGGCTTAATCTTTGCAATGTCAGACTTGTTCTCAGTAAAGAAATCAACAATCTGAGCAACTACATCATCCACAGCAGCCTGAGACTTAGCCTGCTCTTCCTGCTCGGCAACGCGCTTCTCAAGCTCCTTCTCCTGCTTAGCCTGCTTCTTCTTAGCTGTATCAAGTGACACGCCAGACTTAGACTGCTCAGACTTGATTGCGTCTGTAAGCGCCTGAATAAATGCATCTGCATTCATATCAATCTCTGGAATGATATTAGCAAAACGAGAACCAGAATCAACAGCGTAGTTATCGTCACGGAACTTAATCTTGCGCGACTCTGACGCGACCTTGTTTACAGTCTCGTCCTTCTTTGTCACAGCGTTCTTGCGCCCAGTCTTCTCCTTGATAACATCACGGTCAATGTATGCTAGACCAAGGAAGTGTAGATTCTTCTTAAGCGCGTTAAAATAATTCTGCTGCTGATCTGAAGTAAGAATCTGATAAGACTCACCAGAGACTACATCAGAAATCTCTTTCGTCTTAACATGCCCGATGATAATAGAAGCAACTCCAACATTACGAAGTCGAGCCATCATATCAAACATAATCTCAATGGCCTTTTTCTCACCGCGACCATAGCCAGACCACGCCTGATTAATGCTCTTTACACACTTCTCGGCATGTCCGCTATTGCGGCACTCCTTGTTCCACATATCGATTGACTTCTGTTCCGCAATGTCAATCAGGTGGTCATATGTATCGAAAATTACCGCCTTAAGATTGGGATACTCGCTAGTCTTATTCTCGATAATATCCTCACAAACATCAGCTAGACCAGCGCTGTTTGTAAGCTCATCATAATCCATATCCCACTCAGGACAGTTAATATAGTTAATTCCCTGAATGGCATCGGCTCCTCGCTCAGTGCCACATTCTAGGAACAGATAGCCGTCATCGCCTGCAAGCTTCTCACAAACCTCTTTCATAAGGGTAGTCTTACCAACTTTAGACTCGCCAAGAAGACAAATGTTATATGCAAGAGGGTCTAAACGCACATTATTTTTTTTACCAAACGCCATATGTATTCACCTTTCTAAGATGTTAATTGAGAATGAGCGGGAGAGTTCAAACTTATCTCTCCCGCATATAACCTTAATAGTATATATTGTTTACAGGGAATCAAGCCAAGACATGTCCGAGTCATCTGAAGACTTCTCATCAGTATCAAATGGCGCATCCTCATCGCTACCAGTGTTAATTACAAGCTCATCCTCTTCATACTTATCATCAAAGATTTGGACAACAGGAGTCTTGTCATCGCCAACAAGCTTAATCACTGGCTTCTGAAGAATCATACGGCGCTCACGAGAGCCGCTTGCACTACACTTGGCAAGTGCTTCCTCCTCAGAATAAATACCCGCATCAATTAGATCCTTGATATCATCGGGAACATCATCCATTGTTGCGGTAACAGTAGCTCCGCCCTCAACAAAGATACCATCAAATGTTACCTGACGAACATTCTTCTTAATCTTAAAGAGCTTATCATAAACCTTCTTGCAAAGCTCAGGCTTAGTGAAGTCCATTGGAAACTCGAACTGCTCTGTGAACGGATACTGACCATTAATCTCAGTACCGTTAAGCTCACTCACATAATCAAGAACACGAGCATTCACATACATAACGCCCTTGTCCTTGTCAACATCCTTAAGGCTTGCAGAATCCTTATCAAGAAGAACAGACTGAGTGAATCGAGCATAGTACTTAGAAGGCTCATCTGCGCTGCTAAGAACAATGCTCTGAATAGTCTTACGAACCTGAACGGTATCATTGTACATACTGTACTGCAAACGACCCTTGACGTTTACGACCATGCCGTCCTCAAGATGCTCCTGAGCATAGGCAATGGCATCATACTCGCTAAGAAAGTTCTTATAATAAGTCTTTCCAGTCGTAGTCTTCTCAAGACCGACAACGATGAACGAAAGGTCGCCAACCTCATCTAGAATCGTATCATCAAAGCGGTCTTCCCAAGCAACAGTCATCTGCTTAGAGAAGTCATCATTGCCGTTATCGTCCTTGCCGTGGGCATAGATAATGTTCTCGCGGTCTGGGGAATATCCACCAAACATCTCGGCGCGTACAGTACCATACTTCTCACCGCAGTCAATGTTAAGGCTCATAGAATTATAAACCCAAGAACTACGCTCACTCTGCTTGTCGATAGTAAAAGTATAATCATTTACCTTTACAGCGCCAACTAGAACAAAGTTTGACTTCCAGTCAGTCTTCTTAATGCCACTCTTCTCATTTGCCATCTAAGATACCTCCGTATATTTATTAAGGCATATAACATTAGTTATTATATCATAAGTACAAACTAATCTAGCAGATAATCTAAAAATTTTTTACATTAGTCTACATTAGTTTTACATTAGTTTATTACGCCATCAAATGCTGACATGCAACATAGTCGATAAGCTCGTCAAATGTATCGCACATGCGCGTTGTACACTCAATCAACCAAGGATGCAGCTCAACGTTATCTTCGTTCAATCCAGCAACGGGAATACGATTCTCCTTGGCGATAGCAAGCTCCATAGCAGTACCGATTGACGAAGGCGAGTTGAAGTTTACAATAACCAAGTCAGACCTGCGGACATTATAAGTCTCAAGCTCAAACACTTCGCGTTCACTCTTATGAAGTTCTTCCTCTAAAGTGTAGTGCATCAAAGGATTGAAGAACACGGGCATATAATCATACCTATAAAAATCAATGCTCTCAAGAATCTTAGTGCGCACGTCCTTATGCCATTGCCACTGCTCATCACGACTAAGCCCACTCATGCCACCAGCAAGATAAAGCAACTTATTTTCCATTTACACCATCCTTAACAATCTTAAACATATCGGCGATATCATCCATCAAATCATAACGCTCGGTAGACACAGAACTCTTAGCGAACTGTCGATTAACAGCATCTACATACATAGTGCAGACATAGATTGAAAAAACACAGGCACTACTTCACTTCCCACCTAAAATCACCAAGCTCACGTTCGACTTCTTTTCTCCAAGCCCAACGTTGCTTGTTGGCGATGCCGTTCCTGCCACCTGATAAGAGAATCTTGAATTTATCCATTAGGCAACACCTCTCACATTATCAGGCACATCCTTCTGGCTGTTGTCATAACTCCACTCGCCAAAATATTTTTCTTCTGCTTCTTTTCGGGCAGACACAGCATCTTCAAAGTCGTTAAATTTTCCTAAATGAATGCGTTTATTATCTATTCCGATATACGCTTCCCATTTATCACTTTTCTTATTGAAAGATACACCAGTAACACCAGAGGTATTGGTTTGCAACAACACTCTGTTCATAGCATTTTGATTTGGTGTTGCGATTCTAAGATTAGATTTCCTATTATCGAACCTTGATTTTTCTCCATGTTTGTGATCGATATATACCTCTGTGTTATCGCATTCCATAATAATTCTATGTAACAACACTCTATTTCTATTCTTTGGATTATATGCCGAAACATATCCCTTATTGGTAATAGTCCAACAATAATCCTTTATTTTATCATAATCCTCTAAATCAAACCAAAATTCATTCCCATTTGATGTATAACCAATTCCATATTCGCCAGATAAATCATATGTATTATACTTTTTTCTTGCTTTTGCAAATGCTTCATCATGTAAACATCCGCACGATTGTGTATTTCCCGATGTTAACATATACCCAAGCACAGTTGCATAATTACCACAATCACATTTACACAACCATTGCGACCTTTTCTGTCCACTTGGAAGAATACGATTCTCGACTCGTTTTATTATTGTTAGTCTACCAAATCTTTTTCCATTTAAATCTAATGCCATTATTCATTTACTTTCTTAAACATGTCCGCAATATCGTCCGTTATTGGGAATCGCTCTACAGATACGGAACTTTTTGCAAATTCTCGTTTAACACTATCTACGTATAAAGAAAATTTACCATCATCACCCATATAAAATTCTTTATAGTCTTTATCACTCATAAGGCGCTTAGGTTCAAGCTGCTTAATTGCAAGGTTATCAAAACTAATGCACTTAAACCAACCATCGTTCACAATCTTAGGTAGCATATCATAGAACTGGGATTTTAGATAATCAATTTGGCTACCGCACTCATCATATAGGGTTTTGCCACGCCTAAAATCCTTATATCCAAGAATGAGAATCTTCAAATCATTATTGGCAAGGGCTTCTAGACCGTCCATATGCACAATACCGTTAATAACATGAACAACAGCATTTGGAAATTGCTTGATTGCTTCAATGCAATTGCTATGACGGCCACCGATATATGAGATACCAAGACCATAGATTAACTTATTATCAGTAAGCTCTTTTAGCAAATCAATATTCTGCATAAAGTGCATTTGATTCACCGTCATACTTGCGATAATCTTACGCTCTTTAAGATGCTCAAGAAACTCAATCAGGTCTGGATGGGTCAAAGGATTACCGCCACCGATTGCAACCTCGCTATAGGGAAACATGGTATCGATAAACGGAAGGTTCAGAATATCGCCATGCTTCCCATCTGGCGTTGAGTTCTCGTGGCACATGTTACACGCCATATCGCACCTGTTAGTAATCTTAAGGTCGATTGACTCAGGCTTGATTGGGTTAAATGAATCCTTATCATTCCACCTAATTTTAGTACCGTCTGAGAACATGGTACAGGTATAGTCGTTGTTCTTATAACTGCCAAGAATCTTCATTACTTCTCCTAGCGATATCCATATGCTCCGAATGCAATCATATCATCACCAGACGGAGTTGTAAAGGATGTCTCATACTGCTCTAGTTCGTCATTATATCTACACCAATCATCATATGTATAGATACCTAGGTCGTACAGTCTTGAATCCTCGCGGCTAGACTCTACCTCTTCGTCATCGCTATACTCCAACATGTCAACATCGACAGGAGTATACCATTGCTCATCTTTATACTTCTCTTCATAATACTTTGCGTACTTTTCGATAGCCTGCTTCACTGCTTCTTTATCATAGATTCCGCTTCCAACACCATCAGCAAAACAACGATTAAAAGAATAGCCATATCCATCTCCATCAACAAAATAATATTCACCATGATTACTCGAAACCCATTTATTAAAATCGTCTTTCGTCATAATACATAGTGAGTGCGTTGAACTTGAATTAGTCTCGAACACACCAGCGCGAATCTGAATCATTATATAACACCTAGTTTCCCTTATAGAAGTATTCGTATTTCTCTTCATCATGATTGGGGTTTGGCTCTTCCCAGCCGTTGTGCCAATCCGTATCCCACTTCCAGATAGTAGGCTCTGCGGCATTGCACATCATGCCACCCTCGTCATTGTCATTGCCAGTATACACATGACTATCGCTAAAGAGATAGCGAATCAGCATATCGTCATTGTCAAGCACTGCATGTACGAACTCATATGTATCATATCCGTGGTCGATATAGCCAACATCAAGCTCGTCCCATTCATTTCCATCACCATAATCATAGTGAACTGTCTTGGGCTTTTCAAACGTATAGGTGATACCATGAGCATCGAGAATATCCTTTAGCTTATCGAGAAGCCCGTCTTTGCCACTACGGTCAAGCTCATAGATTGCCGTGTATAGATAATCCGCTACATCGGCATCTCCATTCTCCCAGCCAAACTCTCCAAAATGAAAGTCAACATGGCAACCATCTGCATCAACAGGTTTCTTGGAGATACAAATGCTGTGCGTACTTGAGCTATTAGTCTCAAATACTCCATTGCGAATCTGAATCATATCAATCACCACTCATCCCAAATACCATAGTCTTCATTCCCATACCTACGAAGTTCATCTTCCTTGTGGGAAATCTTACAGCACGTATATGATACCACAATTACCGCCACCATAACGATTGCAATTACTATCATGCTGCACCCACCTCATTTTTCCAATCAAAATCATCAAATACATTGCCAATGACCTCAATGATTAGATTAATGTCTTCGCCAAAGCTATAATACTTAGAATGCTCCCAGTCAAACATGAAATAAGAAGCACGCTCTTCGACATATGCAATTTCGACAGTAATCGTATTGCCATCCTCATGTCCTTCTTCCATGTCAACTGTACAGATATCGCCTTCATATAGCTCGACACCATGTTTATCCACAATTCCTAGGCTTTTGTGGAATAAGTACCTATCTTCAGGCAATTCCTTCAATTTTTGCCATCCGAACACAGCGTTTCCGCAGGTCAGAAGCTTGTTTTCTCCGCATGAAATTAGAATTTTATCGGGGTCTGCCCATTCACGATTTTTTAGATCAAAAACCCTATACGACATATAAAAACTCCTTTAGTGTGCGGCCTTATCTGCTTCATGTAGAATCATAACACACTGCATGAAGTAATCGCCCCACAATTTTTTATATTTGTTATACATCTTCTCGTTGTTATCCCTCTCCCACACCCAAGGTTTCATGTGATTTGAGATAAGCGCTGAAACAAATAAGGAACTGATGCCAGCAACATATGTAAAGAACAGGCTGTCATATGCACCTACATGTTCATGTCCATAATAGTGGGCTATGTCTGTAGTTTCGCCTTTGTTATTCTTAAATGTCTTACAAAATGGCTTGCCGCAATCATGGATTAGCGCCGCATCTATTATGGCTCCAATTGAAGCGTGATGGAACCAATCGCTGCCATATAGCCAATACGCAGCCTTCATACAATGCACACCAAGGGTTGACTCGTGGTGCGGATTATCTTGATTATAATTCTTATAACTTAGCGCCCAAGACATTGGAAGTAATGAGCCGTTGCAGCTACCTTTCCAATACTCAATGCTAATACAGTCAAAAGATTCATAATGATACGGTGTGTCAAAGCTTTTGTACATACGCTCAATAATATAATCTGGTACACGTCTGTCTCTGCTCGCATTATTTCTCAGACATTGCTCATATGGAGTAGCGGCGATGATACATTCTTTCCGACAAGGGATGCGTTTCAGCTCTTGCAAAAAAGCAATGCGTCTTTTAGAGCTTAGATTGCAAGCGTCATAGATAACATTATTACCTTCTTTTAATGCCGTCTTAATACGCTTATGTAGCTCTATAAACAACTCATGGTTATGCGTCTGGTCGTTAATATCTCCGTAAAGTTCTTCTCTTAATTCATCTGAGCTGAATATAATATAATTATTTTCTTTGGCTAGATTATAAGCGATGGTGGACTTGCCACTTGCAGGCAAACCCACCATCATCACTAGCACTGGCTTTGTGCTAGTCTCCATTTATTCACCAGCTTTAAGCAAGAATTTGCGGGAGACGTTCTTGAAACTGCGCTGTCCATCCTGACTACGATACACAAAGCCCTCGCGTAGACACTTCTTATTGATTACACTCTTGCCATCAGCAGACTGCTTGAACTCCTCAAAGTCATCAGCATCGGGCAAGATATAGTTATCATCAATAATAGGCACGAATGGAATATCGTACTCGGCTAGAATCTTCTTTGCTTCGACAGAACCAAGACGCTCTCCATCAAAGATTAGATTGAATGCTGCAAAGCGGCGCTCATCAAGCTTGTACTTGTTACCCTGTACGGACTCACCGTATGTCTCACCCTGTAGTACAACGTGCTTATGGTTATGCTTCTTTGCAATATCCTTAAGAGCATCCTCGACATTGTACTTGAAAGCCATTTCCCAGTAGACGTTTCCGATACCAGACATATCAGAAACAAAGTTCTTCTGGTCTGCATCCATCTGACGAACATTGCGTGAACACACACCAAAATCAGGCTTACGACCACTCAAATCAAGGAAGAACGTAGTAGAAGTGCCATCAATCTTCTCAGTCACAACATAAGGATTCTTGTCTTCGAGCATGAACATAACATTCTCGATGCGATCCTCATCTGTTTTCTTTACCCATACAGGCCAATTCTTAGGATTGTCTTTCTTACGACCAAAGAAAACAAACAGTAGCTTGCGACCCCATGCACGCTTCATAAGCCACTTCCACCACTTCTTCTTGGCAAGCTTAGAATTGCGTGCGCACATATTATTGTACTTGGCGTTGGGATTAGACTTAGCCTTACGAGCATTATCCTCGGCTACATAATACTTAATACCAAGCAGATTTGTCACGTCCTCGTGAACGTCCTTATCCTTAATCTCAGGGAACACATCAATGGGCATGAGAAGTCCCTGCGAATAGACCTTACACATCTTAATGGTCTTAACCTTATAATGCTTTTTCTCAAGGAATGCAAAGCGCTCATCGTTACTAGGAACAAGCGAATCAGTCTCGATATACAAAGCCTTATCGCCTACCTTAAACTGATTCTTCTGGGCGATAATCCACCAGCCGCCGACACGTGCATGTTCAACACGGTCATAGTTTGGAATAGGCTTAATCTCCTCAACGATAACTGGATAAGCCAATGCACGCTCGCCATTTACTAGCATATCGTAACCTTTCTACTCTAGTAAACTTGTTGTTATCATATTATAGCAACTGTTTTAGTTTCAAACACGTCAAAGCAACGGATTTAGTTGCTATTCCTTATAATCTTCATAATCTTTACTACTTTTTCAATAACATAATCAATGGCTTCATATGTAATGTCAGAAGAAATCGTAAATCTAATAGACCTTGCACATTCTTCATCCGTTAATCCAAGGGCTTTGAGAACATAAGACGGCTTCTTAGAATGACTATTGCAGGCAGAACCAGTGCTGCATTGAATATCATCTAGGTCAAGCATATACAAAAGCTCTTCTGAACCAATGCCTTCAGGCAACCTTACATTAATATTATTTGGCAGTCTTGACGCTAAACTGCCATTTGGAACACATCCTCTTGTGACAAGCTCACGCATGAAATAATTACGCTTCATACATATGGCATCTTTATTTTCCATTTCCTCAGATGCGAGTTCAACGGCTTTCGCAAAGCCGACAATACCAGCAACATTTTCAGTTCCCCCTCTAAGTCCAGAATTCTGGCTACCATAGATAATGGGCTGAATTTCAATGCCGTTTTTCTTGTATAAGAACCCAACCCCTTTAACACCTCCAATCTTATGTGCCGATGCGCTTAACATATCAATACCCATTTCCTTAACATCAATAGGAATCTGTCCAAAGGCTTGCGTTGCATCTACATGAAGAACGCCACCATATTTATGAACAATCTCAGAGACATCCACGATGTTCTGAATAGTGCCAACCTCGTTATTCGCCATCTGAATCGACACTAAAACATCATAATAAGTAGGTTCTTCACGCTCTTCGAATACAGACTCAAGTTGGTCTACATCTACAAACCCAAATTCATCAACATCAAGATATGTTACATCACAATAGTAAGTACTGCTACCAAGTCGCTCCATAGCATCAACACATTCCATGATAGACTTGTGCTCAATCTTGGTTGTAACAATGGAAGTACTGGAAATATCCATCATACCAGCAAGCACATAACCCTGAATAGCCCAGCAATTGCTTTCAGAACTGCCAGAAGTGAAATAGATTTCATCTACATCCGCATTGATGAAGTTTGCAATCGTCTGGCGTGAATCTTCAATGGCGTGCTTGACCCTAGCGCCGCTACTATAAATAGCAGAAGGATTATAAAACTCGTCCTTCAAATATGGCATCATGGCTTCAAGAACTTCTGTGTTAACCATAGTAGTTCCTGCATTGTCTAAGTACATACATTAACTCCTTAACAATATGGAGAATAGCAGCGACTAGTATTCTATCAGAATACATATTATCCAAACCATTCTCCATATAATTTATATGTATTCTATTGTTTAGCAGTAAACCTTATTATAATAGTCATTACGATAAGGATTAAACTCACGATAGCGGCGCTTATGACTATGACGCGCTAAATCATCAAGATAATCATCAACATAATCTAGATAATCACTGTAAGTCTGAATGAGCTTATCCCAATAATCATCGTCCTCATCATCATGATTCTTGCGCTTCGGCTCATCCTTTACATCATCCTCGTCCTGAGAATCATATAGGTCGCAATGCTCGCAATCTCCATCGCAATCTTGCTCATCAACGACATCATCGCCATCGGAAACATCTGAATAATGGTATAGTTTGTTCTGTAGGAGATAGCCCTCAAGCTCCCACACCTTGCGCTCAATATTCTTCATGCAAATGTCAATACCCATATCTTCATCATAATTAGCAGGATCAACGCAAGAAGAAGATTCGACAATTACAAAACCATTTGGCAGCTGACATGCCACAATAGTACACTTATCAAATGCCTTGGTAATTGCAATATCGGAACTCTCAATAAGTTCATCTACAACAGCCTGAGTTACCGTATTCTTTGTACGTGCCATAATAAATCACCTTTCTATTGGCATATAACCTTAATTATAAGACAGAAAATCAATAGCTTTTGTGCCGAGTCTTTCCACAGTCCTAGTGACATTCTGTCTTGTACAATCCATTGTATCACTAATCTCTTGATGTGTCATCCCATTTAATAGACATGATAAAATATATTTTTCATTGTCGTTTAAGCTGTCGATAAATTCTTTAACCATCATGTCACTGATAATTCTATCATCAAAATCATAATCAATCAAATTTTGGTTAATTTCTTCATCAGAAACACACATGTTTTCATATGAATAATAATCTGCCAATTCTTTTTCTTCGTTTAACAGATAATATGGGTTTGCATCGTTAAGCGCACCATCAATGATTCTATTCATTTCATCTGTCTCGCCATTAGAAAACTCTCTAAGTTTATATTCGTTTTCCAATAGCCATTCAATAGCTTCTAATGAACAGTCACCAGCATGATCGCAATTATAATCCGCATCTGATATCTCAATATCAAGACAACTATAAAAATCATAGTAGAAATCATCGTTTTCTACTGTTTGTTCTTTAATGGGTGTTTCCATATATCATATTCCAACTTTCTTTCAATCTATTTACATCACAAAGAATCTTCCATCAGAAAATTCTGTTTTATTCTTATGATATTATATCAGAAAAGTAACACAAATGGAACTCTCTTCACAAAATAATTACACATCAAGTTGGAGATAGCTATAACCATCGTTATCAGTATAATAGATATGCCTAATACCAAGGTTTTTCAGGGCGTTCATACAAGCAGGACATGGCTTTGCACACGCCATTTTAGTATCGTTCATCGGTCTATAGATATAGATACTAGCCTTATCCCATCTCACATTTATTCCGACAGTATATGAAATTGAGCATATTGCAGAAATCTCTGCGTGTAATTTATCTGGGGAGTATACATCGGCATTGTTGTAATCTCTATATCTATTAAACTCCTTCTGTAAAGGATGGGTTTTATTGCTGTTGCATCCTCGGCCTATGATATGCCCCTTATATGTTATGACAGCACCGACATGTTGCGAACGTCTTTTATACGTGCTTTTTATTGCTTCTTTATGCGCTTCGTTGAACATTCGCATATCGAACTTTGAGAACTCCACTTTAACCCTTAATCATATAGCCTGTTTTTACTTCTTGCATTTGCATATTCATCCTGTGGGTTGTACCCATCAGAACAATTATGCGTTAAATGCCATCGCTTACATATCTTGCACTTATATGGCATCAGTATATTTCCAGAACTGTTAAATATCTTCCTTGCCGCACATAGGGCATCATATCTACACGAGTATACCTTCTTTGATTTACAAGTGTCGATATTCTTTCCGCGCACATGTATAAAGTTTGGACAAAGGAATGACTTGTCATACAGCTTAGTTGTATCTTCAATCATATCGTGAGTTGTATTGTCATACCCACAAAGAACTGAACTTCCATGTTCTTTAATTCTGTTTTGGCATACTGTGCATATAAATGTCGGCATATATATTCTCCAATACACTTGCTTTGCGTATATATTATATCATCTAGATATAAAAAGAGAGGGTACATCCAAAAGGACGTACCCTCTCTACATATATTAAACACAATTGCTTTCGCGTTAAGATTTCAAGAACGCATTCTCTACTTTCACATAGCCGAAACTATCCGTCTTTCATGGGCTTAAACCAAGGCTATTCAAACAAGCTAATTACCAGTGTTAATCATTGGAGTAGAACCGTTAGGAACCACAACAAGATTGCCTTCCTTGCCGACATCCTTTAGTGCATCAATGTAATGCTGCTGCAACACTTGGTCATTAAGGCTCTGTGCAAGAACAGCATTTGCATCTGCTTCACCCTGAGCTTCAATCTTCTTAGTCTCAGCCTGAACCTTGGCAGTCTCCTGCTCATTCTTCGCCTTCTGCTTTGCCACTTCAGCTGCCTGAGCCTGTGAATAGCTATCGGTAATAGACTTAGGATAGCGTACATCCTGTACGCTTACCTGCTCAACAGTAAGACCGATTTTATTCCACTTCTTAGTCAGCGCATCCTGAACCGCCTTAGTGAACTGAGAGCGATCGGTCAGCATGGTAACGGTATCAAACTTACCAGAAACCTCACGGGTAACAGCACGAACATCATTGGAAATATACTTCTCAACAAAGCTCTCCTGAGTACCATACTCAGAATAAAGATTAAGTGCTGAGTCTGGATTTAAACTATAGTTAACCTGAATATCAATGTTGGCACTGGCACCAGACTTATCATTGATTGATACCTGCTTGCCCTCATATGAGCCACCATCAACCTTGTAATCGGTATCGCCATAGAAATTGATAAGATTGTTGCGTACATCATACGTAATAACATCTTGCCAAGGCATCTTGATATGGAAACCAGCTTCAGAAGTTGAATCGGCAAGAGAACCACCGAGATTACGAATTACGCAAACCTCACCAGTGTCCTGTGTATAGATGCAAGAACCACTGATAAATGCAAAGGCAAAGACAATACATACTACTGCAACGCCACGAGCGCAAGTGTGCGCAAATTTTACAGTCTTAATATCCGTCTCGTTTTTAATATATGACTTCCCAAGAATATTGGTGTCTTCGACAGGTTCGGGAATCTTTGTGCGAATATCAAAGACAATGAATGGAATTGCAATAAGTAGTGCAATAATTCCGACAACAAACGTTATCATACCAACCCTTTCTACGTACAACATTCAAACAAAAAAAACAGGATGCGTATTCACGGCACATCCAGAGGATCTGTTTTTACGGTGTTTCAGCTCACCAATTACTCCGTGAAAGCACTTGCTTATCTCCTAGCAAGAAGGCTCGCTATCCTCCCGAATAGCTATGCGGCGTTGCCTATTCTTCCGCGAAAGATTGTTTTCGGGGACAATCTTGAAACCCACTGCCAATAGGGGCAGGATGTATATGGCGGAGACATTGGGAATCGAACCCAAACTAGATTGCTCTAGGACACCTTAGCAGGGTGCTGCGCTACCTTTACGCCATGTCTCCTTCGTTGCGGGGTGCGTTGCCAACTACACCACATGTCTTTTGTAAAATAACATAATAATAAGCACATGGCTACTTATTTTCCGTCTATACTGAGACACGTCTGGACTCGAACCAGAGACAGTTGAGCCGTTATCATCCATGAGAATCTGGCTTTATCGTGATTATATCCACGCCCCGATTATTATACAATGTCAACTATGACAAGAAAAAATCATGGAGCCGATGACAGGAATCGAACCTGCAACAGACTGATTACAAATCAGTTACTCTACCAATTGAGTCACATCGGCAATTGTGCAATTGATTGTGTGCGCTATGTAGGATTCGAACCTACGACCTACAGATTAGAAGTCTGTTACTCTATCCAGCTGAGTTAATAGCGCACACAATCAATTGTTGTATATAAAAGATATTATATCATATCTTAATATATCTGGTAGGGAAGAAGGGATTCGAACCCTCACGCTCTATGAGCAAGAGATTTTAAGTCTCCGATGTCTGCCATTCCATCACTTCCCCGAGTTTTGGTATCGGCTACGGGAATCGAACCCGTGTTTCCACCTTGAAAGGGTGATGTCCTAACCGTTAGACGAAGCCGACATTTGGTGCCGCATCTAGGTAACGCTCCTAGCCAGTCATAGACATTGGATTTACAGTCCAACCCTCGTCTTTAAAGGATTACTGCGGCAATTGGTGGACACAGTAGGATTTGAACCTACGACCTTATGCGTGTAAAGCATCTGCGCTAACCAGCTGCGCCATGCGTCCGTGGTGGGGTCGGTGGGGGTCGAACCCACGACCTTGGGATTAAAAGTCCCCTGCTCTTCCAACTGAGCTACAACCCCGTTATGGTGGGAGATGAGTGAGTCGAACACTCTTCAATCCGTTATAAGCAGACTGCCCTAACCGTTGTGCTAATCTCCCATAGCCATTACAATAGACGGTAATATATCGTTGGCAGTGACAAGATTTGAACTTGTATACAGGAGCTACCTGTTTTGCCCATTAAAGCATAGCGTATACCGATTTCGCCACACCGCCAAGTCACATTACCGTCTATGGAATATATACTTTTCAAGCATGGTCTATATGCTCTTAGATCGATTCTGGCAATAAATCTGTTCATACCATACAACAACACGCAATGATAATATATACTCCATAGACGGTGGTAGCTTACTAAAGTCCTCACCAACTACCAGAGGGGTCACTTATTTTAAATACCGTCCGCGCTGGCAGACCTTCCAACGCTACCGATTTTACGCAACGGTGTACGCTTAACAGTCCGCTTCCTCCGTTAAGACAAGGGGTAACATTACGCCGTTACCATGCGCCCAAGACTTGTCAGGTAGCTATCTCCATCGTAAACCTTGGGACTAAGCGTTAACGGAAAATACGTTTGAGTTAAATTGGAGCAACCATGAAACCAAAACAGAAAGGAGCCATTGTATTTTCCGTCTGCGGAATCGTACCGCACCATCTGTATCAGCAAAGCAACCAAAAACCTAATACAGAATCGAACCTCGCTTTGTCGGTCAAGCAAACCAACGCGAAAGATTGTCTCAGGCCTTCGCCTTACCTTCATAAAACGTAGTGGTAATTCGGTCACATAGGAAATGGAGCTGAGACACAAGGAGCGACCTCGTATCTTTCCATCCCAACTTGCGTCAATCTATGGCTGGATTGGCTACCAACAACTTTCACCCACCATTCAGCATATTAATCTTCTATACTATCCAAATTTGGGCTACTCGTACTCACGTCTGGTCTTATAGCTGATTACCAGCATCAATTGGACAACTATCTTGTGGCACTCCAAGCGATTGGCATAGCTGCCACACTATCCTCTACTTGGTTCAATGAAGTGCGTACCTCATATCTATTGCGATAGCGACCAGTTAGCGATACCATTTTCTTGCGTTTCATCACAGCACCGTGTCTGCCCTCAGTTGAGATTTTCCATCTCTCCTGCCCTTCTAAAGATGTCAGTTACCTGCATCAGGCAAAGCCTACCTATAGGGTATCCTCTATAGTGGAACTCTTTGAACACGTCCATGACCCAATGGAATTTGGAATACACATGGTTGAAACAATCCTTCGCGTTGATTTCTCAACGCTGATACTTTATGCAAATATCAAGGTGCAACTGGAAACTTCCGTTTCTCTGTGTCAGATATTATAGCATCTAACTTTATCAGTTGCAAGAACTTTTTTGAACTTTTTTCCATCTTCTTTTCTCAAGGTGCTCATCAGATTGATCTGCGATTTGTCCGCGTCTCTTTCTGACATCAACTATATTACACGGTGCCTATATCTATGTCAACAACTTTTTTAGAAAATTTTGAAAACTTTTTTCGTGGCAGTCCGCATTGCATCAGCGGACTAAATATGTATCAACAAACATAGGCAATGATATTATAGCAGATATTTGCAATGGTAAAAAATATAGAACACCTAAAATCTTCCGTCAATTTAAACTGCACATCACATACGCTGTCAAAAGAGAAATTTGAAATAGTAGTTTTAAAGCAGTCATTCCGTCTGATTATCATTCTATCGTCCTCTAGCGAAGCTGTGACATTTTCTTCAAAAGACCTTAAAATAAATGTATATGGTCTTGCTATATATGTATCTATGTTTACCGATTCAAACTCTATCTTGTCTTCGAGAACACGTTTAAGCTCGGTCTTATCGCCATTGGAAAATCCGTATTTACTATAGTCGAACATATGCAAATGCTCCTCTCAAGAAGTGTGTTGTGAAATATTTAGAATATAGCAATACTTCACAACACTAAGATATTAGCACCAAACCATATCATTTGCATCATATAAAATATTCCATCTAAGAAGAGAAAATATCTATATGGCCTTTGACCATTTCCCTGAAGTTACGCACTGGCGTATCGCACATGCTGCGCTTCAATTCATCTGAAATTATTCCATTCACTTTTCTATCCTTGTTATTATCCGCAAAGGCATCTTTGATATTTATCCCGCACTTGTCTAATTCCAATGTTATCCTGTGCATTATTCCGCTCACATATATCTGTAGCGGCAGCAGATTATATCCAACATAGTTCTTAGATATATTCCGCAATAGCCTATAGTAACTGAACCTATAGGAATATTCCGAACTGCCTTTGCGATTCTCCACCTTGAAACAGCTGTCTTCATGCAATCCGACTATTGGTATCTTGCATGTCCCATACCTGTTCCGTCTTTCCCATATATCAATTTCGCTCAGCTTAATCAAATCATCGGCTAATTTTTCCGATATAGATATATCATACGGCTCGCCATTATCGGGCTTTAACGTTGCTCCATCCCACCATATATTTTCCGCTCTAAGGTTTTTCACAACGCTCATATCATCATTATAGACACCTTCATATAGGCTTCTAAACAATGTCTGTATATAAAATCCGTTATAGTCCTCATACATTCCTATATCATGGTATATCTTTTCAAACTGCGCATTGGAAATAAATTTCTTAGAAGCATTTGGTTTGGCTAATGACCAAAGAATATTCCGATCCAAATCATTCAACATATATTCCATATCTTTATTGCCAAGATATTTGGCATACAAACCAAGGATATATATAATAGTCGTTATAGCCTTTGGGCTATTAGGATTCATTCCTAATATAATATTCTGTAAATCAACAGGTGTGCAATTTGAATAATCATATTCGCCTATAACACATAATGATTTAGCCACCTTTGCCGTGTTATCGGAATCAAATGTCTGTATAAAGTCATCAAAATTTTTCCGCAAAGACAAGCGCTCCCTTCTCTTAGTTTTGTTTTATCACTCCAACGCTCTCCAATATCTAAGATTATAATAAACAAAGGCGGCTGTCAAAAAACAACCGCCTTATATCAATTACTTTGCGTATGCCGCTACTGAAATTTTTCCGTATGACTGTTCGGCCTTACTCACATAGTAATCAAGATTTTCCATCTTCTTGACTATAGTTTTATTATCAACGCCACTCTCAATATCTTTCCAGTACAAATCCCAGTCAAATACCATGTTTGTAATGTCTTTTTTCCGACCAAAGATACCCATGATACCAACCTTTCATTAGATAAAATCGTAACCAAGCTCAAGACTGTCGAACACGTCTTTGATTTCATCGTCCATAATGCCGATGTATTTTCGTGTAGTAGCCACGCTGCTATGATTGAACACATAGCTTAGAATGACAAGCGCCTTGTCCTTATCTTCCGCATCATGCCACGCCCTAAAGCCGAATGATTTCCTCAAGGAATGGCTACCGATATTCTGATTGATCCCAGCTTCCTTGGCTGCGCTCTTAACGATACGCCAAAGGGTAGTAGCCGCAATAGCACCGTCACCCTCACGGGATTTAAACATATACTCGTTTAAATTATCCACAGGAAATTCATTAAGGTACTCTACGACAACCTTCTTGACAGTGTTATTAAAGAACAGCTTAACAAACTTCTTCTGCTTGCGTGTTTTTTTAGGTTGCAAAGTATAGAAGTCCTTAAACTTATACTCCCCGTCCTTAACGCAGTCCAAGAAGAAACTCCATTTAAGCGTAATCAAATCGCTTGCACGCAGACCGACATTGATGCCGATAACGAACAGCAACTTATTCCGACTGGCAAGCTGACGATGATGCTCATCGGTGGCTTCATTGATATGCTTGTCAAACACATCAATCATAGACTTAATCTCTTCATCGGTACGGAAAGCATACACCTCAGAAGATACACCAGCAGGCTTTAATCCGCCGCTATTATCACGAGCCTTCGGACTTTTGGGTTTAACGTCTTTGGTGCCTATGATAACGCTAAACGGAATGATATTGTTCTGCTGCTTTTCTTCCACAACAACTGGCGCAAATGCTGGACTAGCCATTATCAATCCCTTCCTCTCGTCTTTCTTTACTATATTCTACCTTATATCAATGTAGTTATCAAGTAGTTAGCTCATATTTTTGCAGTCAATTTTGAAAATAAAAAAGGGTGGAACGATAAACATTCCACCCATCTATTATAACCTATATATAAGGTGTTATTCTTCTAAATCAAGATCCAACTTATTCTTTTCAAACTTAATACGAAACTCGCCATTTGCAAACTGTCGCATAAGAATCTCTAGCACCGTATTCATAGAGAAACCAACCTGTTTGCAATAGGCACTGAAAGCGTCTTTAACATCCTTGTCGATGGTTGTATTGAGTACAACCTTATTGTTTTCCACCATGCTAATCCCAATCCTCGTCACGCACACGGGTAGACTTTACGGCCACAAAATCATCGCACCATGAATCATCATCCAAGTATACAATCTCCCACTCATGCGCCTTGCAATAGCCTGCTTCATCGTCCTCAACTTCAAAGCCATTATCAAACGGCTCGCAATTACGACAGTTAGCGCAGCAGCGTGGATGAATCTTAGACATTTTTTCTCCTAACAATTAGTACAAATCAAACTCACGAATGAAATAACATGAATTATTATATGGATATTCCTCGTCATATGGCACATGCCACTCTATATATTCTCCACCATATCCGTTCTCGACCTGCTTTATATAGCCGCAATCATCAAGATATTTAGCGGCATCATCATAGCTGGAAAAGATTCTATCTATGTCTTGATAGTTATCATCATACTCTTCTCCGTTATCATACCATACAACATATACCTTGTCTTTGACTGCCTGTGCCATCTTGGTAAACGTATCATCAATCTTTTTCGTTGCCGCCTGCGGAACTACAGTTGGCTCTTCCATGACAATAAAACCAACATCACTCATAATTTTCCAACCTAACTATATATATGGATAAACTCTAAGACAAGAAATGTCGTACAAAAAATAAAACAAAAGATTATAGTTTTCCAGTCATCGCTATTCATACCCACGGTCTATCCTTTCTTCCGACTATCAACATACATGATACTACTTATCATATAGTTGTCAAGTAGATATTCCAAACAAAAAAGACTAGCTAAATGCTAGTCTTTAATATCAATCTTATTGCCCTTGCCTATCTTCAATACAAACTCGCCTGATACAAACTGTACCATGAACGTCTCCAATACCGTGTTCATAGGCATCCCAGCGCCTTTACAATGGGCTTTAAAGCTATCTAAAACGTCTTTATTTATTGTCGTATTAAGCATGGCACGCTCATTTTTCTGGACATTTACTTTCATACTTGACATACATAAGCACTCCTTTATATGTTACATTAGTCTAACTATATTGTATTGCATATAAAAGTAGTTATCAAGTAGATAAGAAAGCAGGGCTTAAACAGCCCTGCTAAAACGTTTTACTTTTCCGTATAAGACACGATTAAAAACTAATCGTCATACTCACCATACTTGCCATTAAGCCAGTCATTAGTGGTCTTTAGCATCTGTCCAAACGTCCAATAATAAGCGCCCTCGACATATTTATTCGTGAGAACGTTGTTAATAATATCGTTCTTAGTGATAGCAAAATCGACCAGCTCGTCAAATGAACCGTTACCATCATAGACATAGTAAGTAACCACAAACAATTCATCATCAGACAACATCATTTCATTTGTCTGTAAAGAATCAGTATACCAATCATTACCATTTGGATCAAGGGCAGAAGCCACGCACTCATGCTCGCCAGCACAATGCTCACTGTCAGCTACATAGACAATATCCTCAAGAACATCCTCAATCGTATCGTCATAAGCCCAATAATCAGCATCTTCCATACTCTTGCAAATCGCAGTCAGCATATTATACTCCTTTTATGCGGACACTAATAAACCTGCGATAGATTATTGCACATATTGAGCAGCGCGTCAAGGTGCCTTTGTATATCTTCTTTGAGCTTTTCTAAATCGGACTCATTCTTAATAACATTACCGTCAGCATCAAGCAGATAGCAATTGAAAAGCTCGCCGTCCTCGTCATAGTCACTGAATACAGCGACAACCATTCCATTCTCATACTTCACAGCATAGTCATAAGGCGTGAAATCTTCTGAAATAGTCTGTACACAATTATCAATAAAGCCATACTGATAACTGTTGTCGCCTACAAAATTATAGTTATCGTCAACGTCAACACACGAAAGCATGATAAGCATGAAATAAAGCAGGGCAGATACGCAATTAGCATTATCCTTGACGTATCCATCATACCAATCATCCCAGTTGTTAGGTGTGAACGATACATAACCATCGTGAGAAGTATACTTCTTCTCAAGAAACTCCTCAAAATTATCACGGTTCATGGCAGCATAGCCAAGCATATACTCACACAGTTCATCCGTGTATGCAAAATCAAACAGGGTCGAATCAGTTTCAAAATTATACCACTTCGGATGATACGTGCCAGTATATGTCACTTCAAACTCATCATAATAAGACGGGAAAATATCAGTAAAAAAAGCATCCTCGATATAATCCACAGCGCACTTACCGATTTCATCATCAGCCTTGCCGCGCGTTGCATACGGGATACCTCCCCAAAGCTCTCCAAGATACGTCTCGTAAAGCCCACTGTCGATAAAGTTTCCGATACAAGTAGTGGAAGTCTGAATCTTATGGGTCATAGTTTCTTTCATCATTGTAGTACCTTTCTCTAAGGTTCTTTCTCTTTCCTTGCCTAATAGTATATATAGTTGGCAACTACATGTCAACTATATTTCAAGTTCATATTTCCTCCACAAAAAAAATACCACGCCTTATAGACGGCAACGCAATGAAAGGAAAGAAAGTGAGAAAAAGGCGTGGGATAGCGTTGCCGCCTATGAGACGTGATATTATATATTCCCATATGGTAAAATTATAAGTTGCACCAAAAGTCATCTTCGGTAAACTCTGTACCGTGGTAAAGATTGTACATCAGCCAATCTGGAATATCCGTGGGGTATGTCGCGCTTGCCAAAACATTACGCTCCGTTGCAATCATCGGCGGCAACGCTTCTTGATTGTAGTAAAAATCAGTATACAGCTTGTCTTTAAGCTCATACATTTCATCATCGCTAAGCTGTTCAACCTTCATGGTAACCACCTTTCTAAGTCATTGTAGTACGATTTAAGACACGCTAAGCCCAAGCGCGTGTACCAAACCCAACCTTGTCCCAACCACCCATTAAAAAGGCATACATCCATCCATCCACGATAAAGCACGCCTTCATCGGGTTGCTCTTATGGTCTTTCGCTTCGTCCTCATAGTATACGTTGACGATATTAACGATGCCCATACTTTGCAAATGCAACAATGCTTTACGTACATTGCTACATAGCTTTTCATCGCCAATAGCTTTTGCAAGCTCGCTATACGTACCCTCGAATACATCCATCTTCATAAGATAATCCATGATACGTACTTCTTGTTTGGTAAGCTCACGAAACTTGCGCATAAGTGTATAAGTCTCGTCATAATCAAAACCCATAGTATTAGCCAATGTTATATCCTTTCAGTTAAAATTACTAGAACTCACGGTTGCGTTTGCCTTTAAGAAAATCAATATGATTTTCTGCCTGCTTCATGGTCTTGCAATTAAAATCATTCTTTCCATCTTCAAATGTAGAATAATTATATCCAATTGTTTTAAGGTTATCACTCGCTTCACGAATCTCCATGTTAGGCAAACGATAATTACTTTGCTGATAAACAATAACCTTGTCAATAGTAATCTTAACAATGCTGTCATCAAGAATACCAGTGCCGCCAATAGAACGACTATTCTTAATCAGCAAAGGAATCTTGACGTTACCACAACTGCGGCTAACATAACCAATGGTATCGTAAATCTCCATCCAGTCACGACCAGTTTCAGTATCTCCATAGAAAACACGAATACGCTCATGGTTTTTCATTGCACCATCGAGAATCTGAATAACCCTATCAGGCGTATCAAGACAATACCAAGTGTCGTTGTAAATCTTATAGTGCCTGCCATTGAACTCTTTAACCTGAATGTCCATCGCAGTTCCTTTCTCGTCTGCTCTTTCCTTGTCTATATAATACTCTAATCCAAAGAGATACAGTCGAGATTTTCCACCTTCACAGATCATACACAATTCATTTCAGTGTAATTTCAATTCATTACTGAAACGACACCAAAACAAAAAGGGGCGAATTACTTCGCCCCAAAAACATAATGCCACACACACCCATTACAGCATGGCACCCAAGTTTTCTTAGCACTACCATCGCTAGGCACAAGAATCGGCACATCATATTTCACACTAAGTTTTGAATGGCAGAAAGTACACTCACGCTCTTTATCTTCCCACCACTTGTTAACGCGCCTATATCTATCCATGATAACTCCTAAAAGAACTATTTTAAGCTGTTATATACAGCCACCACAGCAACCCCATTCAACGTTCTCATTGACACAACGCTCAATCTCGTCTTTAATGTCTGCATATTTTCTCCGTTAAGATTCTATTTTAATCAGCGTTTAAAATAAGTCCGTTTAAATAATCACAACTAAAATCATTCGTAACATAATAGACATCGTTGTCTAAGTCAAGCCAATAGACAAAATAGTTTGTATCCTTATGCCACTCCGCATACACATAATTTCGTGTTGCTTCAATGCTGTCATATTCCTTCTCGTACTTATCAAGAATAGGCTTATAATGTTCCGCGACAATATCAGGGATATGAATCTCGACAAATCGCGTATCCTTATCGTCATTAAGTACACGAATATCATCAGAAGCAATTTCAGAAAGCATTGCAATCATAATTATTCCTTCCGTTAAAAGCGTGCTTTTATTCTAAGCCAAAACCCAGCTCATATCAACGCCCATCTCGTACATGCCGAAAATATCAGGCTCGACACACGTAATATCGCCCTCATAATCCTCGATAAACGTATCGGTTTCAAACAAATAATCATAGCGCGTGCCATCGCCGATACCGTTATCCGCATCACGATTCAATACGCGCATGACGCGCATCGCTTCGGGCTTGGTGAAATGCGGATGCTCATAACCTCCGCTATTCTTCTCGCAGAAACCGCGCCTACCGTATCCAACCAAATAAGCGTCAAAGACATTGCAATCGTCACCATCAAGACAAACCTTGACGGGCTTGAGAGTGTAAACCATATCGCTCATTTCTGCTCCTTTTTTCCGAGCGCCTTTCCTTGACTACATATTACCAAAGATTTATTCCATATAGCCGAGAATCTTTGTCTACATATCTTCTCCACGGATCCTCCACATTTATGTGTGTTGCAAATGTCTGATATTTTCCGACAATCGAAACAAAAAGCGCCCACAATAGGGCGCTTATATTGCACTATCGTCTAACTGGCATAACCATTCCGAAACAAGTACGTGTATTCTTATAATCGCTAGTCATAATCTCCATAGCGCGTCCCTCGTACCCCATCATAATCTGAATAGGTGTATCTTTTCCGTAAGCGAGTTTTACAGCCGCGCAAATATCAGACATATAATCAGCATTTACCCATGCACTATACCCTTGGTGAGCCGTTCCGCCATTCTCACGCTGCGTCTCAATGATAGACTTATAGTCGATATACTTCCATCCAAACGCGGAAAGGTTGTTGAACTCAACAACATCACGCAACCAATTATCAGACTTGTTCTCCTTATAGATATGCGCTGTCAAAGTATCATCATTAGGAAAATAACCAATGGTCACAGCGCTATCGGTTGACTTAATGTATTTCTTGACCTCCTCGACATAGACAAGGAAATCAGCGTCATATTTTTCCGAAACATCAGCGGCATTATAATCAAGTTTATGCTCAAACTCAATCAGTTTATACCCATCGCTACCGACAATCGTATATTTGTCGTGACGAACCTTAATGAGCAGGCACTTAGCCCAGCTACGAATCTGGTCTTTATCGTATGCCAAACGAGCAGCTGCCAAAAGTTCTTTTGCATCCAAAGTAACGAGCATTGCGATTCCTTCCGTCTGGTTTGCTCCATGGCTTAATAATATCACGATTATGGCTACAACATATTTTCTCCACATAATTTTCCACAAAAGAAAAGGGGAGCGGCTATGCGCTCCCCTAATCCGCTTGAAAGAACCACCAATCAAGCATCAACCACATTCATACCAACACCAAACAAGGGCAGTATGCAACATAAAAGCTAGTTCGTTTTTGTTCCGTATCATTTATGTTGTACCAAACATTGTAATAAGTTGCTGCGTAGCTGTCAAGTAGTTTTCAAAACTTTTTTCGCTAATTTTCCGCGCTGATATATCCAAGGTTAACCAACGTATTGCGCATACTACGGTAACGATGCACACTTACGTAGCTCGACACGGCACCATAAGGACTAAGCCCCTTATATTGATTCTTTTGAGGGAAGTATTCCACCACGGTATCACGCTTGTACACGATAGTCTTTTTGCGATTGACCGTCATGCCATAGGGATGAAACACAAAGGTATTATTATCTTCCGTGTGAACGATAACGTTAGTCCTCAATAGGTCGAACACATCTTTAATGCGATGCTCCGTCACGTATAGATAGCCACTGATAGATTCATCTGTTGACTTAAAGCGATACCACGTCTTTTGATTCTTCACGATAGGCACATCGTACTCGACATTTCCGACAAACCTATAGCCCTCTTTGTATTTCTTCCGAAGCTCGTCAACATCAGAATACTCCGATACCCAAATGTTACCGTCAACAAACATATGAAACCTTTCCGTCTTGCGTTTGCTTTGCTTTGCCCAAAGTATATCACACATATAACTAAAGGTATTTAATCCGATGCGTTTAAATCTAGTGATCCATATTCTCTCCATAAATATATATTCCGTCTCGTTATATATTCCACAAATAATAATCAAAGTGTGGAATATCTTTAACTTGTCCACAAAAAGCGTGGGAAACTCGCAAAAGTATCTCACTTGTCCACACTTTCCGTGGACAACCATACCAAAGTAGGGTGAGTTGTCCACGTTTTTTGTGGAAAAATGAACATTCCTAACAAAATAGATATAATACAAAATAGATAAATATGCTTCGCAAGATTTTTCCGTATCAGTATATATAAGAAAATAAAAAAGGGCGGATAATTTTCCGTCCTCATATGATACTTTTCTTATCTTGTCTTTGGTCGTGTATTTTATGGTCGTGTACCCCACTTTCAAAAGGGTCGATTTAAAGGCTTAGAGCGCGTTATTTACCCATATTTGCCCCGATAAGCACTCGACCCTAGTAAGTACCCATATTAAAAATACAAAGGCAAATAAAGCGTTTTATCGCGTAAAAAATGCAATACCCTACAAACGCATTTTATGGTGCATCTGTAGGGTAATATGTTTATAAGTCAACGATTAAATTGTTCTCTTTGATAAGCCGCCTTGCAATACATGGGTTAATATGTTTCTTTTTAGCTAGCACAATAGTACCGTTACCGTCTCCACGTTTGTATATACAATGGTCGCCAGTACACCGCACATAGGCATACCCATTGCGCTTGACAATCTTAGTCATTTCAAGGTAGGTGTATTGCCGCATTTTCGCCATGACTGCCCCAATCTCTAGCAGGTTTTAACTTAATATAAATATATCATATGCTTGCCATGTATGTAGGTTATTCATATAATCTACATATTTATATTGATAAAAGAAAAGGGACTAGTCTCCCAGTCCCTTAGTTATTAAAAAAGCGATGCAAGGGCGCTATTACGACTACCAACAGCATACAGCTCACCATCTGCTCGGCTAATCCATTCAGCGCCATTTATGCCATAGGTGCCACGGCTATATGCGATGCACTGTAGCTTGAGGTTTCGCGTGTACTCATACCAATCATCGCGCCCATACTCGGCACTTAGGTCGTGGGCGATGCCGTATGCAATATCCTCTCGTATGTCCTTCTGACGCACTCGCTTAGTCAATTTAGGTGCCTTCTTTCTGCTCGGCTTTGCTTTACTTGTCTATATAATACCTAATATCTATTCTATATTGTCGTGAATGTTTTACTTCACAAAGTCTACACATCTATATCGACAAAAGAAAAGGCGGTATCTCTACCGCCTTAATCTCTGCTAGGCAATCATGATAATATCGAATGGCTCGATACTGTCAAGGATATACCAATCACATGCGCCGTCTAAAGCCTTTACGTCCTCTGGTGCATCGCCCCAAGTGCCGCTATAGACCTCCTTGCCGCCCACGTAGGTAATGACCTTCTGCTCGTCCCTAACGTCCATCTTCTTACCCTTCTGCTATTGTCAACCCATCGGGCTTATCCCCTTTGGTTGATATTATTATTGCACTGATAGAGTCTATGAGTATCGAGAATCTTTAACTTCACAAAGTCTACACATATCAATGGTCAAAAAAAGACCGCCTAAATATAGGCGGTCTAGCTTTAGCAAAAGTCATCCAAGGTAAACATAAATGCCGCTGCTTCTCTATCGCTAGAGATAAAATCGCCACGGTAATTCACGAACTCGCGCACAAAATCTCTATGCTGCTTCACAAAATCATCAAATGCTTCTGTCGCTTCTCGCTGTCCCGCTACCTCCCTATTATGCTTATTTGCATCATAGATAAAATCATAGTTACTATCGAACTTAGCGAGAAAATCAGCAATGTTAAAATTGAAAACCATCATTCAACCTTTCTTTTGGTTTCCCTTGTTGGTTAAATGATACCATAGCTTTGCTATGTTCACGTTATCTTCACATATATACACGCAAAAATAAGCCCACCATTTAGGTGGGCTTGTCGCTATCCCCTATAGTCTAGCTTGACAACGCAACTAGAGTGACCATCACGTTGCACATATGCGTCTGGTTCAATAGCCCTTACCTTGCAATTGTCAAGCCACGGGCGCTTTTGCACCATATCAAACGGGTAGCCCTCAATCGTAAGCGGTGCCTTATCTATGGCAAATACCGAAACGTTGACCATGCCGCTCCATACACTTCGCAAATCTTTGAATAACATTTTGTACCGCCTTTCGTTTGGTTTCTTTCGTTGATTAGATATTACCATGCTTTACTTGTCTCCATACCATCTTCACAAAATTATATCCAGACAAAAGTTTCTAATGGTTAACTAAAAAAATAGACATAACTGTAGCTCAATAAATAAGTCATTATGAGTGGCGTATGTAGGTCGCTTTGTCCTCCCGACTAGTTACATAATACCATACTTTTAGGTTGTGTAAGTGTGATCTACGAACTCCATAATTTCTCCACAAATGAACACACAATAATATAATTCCGTATAGGCTGTCAATAGATTTTCCATGTTGATTTTCCAACCATAGAACCTCCATAATCTTCCGCGCTAGTCTCAAATGTTCCGCTATCTTTTCCGACTAGTCCGATAACATTTATCCGTATAAGGCACTGCAAGGCGATTTAAGACGTGGTTTTTTCCGCGCCTTGTCCGACTAGGGACTATCGTTTTTCCATGCCTTAAAACGCATTTGGTGGGCTTGTTTTTTCCATGCTTGCTAGATTTTCCGTAGTTCTTCCGTGGTGTGAGTGTCTAGTTTGTCCAGCAAAGTGTTATCTTTTTCGTAGTATTTTCCGTAACGTGTGCGTAGTTTATCCGTAATGCGATTATTCCAGTAGCATTTTTCCGTATTATTTTTCGTGATATGGTTTTGTTTTAGTAGCATTTTTTCCAAAAAAAAAGAGCGGATATTTAATCCGCTCAATTTTTCCTAGCCGAAAATATGCCAAACATCCGCAGGGTATCCAGTTGCTAGGCACACCAAAAAGCAAAACAACCTAACCGCGATTATTCCAACGAAACCCCAGAAAACCCCAGTCAAAACCTCCTTGCCGCTTTCAGTGCTTGCCCAGTCTGCAATTTTCCGAAACATTTTTTCACCTTTCCAGTCTGTTTCGCGTACCACTCTATTTTAGCGCGTTTTGATATTTTCCAGCCTATGATTTTCCAGCGCGTCAAATCTCCACAAATGCTCCACGGTTTCTCCATATTCCAGTCTAGGATTTTCTCCATGAAACCTCTACAAAGATTCCATAATTCCTCCATCAAAGTTCCACGAAACTTCCATCAAAGCTCCATAGCTTTTCCATCAGATGCACATAAAATCTCCATCAAAGTTCCATAGATTCTCCACATTTTCTCCATAATTATGGATCCTCCACAATGTCTACATATTTTCTCCACAGCTTCTCCATGAAAAAATTACAGAATCTCCATAACTTTTTCCATAAAAAAAGGGGAACTCGGGATAGAGTTCCCCTAATTCTAGCTAGTATTCGGGTTCCTCCCAATACCAGTAATGTATGGTCGCTTCATTCATGATAGCACATGCAACATCGGTTGCCGAAAAATCGCTATTGTCGTCAATGTCGGTGTGCTCGTATATGTCTTTTGCGATATGCTCCACAACGTCAAGATATTTGCCGCTATCGTCCTCGATAGTTTCGTTATCGCGGACAAAATCAAGCATATGCTCATATGCAACGCTACTACCAGCGTTATACCAGTCGCGTTTGATGCACATATTCATGATGCACCTTGGTGACGTGTTCCAGCAGTAGTGACGCAGCGCGTTACGTGTAGTGTTCATGATTGTACCTTTCTTTTTGGTGGTTGGTTGGTTGGTTGGTTGATAACCCACAATACGGGCGCACGGTAGTAGTTTTAGATAGCGTAGTAAATATACGTCCAAGGTTCTAAAGTGGTTGGATTAAGGCACGCAACACGGTAGAAGTCGTATCCGTTAATATGGTACTTTTCAACGCTAGTGTGCGAGCTATCGAGTCTGCTATGTTCGCCGTCCTCGCGGATAAAGTCAAGGCCATAGCTTTTCTTGACGGCTTTACGCCGTTGCGCCGTTGACAATACGTCCCAGTTAATTTTTGTGCAAGGTCGCCATCGTCAAGTGCGGTGCGAAACGTACCGATATAGATACTAGTTTGTGCAACGCACTCGCGCATAAATTGAGCGGTGGAAACTTTCATAGTATGCTCCAGTCTTGCGCCCCGTATTGTAGGCTATCAACTTATAGGTGCCACTTTAGGCAGGTGCTCAATCGAGCGCCTACCCGTGCCGTTATGCCCAGCTTGCGCGGTATACCGCTACGCCATAGCCGATGACGCTATCGTTTTTGAGAGCGTTACGCAGGTCTGTTATGGTAGCAGATACGCCCACGTAGTCCTCACAGAACTTGCGCACGTGCATCATCGTGGTGTTACTACAATCGTAGTCTTCGCCCAGCAGTAGCGCCATACCGTGATGCTCATGCTCAACGCCGTTATCATCGATAACAGTACCGTCAATCATGCCCAGCAGGGCAACGGGGGTTGCATAGCTAATTAGTTCGTAGCTGTTGTAAAAACCGTTGTTGTTGATATTGACGTGGGCAGAGCAATGCCGTAGTTGTTTCGTGGTCATAGTATGATCTCCATTCTACTAGTTTACACGGGTTAACTATTTACCCGCCTAGAATGGCACCGATAATCGTTGCACAGTCCTGTTTTGGGCGGGTGCCCTATAAGGCGGGCACCCTTGCACGGCTAGTAACCCAGTCGTTTGTCGAGATATTGACAATACAGTTCCTCAAGCGCCCAGTGAATTGTATATGCTCGATGATATTCAAGGTCGTTATCTAACCCGCCATCTGTGACGCTGTTAACAGCGCCCTCAATCGTATTGGCGTATTGATAGACAAACCCGTCATACAACCGTGTAATCAACTCTGTTTCAAACGGCCCCGTACAGTCGCTATGCTCAATCTCGTATTGAGCGGTAAAAACGGCCTGTGCGGCGTTGTTCAATTCATCGTTGCCACTGATATAGGCGATGATAGTTACCTCTGTGTTAGTCATTTTATGCATCCTTTCGTTTGGTTTTGACGGATATTTACCCGCCCAAAACAGGACTTGCAACCACCCGCGCGGCGCGGGGTCAGTTTGTTTGGTTCGATATACAATTCTCAAGGTTCAAGATAGCTTTCCTGTAGTCTTGCAATGGTTTATCAGTTTGACCCACATCGCCACGCGCAACAGGTACGCTACGCTGTCTCAAGACAGCACACCTATATAGATAACAGGTGCCTATATGTGTTTGGGTTGCTAACCCGCTGTTTGCTTTCGTCCTTTCGTTTGGGTTCCTGTTTGACGGCTCAAACTATGCAGTGCATAAAGTGGTTTGTGCGGTAATTCATATTTTGAACACAATTGCAATAAAACAGCAGGTAAACGATGGTATGGCAACGACCGAAACGGCTATATGCTACTAACACATAGCTATATCACGTGCATAAAACAGGTCGATATATGCAAAAACGTGCATACTTAAGGTTCAAGTTTAGGTTTAAGGTTTCGGGGTCGATATGCATAAAACAGGTCGTTTTTTGCATAAAAACGCGGGTTTTTTGGGTGAAAACTGTATATTTTTATTTTTAGTTTCTACTGAAAGATATGTTGAAAACTTTGTTGTACAACTTTTTTTGTTGAAAACTTTGTTGAAAAGTCGTGGATCTGTTGAAAAGTTGTTGAAAACTT